TGTGTTGATAGAAAGACTCGAACTTTCAACCTCCACGGTATCAGCGTGGTGCTCTAACCAATTGAGCTATACCAACTTGTGTTGACTCTACCAGATTCGAACTGGTGACCTCGATGTTATGAGCATCTTGCTCTACCAACTGAGCTAAGAGTCTATTTTGTCCTACGTCCTCCCTACAGTGGTTACTGTATCACAACCTAGCCTCAGTTGCTTCGTGGATAGATTCCACAGGAGGAGTAGGACGATTAAGCCGAGATAACGGGATTCGAACCCGTACCACACGGATTGACAATCCGGCATTGTACCATTCAACCATACCTCGAAATGTACCCCCAACGGGATTCGAACCCGTGTCACTCGATAGAAAGTCGTGTATCCTAGACCACTAGACGATAGGGGCAGATAATTAACATAGGTTGATAAGTCCTCAAGGGTCTGGACATCATCACCCGGACGTTCACTACGGATGGTTACGTAGATACTTACGGACCCCGACAGTTTCACTGTCATAAGTTAATTGAGCAGTAGAACAGATTCGAACTGTCAACTTCCACCTTGGCAAGGTGGCACTCTACCAATTGAGCTACTACTGCAAGGAGTAGTCATCCGATAACATTTTGGGGAGTTACCATCCGACTACAAGATTGTTTTTAACTACACGCAGAACAATCAAACTGACCTGAGCAGGAAAAGAGATTCGAACTCTCAACCCAAGAGTGGAAGTCTTGTGTGTTACCATTGACACCATTCCTGCTTAGAGAAGGTCACCGCAAGCACCTTCTATGGGAGATATTTAAAGTGGTTTTTCTTATCCGTCTTTCGACAATAAGGCAGGGTCTCCTTATACCACAAAACCCGATACGGTATTAAGCTGCTTGTTTCAATGCTTCTTCAAGATTGAACATATTACTTTCCTTTCTACACTCATGATTTGCTGCTCTTGTAGCAATCATTTCTTCTGACTTGAATCTTGCATTCTGATAACCTTTAAATACACTAACTAAGTTTGAAGAAACAGTTTTCTTAACATCAGCATAGTCAAACTCTAGGAATGGGAATATTTGTAATTCATCATTCAAGAATTTAGAAGCAGCTAATGTTCTTAAACCTTCATCGTATAATCTCATGTATTCTACACGAACTCTTGGAACTTTTTCCTTGAATACAATATAGTGAGCACCTCTATTACCATACCTAAAACAGATTGTAGTAGCATACATTGTAAAATCACTTTCACTTTGAGAGTCTGTACCAACATAGATTCTCAAATCATCCCACTTATTTAGTTGTTCCAAAGTATGCTTCACAATATTCACATACTTTCCTTCCACTGTTTTGAAGTACTTTTCCATTGTGTTTATTTTTTACATAGACACCATCTATGTGATTTGGTTTATACTCTCCATTTCTACAGGAAATAAAGAATATCATAAGCAGTAAAAATCTCATGTTGCGAGAGTCGGATTCGAACCGACATCGTTCAGGATATGAGCCTGACCAGTTACCGTTACAAGCACCTCACAATATTTGTAGCGAGGGAGGGAATCGAACCCCCGACCTAAAGGTTATGAGCCTTCCGAGCTACCGCTGCTCTACCTCGCAATATTAATTTTCTCTTCTACAAGGAGTATTATCTACAAATTCACCCCTATTAAATTTATCTTTCTCTTCGGGAGTCATAGTATGATTTAATTTATGAATCCTTCCTTTTGTCTGACCTATTGATAATATTTTATTATCTTGTGTTTCAAGATTTATCACCTCATAACAAAATCCAGTTAAATCCGAAACCTGACTTAATACTACTGATTTAACTTCTCCTGTTACAATAGTACCGTCTTCTTTAAAGTGAACATATTTATCACCTTTGGAAAATATATTATCCATGTTTGGTTTTTTTTATGCTCCCCCAATTGGACTCGAACCAACTATCTTCTGCTTAACAGGCAGTAGCTTATACCACTTAAGCTTCAGGGGAATATTATTTGTAGTCCCACGTGGAATCGAACCACGAATATCTGCTTAGAAGGCAGAAGTTATATCCATTTAACTATGGGACCAAGTGAAGTAAGGATGTCATCAGCTACCCAACGACCATTCCAGAAACGAGGCAGTCCTGTTTATTAACTTCATTATTCACAGCACCCTTTTGTAGTTCCTGTCAGGCTCGAACTGACGACTTTCACCATGTAAAGATGACACTCTACCAACTGAGTTAAGGAACTATTTCTAAATAACCTAATCTAAAATCATTTTCAATTTGCCATTGTTTAAGCACTTTTCTTGTTTCTTTACATATGTAACTACCATTAACTTGTTCTTCCCAAGTAGTTCCAATGTTTCCTTTTCTATCTTTACTTGGTTTTCTGATTCCTATATAGATTCTCATATCTAAATATAAGAACTATAAGAACTAAGTAAATGTTAAAGTGCTCCCACTGAGACTCGAACTCAGAACCCCCTGATTAAGAGTCAGGTACTCTACCGATTAAGCTATAGGAGCATAATCCGCAATCCGCAAATCACGAATTGTTTCATATGTACCCCCGATAGGATTCGAACCTACTATCCTCTCATTAAAAGTGAGCAGCTTGTCCACATAAGCTCCGAGGGTATAAAACAAAAAACCCCGAAGCTTAGGAGCCTCAGGGTTCTTTTAATCTGATCTATATTTATCTTATACGATAATATCAGACAATAGGAACCCTGAGGCAGATTTCTCCGCACCTCTTAGGTTAATCCCATTATCCACTATCATATAAGAATGTAACATTTGTTGCTTTGTCTGTTTTTAATTACAATACAATAATACGAAGAATATGCCAAACTACCAAATTTTTCTTCATATTTTTTAAAAATATTTTTGAGCACCTTACCTGATTCGAACAAGTACCTTGGGGTCCGTAGCCCCATATTCTATCCAGTTAAACTAAAAGTGCCTTACTAATATCTACTAATTTGTAATAAATTAGTACATGTTGGGTGACTGAGGAGAATCGAACTCCCATCAGTAGTGCCACAAACTACCACTTTACCATTAAGCTACAGCCACAGTTTCTCCCCAAGGGGTCGAACCTTGAACATCAGAGCCAAAATCTGATATGTTACCATTACACCAGAGAGAAATATAATGTTTCATATAATACACAAAAATACAGGAAATGTGTAAAATATGCAACATTCAGCACGTATGGAGAGATTCGAACTCCCAACAACGGTTTTGGAGACCGTCATGATACCATTTCACCACACACGTATATTAAGTGGTACAGGTGAGGGTCGAACTCACACCTTGGGATTTTCAGTCCCCTGCACAGACCAGCTATGCTACTGCACCTTAGCTCCGACTTTTCACTATCCGCACTTCGGATACTCCCATAAGGAGAGGTTATTTCATTCGGCAACCTTCCGGGACCATCTTTTACAATAGTCCAAGAGCCGTGGAGAAGAATCGAACTTCCAACCCCCTGCTTACAAGGCAGGTGCTCTACCAGTTGAGCTACCACGGCTTATAAAAAGATTGGTGGAGACCGCTATCCACTTTCACTCGTCTTCCTTTTTAAAGGAACAATCTTTTGAATCCCCGACCAGATTCGAACTGGTGTGCAAGGTTTTGCAGACCTCTTCCTAACCACTCGGACACGGAGACTTATTTCGTCAACTTATAAGTTTACTTTTAAGTTAACTTGTAAACATATACATTGACTTTTGTCTAGCTGGCAGGATTCGAACCTACGACCCCTTGCTCCCAAAGCAAGTGTTCTACCGGGCTGAACTACAACTAGTTATAACAAAAAATCCCCACATTTCTGTGAGGATTCCTTGAGGTATACAACTTTGAAAATATTTATCTCATAATCGTACATACAGGGCAACCCTCACAATATCCAAACGGACACTGAGTAAAGGTAAACCACGTATGTTGACGATTCTTTTTCATGACAATACAATAATACAACTTTTATTCCAAACCACCAAATATTTGAGCAACTTTTTAAAAATTATTTTTAAGCCGATGTTGTAGTGGTAGTTGTGGAGGTAGTCAAATTGTTATCATTAATAATTTTAGTGAGACAGCAAACCTTCTTTGAAAGCTTCTTGATCTCTTTTTCCATTTGTTCAGGTGTCATATTTTACTAATTTAAAAAATAAGGTAATCCAAATTCTACTTGAAAATTCCACATAGCATGTAAGGATACAGAGGACCAGTAGGACATTCCATTTTTTACATAAACACAATTCATTATGAATCCACAGACCCCTTGAATTAGTATAGAGATGAATCCAAGTCCATGTCCCCATCCAAAAATAATAGAACTTAATATCATTACTGGCATTAGAAGTTCCATACCAAATTTTTGTACAACCTTCATTGGGAAATATCTATATGCTGCTTCTTCCCATAAGGGTGCTGCTATTACTCCCCAAAAGAATATATAAGGTATCCCGGGTGGAAAAGCAGGGTCTATTTGAAGTATAGGGACTCCATATAAAGTATTAATAAGGAGCTTCACAAACGTTACCCATAGTAAACAGAAAGTGAATCCTGCAAATACATTCTTTATTTTCCCTATTACTGTAGTTTCTTTGTTCAGGAGGTATTTTAACATACAGTTATTTTATAATTTTAAAAATAAAACCGAGGATAGACATCCCCGGTTAACCTTCTCGGAAACCAACAACCAAGGGTTTTTAAACATTTGGATGAACCACAGCACCATCAAAGCTCACCACAACAGATTTTGAAGTGTTGTTAGTAAATGATGACTGGAATTCTACTATCAGATTAGCACCTGACTTACGGATAACATATCCGTATTGTTGAGTAATTTGGTCAGAAGAAGCCTGAGGTATATCAATATGATGCATACTCTTCAGGTTAAATGTTCCAGTTTGCTCATTGGATGTTACACAAGTTGTAGGAATACTTCCTATAGTAATTGTGTACATTCTATTACTTGAAGCATAGTTACCAAATGCAACGCCGTAAGTAACATTTCCTCTAAATTCTATAGTACCATCATGTCTGTATCTGTATTGAACCTTACCAGAAGTAACAGTCACGTTTGGATTTGTAATATTAGCAACGGTAACATCTCTCCAAACCCCATCAAAACAAGGTCTCTTTGCATATATTGATGCATTTGTAGAGAACACATAAGGGTCAGTAGTAGTACCTGCACCAGTTATAACAATACCTGTACCTTCTAAAACCTTTGTTTCAGAACCATCAGCTTCAGTAAATGCAGTCTTTAATTTACCGTCAGTACCTACAGCAAGTAGATTACCTGAATCAGCAGATACAAGAGAGCTTATGACAACATCAAATTGTAATTTTTCGTTACCACCCGGGTTGATAATAGACCTCTGAATGAAATCACCATCCTGAGTCTTTGCATGTAAATAACCAGAAGTATTATCATTTGCAGATACCTTAGCATTTACGTCAACAGCAACACCACCAGTTGTAGAGTCAATTCTTAACTTTCTGTTACAACCTGTTCCTACAACTTGTAAGCTGATATTAGTACCAGCATCAAGAGCATCTTCAAGAAGTTTAGTACAAGAATCATCACCATCAACCAATACCTTACCTTTGTTTGAAATTAAGTCTTCAAACAGGGCATCTATCTTACCTAAGATAACATCTCCGTCATCTCCGTTCTTGGCAACATATACAAGGTCAGGACCACTGTATGTTGTGCATTTAAAAGTAGTCGGGTTCAGGCAACCGCAATTATCATAATCACAAGGATTATTAACAACTGTAGCTGAACCGCAATCATTATCACAAGACATAGTTAATTTATTTTATAAAGTTATTAAACAGAAACAGTAGTTGTTGTAGTTGTAGAAGTTGTCGGTGTAGCCTCACAAGTATTTAATTCAATATAACCCTCAGGTAAAGAATCAACAGTTTCAACTCCAAGAAGGTATAAATAAGTAGTACCATCAGCACTCTTTATTCTTATCATTGGAATCTCACTTCCTAATACTTGCATAATGTTCTTATAATCAACCTTAGTACTTTCTACAGTTGTTTTAAAAGCTGTAATCTTTATTCTAGGGTCTTCAACAGCATTTACGTTTTCAGCAAGTCTTTCTCTATCTATAGGGAAAGGACAGGTTGAAATAGGGATAATTTCATCATCAAGAAGTACTGCATCAAACAGTTGACCTGAAGGAGGAATACTTGTAAGATATTGCCAATTGAAAATGTAATATTTCAAAGGTAATTCGGTAACTGTCAAACAACCAGAAGAGGCTGTTGCATTACCAGATAAAGTTGTATATGTTACGTTAGTTGCTGTATCTTCAATATAAACATTGTTCCCAAAAGTACTTTCAACCTCTTTGTTATTACCAGAGATTACGTACTTAATACGAACTTTTCCTGAAGTACCACCAACTGTTATTAAACAAGCTGCCATGTTTTGTTTTTATTTTTAATTATGAACTAGTTGTAGGACAAGCCGGAATACTTTCATGACCTTCTCCTTCAACCACATCTCTTTCTCTAAAGCCCCACCTCACTTCTGTATTGGAATTGAATCCAGTTCCAGCAGGAGCAGTATTTGCAACCAATTCTAAATTGTCAGCAATAGAAGCAATTGTCTTTATTACAATATAATGCTTAGTTCCTCTATAGTAATCTGATTGAAAACCATGAACAACATCAATTACACCCGGAATGTTTTTAATCTCATTTATTAAAGCACTCATGTTGTTAAAGAAACCCGGGTCATATGTACTGTAAGATTGAGAAAAAGCAGTGTACACATTATTGAATCTGTAGCCTATCATTGATATTTTACCTTGCTCATAGAATTGAGATTGGTTACCATCTTCTGCTGCAACTGAAACAATAGAAACATAACATTGCACATCCTCAAGTTCAGGAACATCACAAGTTGATTCGAAAGCATTTATATCGGATGCTCCGATTAGAACAGCATCGTTTGGAAGTACAAACTTTTCACCATTCTTCATTGATATAGACTTATATATACAAGGCATATTTTACTTTTTATGAACAGATTTTATACATAATTGTTACATCATCTGAAGCTGTAATTTCACAATATTTACATATAGCGGATTTAACAACTTTATTCAGACACTTCTGACAAGTCAATGAACCATTACCAATCTTAGCTGTAATGTTTATTTTCAGGTCACCACTTAAATCCATACCAGATACAGGTATTTCAACCTCTGCATTATTAGAAATAACAATGTTGAATGATTCAACGTTACCGTTAACATCTGTAATAGTACCTGTAGAACCTTGGTCAGTAAATCCACTAGGGATACTTGTACCTGCACCTGAAGTAAACTTGATGATAATACCATCATTAGTGTCATTCATTAATGCAGTAAATCCAAGCTTAACATCATCACAAGTAACAGCACAACAATTCTCTTCCATAAACTTAACTCTTGTTACCAAATTGTTTATAACAAGAAGGGCATTACCAAAATGGTCAGCCATACTTGTAGGTGCATTATTCCATCCTGTAAGAGTACTGAAGCTCGTTTGCCAATCAGAAGGAACTAATCCTAGAGATACTTGAATAGCAGCAGGAAGTCCTGTTGCAGTTCTTAAATCACAAAGAGCAGTTGCTACTGATTTAACCTGAGAAGAAGTAGGTTTTATCCCTGTATCAATACATGTATCAAAATTTAATTCCTCTACAGTTTGATTAAGGTCCAAATTGTCAATTTGTTCTTGAAGATTTGTAACCTTGCCATTTAAGTCTTCGATAGAACTTTCATGAACACAGAGCTTTGTAATAACAAGCTTATCAAGTTCATCCCTTGTTATAGATAAAGGGTTTTGAAGGTTATCAAATTGTTGATAACATCCAAGGTCCACATTTACTTTTGATTCATTTAATAAATCTGCAAGCTGTTCACTTACACCATTTACAAAATCTTTAAGACATACTTGATTCTGCTTAATTGTATTCAAAATAGTAAGTAATGTAATCTCTTGCGGAGCTTTTACATTACATATATCAAGTAAACCATCTATATCAAACGCACTTAAATCTTCACCTGCAACATCCTTAAGTTTATCTACGATCTCCTGTAGAAGTTTGTTAATTGGGTCACCAGTACATATACCAAGATACTCAATATCTGGACCGTCCCAATCCACACACCCACTCGGAGTAGGTATGCAGTTTCTAACTTCACAATTTTTTACTTTTTTCATTAATAATTTTTATTACAGTTATTAACAATCCCCTAGACTAAATTCAGTTACACCGTTCAGTGTTCTAGGTTGATTAAGGTCTACACAATAAGTAAGTGTTTGACCTGCTGCTATAGTTGCACCTAATGCGTTACCTTCACAACTTGTCCAGAATATTTCCTTACTTGAACCAGTATTATTTATAAACTGTATCAAATTACAATCAGCAGGACCAAGTGTTGTAGTAGTTGTCGTACTAGTTGTGGTAGTCGTGGTAGTAGGAGCTATAGTTGTTGTCGTAGTAGTACTTGTGGTAGTTGTTGTGGTAGTAGTTATAGGACTTCCACTAGGACAAAGACCTTCTTCAGTAATATCAGCAGTTGTTACAACAGTTCCTTCCAAAGCACATATTGTTATCTGACTTCCACCGTCTAATACTTCATTAACTTGTTCGTTGTTACAATTTGTATATGACAAGTCTTTAGGACCAAAACCTGAGTTCTCAATAAAGTATTCTTTACAAGGAGGTAGGGTTGTGGTTGTAGTTGTCGAAGATGTTGTAGTTGTTGAACTTGTAGTTGTCGTTGTAGTCGTAGGAGGTACAAATGTATATTCTTGATAATAAGGAGGACACGTAGTATTCTCACTCTTAAAAATAGTTCTGATTTGAATGGTTTCATTCTCTTCAGTATCAAAGGTAATAGAAATAGGAGAATACAAATTACCATCCTCATCAACCTTTGCTTTTGTAGCAACTATAGTAAACTCACCGGAAGTACCATACCTCCAAGCAATCTCCACATAGAAATCATTGTCTATAGTTGAAGCTAGTGTTACTTTTGTTATAGTTATTGTATGCATTATTCTATTACTATTGAAATTATTGTTTTACAAATGTGTTCCACTTGGATTTCATCTATATCATGACAACCACAATCCTCAACCACAATACAGTCTCTACAAACAATCACATCTGTTATTTCAGTGTAGGTTCTGATTCTTAGAAGTGTATCCCTTAAAATTTCCCTTTGAGGGTTAGAGTCAAACTTTTTAGAAAAACAGGTTTCTACAAAATACTTATCTGCTAGTAATTGTTCAAACTTGAGGTTTGCAAACTTCGATTTAAGATTACTAACATTGACATTCATTGGTATAGTTTTCTAAAAGCTTTTCAGCATATTTATAAAGTTCAATCCCTTCTTTCTTTTCATTACATTCTTCCACTTTCCATTTAGCAGCCAAAACATATTCCTCTATTTCTCTGAGAGCATCTCTATTTTTCATGAAATCATCTCTTGAAATAGAACATTGACCACTTAAAAGCTTCTCCCTTTCAGTTTTAATCTTTCTATCAAATTCAACAGTTCTTAAGTGATAATACAGTTGAACAGTGTAAAGATTTGGCTTGATTGATTGCTTTATTTCGTAAATACCATCAGGAAGGGGAATCAATCCAGATTCATCACCTACCTTTCTGTATAACAAATTGGAAGAGTTAAGAGCTAAAGAAAAACCCTTGGATACATGGAATGTTATCCATTTAGATTTATTAACCGGAAGAATCTCAACAATATAATTCTCAATATCCTCATGATTACAATAATGAGAAGTATCGAAAATCCTAAGTATCTTCGGATTTAAGCTAGGGGATATATCTATTGATAATTCAGTCTTTAGCACAATATAAAATACTTAAAATAGTTGATAAATCGAAATAATTCTTTAAATTAAAAAAGGTGGCAGACTTCTGCCTACCACCTTTCTAGGTTATATCCAAATCAACTAATTACAGAGTTGTAGTCGTAGTAGTTGAAGTTGTTGTTATGTCATCAGGAAGAACGCTGTTAGTGTGCATCACAATACCTGTCTTAGTTTCCAGTACATCAACAATGTTAGTGTTGAATGCAGTGTTAGTTGAAGAATCAGTATCTTTGATTGCAAATACAGCAGTGAACTTTTCTTGCTCATTCTTTCTGAAGCTATTACCATAGCTAGCTTTGAACCTGATGTAGTAAAGCTTGTAATAAGCATTCCTATCAACAGTATCAAGCAATCTTTGGTCAAATGCTTCTCTATCCCTTGGGTCAAGAGAGAATGCATTCATATGTTTCAGATAAGCACCTTGCTTCATCAGCAATTCTCTTACTACATATTCACCAGTTTGTCTAGCTATTCTACCAACCTTAGTTTGAAGAACAGAAGGCCATAGTGCTGCATCACACTTGCTACCATCTTCTTGAAGAAGTGAAACTTCCATTTTAACTGGTTGAGTCTCGTAGTAGTCTTTAGGGTCAAAAGAACAGTTACCAAATTTAGGGTCAATGTATCCAGCAGTGATTCTGATACCTATTTTTCTGTTAGCAACAGGAGTTGCAGAAGCAGAAGTTGCAGCATCAGTTTCAGAACCAGCAACCTCTACCCATGAAGCACCTTCAATAGCAGGAAGTACAGCATAGTTGAAAGAAACGTTGCTTGAAAGACCACCTTCAGCATCAGCCTTCTCGTAAGAAGTCAATGTTACTACGTAGTCATCAGATACACCTTCAGTTGTAGTACCTTCACCAGCAGTCTTAGTAACAGTTACGTTACCACCTGAGGTTACTATACCATCTACACCAGCTACAGCAAGTCTGATGTCAGCTTCTCTTGAAGCACCAGCAGCAGTTCTAGCTAATGTAATTCTGAATTCTTTAGTAGCAGTTGTAGTACCACCAGTACCTTCATTGGAATAGTCATCGAATACCATGAAAGCCTTAACACCGAACTTCTGAAGTTCTGTATGAGTGTTAATTTTCTCAATAAGTTTCTTTGCTTCCAAGATTACATCTGAGATTGCATCATCACAATCACCAGTGTCACAAGGAGTAGTACAAGGTACTTCAGGAGTATGAGAAATCACATACTCTTTAGGTCCGTTGAAGAATCTATAAATAGGTTCTCCGTGGAAATATAATTTTACTCTAGTAGCCTTACCTTTCTCAAATATCAATCCCTTTGAAGTAGGAGAACCGTTGTAACCGATAATCCACTCTTCATTTTGAATGCTCTGAGGCAGAGATAAATAAATATCTTCCACATCTTCAATTCTGAAGAAAGGAGATTTATGACTTCCAGTGAGAGGTAACCCGTACCAATCTTTACCCCCATTAGGAGCCTGAGCAAAGAATACTTCTTTCTCAGAGCTTGCAGATGTGAATACATTGAAGCCATTTCTAGCAAATATACCCACCTTCTTTGCAGCCATATCAGAAGAGTGACCGGAAGTTGCTACACCACTATCTACTACGTAGACAGGAACATGATAGCTGAAATTTTCCATACAGTTGTTTGTATTTTTGTGTTATTAATAAAAAATTAGTTATTGTTTTCTGCCCTTTCTTGAGCAGCATTTTTTTGATTGAAGCTTTCTATATCTGAACCTAAAATCTTACAAGCCTCATCTATCAGAATCTCACATACATCATCTTTGAACTCGACAGTATCATTGATTTTTCCAAAATCATAAACTTTAGGTTTTCTATAGTACATCAAGTCTGCCTTTTCTATAGTAAACTCTTTGTTATGATATATTCTTATCTTGTTACCAACAAGTGTATGAAATGTTTCTTCGAATTCAAAAGAGCAAGTTGGTAGAAGTCTATCAACATTTGCTTCTTCTCTCAAATCAGAAGTGATTCTAATACTTGAACATTTACCCTTACTTACAATTGGTGTAAGCCTCTTGTAATAGAGATAATCGGTTGGAAGTTTATTGCTCTCCACGTACACTCCCTTATCTCTGATAGTAAGATTATCCTGCTTTAAAAGAACTTGTAAATCATCAACTCTTGCAGTAGATTCTTCATCACCTTCCTGAGTTTGATTCTTACCTCTTATTTGTCTCCTCACCCAATCACTAACTGCTTTGTTGAACGCATTCGCTTTGTGATAATTCCAGAGATTATCATAGTCCTGAGAATCTCCTTTATTCAACCTTAGATTCATTGAAAGCGATACATCTGCAACAGTCATTATTCTTTCCATTTAGCTTCCACCAAGTCACGTAAATATTCGTAATCCTGAAGGGATTTAGGTTTATGTAAATTTTCTACTACCTCAGGAATTGTATTACCTAACACAGTACCATTTGCAAGAACATATTTCTTCTCTCTCTGGTTAATAAATGAGTAATACTCACCTGCTTTAATGTATGCTTCAGTGTACAGTTTAGCTTTCAATGTTGAGCTATTCCATTTTTCAGCATATTCAAGGAATGTCTTAGGGAATTTAATCTTCTTGATTCCTTTAGGTTTCAACTTACCATCAATATATTGAATATGATAGTTAGCCAAGTTTCTTGCAGAAGTAGATTTAGTGTAAGCTCCAAATGAAGTAGTGTCATATTGTAAACACCATGCAAGGATAAACATACCGTCAATACTATCTTCTTTCCTTAACTGAGTTAATGCAGCAAATGCATCTGCTCTTGTTATATCTTCTTCACCATCAAACTGATTATCATCTGTTTCAAGGTGTAAATAGTGTAATATCTGATTTCTCTCAGCCCATTCTTTTGTAGGTGCAACTACATCAATAAAAGCACCTGCCAAAATAGCAAAGTATAACAATGCATGAATAGGTTTTGAAGTATCGAATTCAAAGTTTTCAGATTCATGTGTTACTACAAGCCTGTTAACTTCTCTCTTTTCTTTCCAGAAATATTTATTAGTCTCATCAAGACTTTCTTCACCGAATGTTTTTTTCAATGTCGGTAGAACTTCCTTGATTTGCTTTTTGATTTCAGCTTTTTCTTCTTCAGTATACCATCTATACTGGTCTACTTTGTTAAGATTCAGACCTGTGATAAAAACGAATCTAGGATTACCACCACCATCAACACCTACTTTAGCACAATCTCTCTCCGATGCTTGACTGTATGGTTCTGCTTTTCCTGTAAATCTTACAAAGGCATCACCTTCTTTGGTAGCCTTCTCTGAAATGTTTCTAATTCTGAATTTGATAGACATATCTGTTGGTTTTAATTAGTATTGTAAGATTAGTTGTGTATCCAGCACTACCACGGGGAGGTTCTTACTTAGTGCCAAGGGAGACTTACAGAGTCTCCCTGGTTTATTTCATGAGCACATTAGAGTGCTGCAATACCTGTCTTAGGGTTCTTAGGAACAAGCTTCAACAGTTTAGTTGGGTCTTTCACCACTGCTGTATCTGCTCTACCTACAAACTTCACTTGGTAACCACTCAACTCATCTGATGCATTAACCACTTTAATGTTTTGACCATTAACAGTGTGGTTCATTCTCAGAAGTGGGTGAGTTTCTTCACCAGCTTCAACAATCATCTTCAACTTAGAACCTTGCTTTCTTAAGATTGCAATGTTATCTTTTGAAGTATTGTAGTCTTCAATCAACATAGTGTAAGAAGACAATCTGTAACCAGACTGAAGAACAGGGTTAATCAATTCGTCAGCTTTTACAGGGTCAAATCCCGGCTCCCACTCAACTCTTAACCAACCAATACCCGGAACTTGGTATCTTACAACTCTTGATTGTTTGATTTCAAGGTTGTTTGCATTACCAGTTACCCATCCATGTTCACTGTTCATAATTTGAGCAGGTACACCCTCCTTAAATTTCTTGATGAACTCTTGGTGGAATAACTCTTGACCACCTCTACCAGTCTTCACTACATACTCATTGTCAGAGATTAACTCTCTCAAAGGAACTTTACCAAATTCAAAGTCCTTAATAGCATCAGTGATAGTGTCAAGTGAGAATGTATCAATTGAGTAACTGTGCTTATAACCTGCCATGTCAAGTTGGAACCATACACCCGGAACAAGTCTAGTTGTATCATATCCATCTCTCAGGATGTTAACTTGGTCAGACCAAATCATCAGGTCATTGTTCTGCTTTTGAATCATGTTAATAGCCATGCTATCAAGCAAGTTTACAAGAGCACCTTCACCATTACCCTTACCTTTTTCTTCCTGAAGTCTTTCAAAATACTTCTTGTAGTGCTCAGGATTTCTAAGGTCAATTACTTTGTTGTCAGCAATACCTTTAATTTGGTAGAACTGTAAGCAAGTTTGCTCCAACATTGAGATTTGCTTTGCATCAAATCTTGTGTTTGTGTTCAGGTATTCTACTGCACCAGTAGTTACTCTATAAGACTGCTGTAACATAGCGTTAGACAGATAGTTCTTATATTTTGCTAATGATGGTACACCTGAAATGTTCCAAACTGATTTATTGCTTGAGAAGTCAAGACCTCTGATGTCAGCAATTTTAACAATCTGTCTCATTGGAGTGAACTCAGCTTGAGATACATAAGGAACCTGAGCATTTGTGTTCAACACAGCCCATACCTTATAATGTTCTCCCATTTGCTCAATCTGCCTGTCAGTAACAGTGAAAGAGATTCTTGAAGTCAAGTCAAACTTGAAGATTGAACCCGGACCTAAGTCTCTTCTTGAGATTACAAATGGAATTTCCTCTCCATCCTGACCCTGCTTTGCATTACCGTTACCACCAGAAATCAATCTAGTTGTAGAGTCAGCAGCAGATGGAAGTTCAAATTCATAAAATTCTGCATTGGTATAGATTACCTGTGCGTTGTCTATTGCCATAGTCAACATAGGAGAATCTGTCCTTTGCTTTAAAGCCCACAGGTCGAGTACTCCAAAGTTAAGAGGAGTCTCAGGGGCAAGTGCAGTCACATAAGGAATGTCAACGTGGTTTTTCAAACCCAATGACCTGCTTTGACCGATGAATATACCCGGATGACCCAACGTGCCTAACCCGGAAACTGATGTCTGTAGCATATATTAATACTTGTTTTAAAACGTTTTGAATTACCTACCAAAGGAAGGTTTCTTATTAAATTGGTCTCTTCTGATAACTGGTTGATTCTGAACAGCATTAGGGTCTTTTCCACCACCTTGTCTTTCTGTTGAGAGTATCAGTTTCTTTTGGAGAACTTGAGCATTCTTGTTAACAGCTTCAGTTGTAAGGTGTTTAACAAGAGTGTCTTTGTGAGTAAGGAATAAAGCCAGTTGCCTTAATGTTTCGAAATCCTTTGCTTTGAATAGGTCATCTATTTTGTTATAGATTGCATATCCTTGTCCTTCTTCTTCAGGAACAGCGATAAGATCGTATATTGCAGCTTTTTCTTCAGGCTTCAGAGATTCTTTACCAAGAGGAGTTTCAATTGCTTTCAAAGCATTGTCTCTTATCTCGATAACCATTTCTCTATATTTCTGAACCTTTACAGCTTCTTCTTGCTTAAGTTTTGTAAGCCTTTGAGCTTCTTCCTGAAGAAGTACAGGTTTCAGTTTTTGTGCAGTTTCTACTAGTTTATTAGTAGTCTTAAGTGCTTCTATCTGAGCATCAATGAATTCCTGAGGCTGTCCACTTTTTGCCATCTGAATCTTGAGGATTTGTTCAGCACCGTCAATCTCAGTTTCATTAATTTGAGCAACACTTTGTATAGTACTTACACCTTGTAAGAAAGGCATCAGTTCTTCAACTGTATCTATATTCTCAGCATGTTGAAGGATAGCCTTCCATACTGGACTTTTTGATTTGTAAAACGATTCTTCTACCTCTTTCTGCTTCTGCTCCAATTGATAGCTAATTTGCAGGTTGATAACCTCATCAACTTCCTCAGGAGTAGTAGGAATGAAAGGAACTTGATTTCCTTGTTCATCCTCTTGCATTACCGGGACCAACTTACCTTCTTCAATTCTTTTCTTGAAATAGTCCGAAAGACCTGTAAGTTCTTGATTCTCAACTACTTCTTTACCATTCTCATCCTTCTCTTTATCTGCGTTAAGAATATCAGCATTCTCTAAAAGAGTAGTAGTTTCTGTAGTAGAAGATATTGTTGTAGTTTCGGTAGTTGAACTAGCTGCAACTGTTGTAGTTTCAGTGATTGAATTAGGATTAGGATTGAAAATATCAGTATTAATTTCTTCCATTTTAAATCCACCCGGACTTCCTCCACCATTTTCTGTTTGACCATTGCCGAAAATGTCCACCAAGGTCTCAGGACTCATATCAGTTATTTGCATCTTTGTTGGTTTTAATAAGTGTACAATATGATTATAAACATTTTAAATTAATTTACCAAAGAAAAAATAGAGGAAAATAGACCAACCTACGGGAATATGATAATATAGCTAATTTCTAAACTATAGGAATGTTCCACGTGAAACGGTTACTTTTTAGGTTTCTTCTTAGTAGCTGCTTTCTTCTTATCAGCAGCTTGTTTATTCTCTTTAGCTATATCAAAATTCCTATCAGCTACATATTTCCTACCAGCCAAATCCATTGCAGCAGTTTCTCTTTCCACAGAAAGTTTATCCAGTTCTGTTTGTCTCTTAAGCTGGTCACTGTTTCTATTATCCATACTCTTCCTTTGACCTTCCTGTTGTTGAAGGACAAACTTCAGATTGTCTTGAGCATCAGGGGTTTGGTTCATGTCAACATCCGTTTGAAGACCTGAAATAGCTCTGATCTCAGCCACATCAGTTTCCCTTTGATAAGCTGCTTCATCTTTCTGAGCTTGAAGGTCTTTAAGGAATTGTTGTTGCATTTCCACTGTTTTCCTTCTCTCTTGTTCAAGATTAATATCATGATCTCTTTGAGCTTGTTCTTGACCTTCCATTTCAAGTTCACCTTGCTTAATTAAGCTCATAAGCTTCGGAAGTGATTGTTCCACAATAGCTTGTATCTTAGCAGAAGCTTTAATAGGTAATGTATTCTCTTCTACCAAGAATTGAGATATTCTCTGAAGAGCAGCCCTTACATTAGCTTTTGACTCAAGGTTTATATTATAGTGAGTTAACAGATTTTCCATACCCTCAATATCCAAGAACACATTTTCATGTTCCTCATTCATATAAATATCCCTGTTACTCTCCTTAAAGGTTGAGTAATACTGAGTTGCATCAAGCATTCTCTGTCTTACTCTCTGCATCAAGTGTGAGTGTTGTTCGAAATATTTCTCAGTTTGAGTTTCTGAAAAGTTCACACCTTGTTGAATACCAGTAGCAGTATCAGAAGTTTTAGCTCCACCTGCTCTTTGTCTGGTGATACCAATAAGTTCCCCGGCTTCCCATTTGATTTGTTGACCAAGTGAGAAGTATAGTTGTGCTTCTTGAACTGTAGAAAGATTCAGAACTGTAGGAAGTGCAGGTTGACCCATTCCAGCAAGGCTTTCCCTGTCTAGTGAATAGTCAAATATTGGAGAATTTAATAATTTATCTTCAAAGTCTTCAACAGGGTCGAATCCAGCAGTGTAATTATCCATGTTGGTATTCAACATCATTCTTCTATCTACAGCAACCTTATTACCATAGTCATTCAAGAACTTCTTAGGAACCTTGTTCATACAGATATTGTACATAACCTGTAGAGACTTAACCCTATCAATGAATGAGTGAGGACCAGCATTCATATATGAGAACTCACAACCTTCAACAGGAGGTAAGGAATCAAAAGGATTAGTTCTTCCTTTGAATTGGAACATTACCGGACCACCATCAATATAGATTGAGTTAAGCTGGTTATTACTATTCATCCAGAATGTGTGCTTCTGGTTTGGAGAAATCTTAACAACATGTCTCCATTCATTAGCCCAAGTCCAGTCAATATGTTCACCAAATAATAGATTGTCTTTGGTCTTATCTTTTCTTACTGTATTATCATAAACTGCTTCTTCGGTAACCAAATAGTTTTCGTCAACCCATTTAGGTTCATCTCTGGAACCATCTCTACGAACTCTATTCAACCAACCAATTCTTCTCATACTTCTCCAATAGAGTCTCATAACTCTGAACATTTGTGGATGTCCAGTAGTCATTCTACCCCAAACAGGATTGAATATATCAACTTCTTGATTGTGGTCGAAGTTTGGAGACCTCATGAAGTTATAGGCAAGTTCTTTACCAAGCAATGCATCGTTCATTGCAGGGTTAAGGTCTGTTGCCTGACTCCAAGGTTTACTCATGTCATAGTAAGCACCTTGATGAGCCTTTTGATAATCGGGTAAAATCATGTTGGCTGTCTGTGTGTAAACCTCTTTCAGTTTAAGAAGGTCTTCTTCAGTCATCCTTCTACCGAATTTGTTTACAATATCACCAGCAGACATGAAATCAAACCAAAGGAAATAGTCTCCATCGGAAACATACTTCACGTTTGGTCCTTTGTGATAGTCACACCATTTAGGATTAAGCAACTCTAGTTTAAAGTCGTCATCCAATAAATCAATATGCCAAAATTCTCTATCACATATGAGTCCACTTTCGAAAGCATCAGGCTCAATTTCGCTAAGATTATATCTTTTATCATGTATTTTAATTACTTTATCAGCCCATTTTGCACCAGTTGTTCTAAATCTTTTTGCCTCAAGTTCAATATTCTCAAGTCTTTGTTGATAAGAAGTCATCTGAGCTTCATACTCTTCAGGGTCAACTTCTTCTGACAGACCTAGTTTAGCAAGTGATTGTTGTTTCTGAAGCATTGCCATTTCATACAACGCACCTCTGAATTCCTCTTCCTTGAATTTGAAAGCTTTGCTTACAGAATCAGGGTCAATAGTTTCTATAGTCCATGTATTATCTCTTTTGATAAACTCACCACGGAGTACGTCAACAAAGTTTGGAGCTAATGGATAGAATTGTTCAAGTGGAGATTGACTCTCTGGTGGAACAATCATTCCTATAGCTTGTGATACAGGGTTTATCTGTGGGTTAATGATATAATCAGACTGGTCCAGCTTACCTTGTCTCATCCAGAAGTTTTTCTGAATCTTTCCGGCTTTCCTTTCCACGTTAGCCCATCCACATGTTTCGTAGTAATCAGCTACAGCGTGAATCCAATCTTCCGTCTTTTCTTCCAGAGTCAACATCTGAAAGGGTAAGATGTCATCAATAGCACCACCTAACAAATTGTTTTTATCAAGTTTAAATCCTTTGTATAGGTCGTGTCCCCAAATTAGTTTTGTTGCCATTTATATTTTGTTATTATAATAATGATTGTGGTCTGTTTCCTTTTCTTTTCATCATTCTGTTGGCCTGAGGTACTCCACCACCTAACATATTTAATTGCCTAGGTGGTCTAGCTTGTATTTGCTCATCCTCTCTTTTTACCTCATTCTTTCTTTTGATAAATCTATTCTGCTGATAAATCTTTGCAATCATCACAGCAGCACCAAAAGAAACTACACGGTCAAAGTTTCCATCAGAATTGAATTGTATAAGTTCCTCTAGTAACCAGTAGTCGTCTATTTTATCAACACCACGGATAATTTTCTGAACTTCTTCAGTATTACCAATGTATATCCTGTCATATTCTGTAAGAAGATATTCCTTGATGTAACTCTTAATAAGCTTCCACATGTTATCATCCTTTTTATTAGGTGACATATGGAAACCAAATTTAGATTTACCACCAGCAGTAAGATTCAAATCCTTAAACATTGGAACATCTGATTCCTTTGCAAGGTATTTTTCAGCCCTACCGTTTCTTTGCATGTAGTTAATGAAGTTAGGTTTAGACCTTTCCACAAAAGCAAATGCATTGAACATCTTCAGGAGTAACCAACCCTGTTCATTAGTGGCATCTACACCACCATCGTTGGAACCAAATCTACCTCTATAGGTAGCAACAAGCTTATCTCCTTCGATTCTTGTTTTTATCTTACCATCTTTATCCTTATATCTTACTTCAACAATTGTTTTAAATATGTCAATAGCAAATACTGATTCAGATGTCTTAGTATCATCAGCCTCAATAGTATCCACACCAGCAAAATAAGTTAGCCACTCAGGATTCTCATCGGGCATTTCGAATATTGTAACAACCCCTCTCTTATCTTCCCAAGCTGGTTTAATTGGATATTCATGCTCTGGTCCTTTTCTATTTGGATTCAGAACAACCTTACCATTCTTTTCCTCAAGTAATCCCTTCAATGGTTTGAAAGCCCACTTGTTCTCTCTATCTTTTAATTCAATTCTTTCTTGTTGATTACCTAAAAGAATAACAGGGAATTCAGAAACTTCTCTATGTGTAAATGCATCCTTCAAAAAGATAGGGTGCTGAGAAAGTTCCAATTGATAATCAGCTTCACTTACTCCCGGCTCATTCTTTAATTTCTCATAGTGATTAGCAAGATATTGATGTGCATCATGAGATAAAGAGTTACCATTCTTATCAACAAATCCCGGCATTCCCCAATGTTCAGGAATAAATAATCCTGTATCCGTGGGAACTCTGTTCTTATCAACCCATGAATTCTTTACAGCCAAGAATCTATTAGGTGTAGGAGCATACATGTACTTCTTAAGAGGTTCACACTGCTTCAAATCACCCACAGAACCAGCAGCTATGAAAATACCAGTAGTATAAATACCAGCCTCAGTTGCAGGTCTGAAGTAACCATATGTTTCGTGTAGCTTAGGAGCAATACCAGCCTCTTCATGATAACCAATAGCACAAGCACCACCGACACCATTAGTAGGTTTAATCTTCAAAGTCAAACCTGAGATAACTGATTTTCTACCTTTCTTTAATTCCTGACCATCTTTTGTCTTAACAATCTTTTGCTGCATCCAAGAGAACTCTTGGTTAGGCTGATTGTGCCTTTTCCAATCTGTATGTTCATTAAGGAAGTCACGATACTTATCTAAGAACTTCCAAATACCATCCTCAATATTTATATATTTCTCATCTGATGCAAAGATTTTATTAACAGCGTTCCTATCAAACCAGAACTTATTAATAATCTTAGCACAGTGGAAGAGTGATGAAGCCATCTGACGTTTCTTCGTAAGGATAGCATGTTTATGATGAGCTTCTGCTCTCTTCTCGTATAAAGCCAAATGATATTGAATATCACGGATGTCCGGGAATGTATCAATATCACCTTTCTCTTTGTTTGCAAATTGTAAGAAGTTCAGGAAGAAATAGTAATCTCTTGTGAGATACCAAGTTTTTTCTCCTTGTTTATATATAACACCTCTTACACATTTCTTTCCTTCGTGGAACCAGTAGTCTTTTCTCTCCTTTGAACCCGTAGAATGGAATGTATAACATCTATGTTTATCAAAGTGAGCAGCTTGTTTTCTAAAATGTATACTTGTTTCATCTGTAAACCCATATTCACAATCATCACTCCATATACTATCTAGGAATACAGCAAAATGCTCCTGAGTATCGAAGTTTGTTTCACTCCACTTATCAGTAAGAATATCATAGGTTGGTATTTCAGTAAATGCAACAATCATAATTAGTAGTCTGTGTCTTCATCTTCTGCAAGCTTACCACCACCCCTCGGAGTTATTTGTCCTTGCTCTTCTTCAAAATCCTTATAAGCTTGTTTGAAACTCTTTCTTAATGATTCATAATCCTTCATCAACTTCATGATATTAGTTGAGTTACCATCTTTACTGAAGTCCATTTCTTCCAGATGTAATCTAGCAGCTATCTTATCCATCATGGATTTCAAGCCTTTATACATTCTATAAAAACTAGTTGAATATTTTTCTTCTACACAATCCAATGCTTTTCTAATCACAGGGTCAGTAAAATCAATCTCACCAAGTTTCAAATCATAAATTATCTGGTCCTCTCTCTGGTCGAGTTCAACATCAGCATAAGGATTGTCATCCTTATTAAGGGACTTCATATAATGTAAAAAGGGAATTATCTTTGGATAGTTTTCAAAGTATTTATCCAGACATTCCCTGATTGGCATTATTAATTTACAATGCTCAGTTGGGATTATTACATCCCCTTGTAATTCAAATAGTTTTCCTAAAGCCATGTTGGTTAATTTGTTAAAGTAAGTTCTTTTACATTCTTTTGAATTGTAGGGAATTGGCTAAAATTCTTTCTGTTGTGATTGAAGATTATTAAAGAATCAATCATATGTTGAACAAGAACTTCATTTTTTGTGTTTAACCATTTCTTTTTCAATTCAAGTAAATCCTCATCAAGTGAAGGAAATCTTCCAAACTTGGGAGCTTTATTACTATATCTGATACCTTCACCTAATATATCTGGAAGGTCATTGGTTTCATTAATATTAAACATACTAGTTGGTTTTCTTTGGTAAGGTTTCTAGCATAGCCATAACCTCTTTCTTTCTATAAGGAACTTCAATTTCCTTTTCATATAAAATCCTTGGTTGTCCACCTTCCTGAACTATATTACCATTTGCATCATACAGAATAGGATACCCATCTGCATCTCTATCAATTGGACACCAATTCAATATTATCTTCCCGGGTTTAAATCTTCCCTTATTTGCTTTCCAAATGAGATACATATATAATGACATCTTCAAAGAGTAGACATTACCATTGCAATTCTCAAGATGTGACAATGGTCCTAAAAGCATTTCAGGTTCATTGTAACCATTATCATATGCGTACCACTCAATTGATTTATCAGTCTTGTGGTCTCTTATTATAATATAATCGTTCTTTATCTCAACTATATCAGACTGACCACAGATACCATATCCTAAGTCATATATCATAAGCTCTGGATAAACCGTGTTATCTTCAAGCTCCTGAACATTTAATGCATATTTGAAATCACTATCAGTAAAGGATTCTACTATTTTAGTATCAATTTTAGTAGCAAGTAACTCCGCTTCCTTTATCTTATGAACCATTGTCCCGGCTTCAGAACCTTTGATTCTTTTCTTTTCCCATTCAGCCTTTAATTCAAGAGGTGTTTTGGTAATACCTTTATACCTCTTCAGATTCTTCGAACTCTTCTCCGCAATAGCATCCCAATCCTTAGGTTGTTCAAACCTATGCATCAGACCTGATACAGAAATTAATTCCTGAGTACCATCTAAGGTGTAATACTTATGACCTTTCTCTTGAAACTTTACCATATTATATTACCTCGGCTGAAAATTTTACTGTTAGAGCACCACCTGTAAACTTCACCGTAACATTCTTTACTTGGTTTCCTGTACTATCAGGAGTAAATGTTACATTCAATGAAGCAGTTTCTCCCGGTGATACTGTTTGCTGGTCCATACTTGCAACCGTACACTTTCCACATCCTACCATTAATGATTCAATCTTAACTGGATTCTCTCCACTATTAATTAAAGCAAACTTCATTTTTCTAGGTTCACCATTTCTAACTCTTCCTAGATTAATCTGTTGTTGGTTTGTAGTTAACATTATTCGAACAGTTTTATTTTATAATTAGTTTTATAAGCTTCCCATTTTTCCTTACTCATCATAGCAGGATAACAAGGGGTTTTATTTGATTCTGGACTTTCCGATAAGGAACAAGCTCTGTCTTCCATTGTTTTTCCAAGAATATCACAACCACAAACCCTACAAGCTCCTGATTCCCAACAGATAGGAGACTTGGCTTTAACTTTCAACCTTCTCCAAATTATCTGCTCATATATATGTTGCTCAAGACCTATACCTGAAATTGTCAACTTCTTTTTCCTAAACCAAGCTTGTATAACTGCAAGAATATTCCTGAAATTAATCTTAGCTGGTCTTTCAGCTAGCTTCCTTGCTTTTCTGAAGTTCTTTAAATTCATCCTTGAGCTTTTTGTTTTCTGCTTTCTTGGCTAAGTACTTATCATAATCAGCCAGTCTAGCTTTAAATGTTTCGTATATTTCCCTTTTGTTCTCAGATTTAAGGAAGGGTCTATTAGGATTGAACTCCACATAGCCGGAATCCTCGTACTCTTTAGGGAACCAAGACAGAGCTTTTATAACCCTAGCTCTTCTCAAGAACCAAAAACCAAGACCTTTCACCTTGATAATCAGATTCTTAGGTCTTTTCAGGTGTTGTGCAGTTTCTTTCTGGATAAAATTTCCTATATCTTTATATAGTTGTTCATCCTTTCCCGTTCTAGCTGCCGTTATCTGGTATATCTCTTTAGAACTGGACTGCATATTAATTGGTGTGGCAGATTAGAGGTTGTAAAACAAGCTTATCACATTTAACCTGAGGGATGAATTTATCACTCAGATGAATCTTTTTGTTCTTTGGTTTATCTAAAACCTTGAGCTTCGTATACTTAGATAATGTATTTCTTACACTTTGGCTAGATTTACGAAGTCCTTTAGTTAAGCAACGTTCTATAAATAGACTTTGCTCTTCAGCATTGTCATAACCCCCAAATTCATATAGTTCTAGCAGTATATCTAGGTCATTCTCAAATGGTTTGATATTGTACTGTAAGAATTTACCGTACAAATGCCATCTAAGAACGTCCTTCTTTTCCTGCAATAGAATCTTATCTTGAAGAACCTTGATTTCCATCTTTGGGTTGGTTTATAATAATATACAAAAAATACATTAATTTACCAAATTTATTTTCTGGTAAATTAATGTATTTAAGTATTTAACATATTAAGTTAAATGTTCTGTTTAAAGGAAGCAAGCATGTCCTTATGTTTACCTTCTTTCATTTCTTCCAGTGTAGGGATTGGTGACCACCAGTATTCAAATTTGGCACAACCTCTCCATACCCTAAGATGAAGGACATAGTTCTCATACATTCCTACAGTCTCACAGTAATTCCTCACTACTGTTTCATTCCACTTAATTTCTCCACTCTTTAAATCCCTGATTACAAACTCCTCGTAACGTTCAGGAGCTTGTCCTACCAGAATAGCATAGGCAGGTAATAACAGAATCCTTTCAATGTTATCCTGTTTATACTGCCTAAGTGATTCCTGTAGGTCTTCTAGGGATTCCTTACCACCAACTGCAACTTTCAGTTTCTTATCATGGTCAATATGAGTAAAGTTCTTAATGTTGCCATCAAGGTTATCATAGTGACTGTGAGTGGGGGGAGTATTTCCTGTTTGATAATGCATATTAAGTCCTCCTTTTAATTAAGCTCTTGTTTCTTCAGGTTCAGTTTCCAGATTAACTACAGGTGTAGTAGCTTCTCCTTCTTCTGTAGTAGAAGATTCTTCTTGGGCTTTCTTGATTCCTGCAATGAATTCGTCATATTGCTTCTGAGCAGCAATCCTTCTTTCATTCTCTCTTGTCTGGAATCCTTTGTAATCATCAATCAACTTCTCTCCTTCAATAGCATAATACATTTTATCATAGTTTGCCTTAGCAAATCTTGCCTCAAGTTCTACTACAAGAACCTGATTCCTCATTGCTTCAAACTGCTGAGAGGGAGTTAATTGTTTTTGTCCTTTGTTTTTGTTTGACATGTCTGTTGGTTTTTACATTATTAATAAATCAAGGAATCTGTCTGCTGCTTTTTGAGACATTTCCCATACTTGTTTACGATTCAGGGTTATAAAATCATTTTCTGCTACAGGACATTCATCCTGAATAGCTACAGCAATGTTAGCTTGCCAAGCTCTCCTTACATCAGGGTCATTCTTTATAGCCTCGATAAGAACAGCTACAGCATTAGGGACTTTCTCCAAGTCCTGATAGGTTTCTTGTGCCATATTATTTGATATTAGTATTTTCCCAAAAGAATACAGGCTTGTTATCCTTATTAAATGTTCTGTGTGTATAATCAGGTTTAACAATAGAACCTTCCATTGTATATAATGAAAGGAACTTCATGTTATCCAAGTTTTCAATCTTTGCTTTCATCAACATTTTAACCTTGTTGAGCTTCCTTCCTGAAAAGATTGTGTTGGTAATAAATAAAAACTTAGCTGTCTTTGTTACGTGTTTAGCAATCCACTCAGCCAAGTATCTATCAAAAGAAATATATTCTCTGAAATCATAACATAGAACCTGATTCATCCCTTTACCGGGAAGTTCTAATGAGATTTGTTCAAATAGCTCATTACCATTTAGGTAAGAAGTCTTATGATTAATAAGCTGAGTTAGTCTTGATGAGTATTGAGGACCACAGTTCACTAGAACCACATCCTTTTCTAGCCAACCACTCATGATTAATTCGTTAATCAAATAGTTTGAGTTGGATATTTCCCTTTCTTGTTCAATGAAATTCATACTATAATAAATATGTAAACAAAGATAACTATAGGAAACTATATGAAGTGTTAAATAAAGAAGGTGTCTTTCGACACCCTTCTTAAATTACGTAATAGTTAACCGTCCACATACAAGCTTGTTTCAATTGTATGATAGCTTGGTGAGAAATAAGAACTTCTGTTTGGTCTGTAGGGTCCATTTGATTGAGTTTGCCATTCTCAACATAACCTTCAACTGTCTTTTCCATAAGTTCTTGAGCTTTCATATGTGACCTCTGATTAATATCATCAATCAGATTGGCAAAATATCTTTTGATTTCATCAACCTTAGGATTCTTGCTGACATTAAAAGTTACACCTACAAGTCTTTCACCGAAAGTCAAGGGTCTAGTTAGATCACTACGGAGCACCATTGTTCCAGAGGTAGATGATGTACCTGCTGAATTACTGTTTGTAAGATTCATTTTTATTGATTTTAAATTAAGAACATATATCTGTAATTACCAGTTGATTCCCGGCAATTAATACATTAATAGTATCACCACTCCTTCCCTCTGGATGAATGTATCCTTTAACAGGTTGACCATTGTCACCCTCTGTTATTACAAGTCTGAAAGTAGCACTACCTAAAGTATTACCTCTTTCTCCATTAAGATAACCTACAGTACCTTCTTCGATTGGTAGGTCATTGTCACGAATAAATTGTTCTAAAGTTTTCATATTATATTATTGTGTTGTTATCAGGTCTTCTAAAAGGATTTGATTCATCACGTTTAACAAATTCTCCATTAAGCATCTTGGTTTCTGTAGGAACAAGTGGGAAGTCTTCTTCTCCTGCACCCCAATTACTTTGAGGAATAGGCTTTGGTTCATCTATTAATTTAGCAGATAGACAACTTCTAAACCAAGCATCAACTTCTTGAGCAGTATAATGATGGTCTGCTTGGTGGTTCTGTCTTTTTACAACTATATCTTTAGCTTCATCAGGAGAATTGGCTTCTACAATCCCATAGTCATTTTTATCTGGAATACCTTCCATGCCCGTAGCCAAATAAAAATAAGTTACGTGGTACTTACTCATATGTTTAAAAGTTTTTGTATAGTTCGGAAAGTATTTATATCAGGGCATTTACCTTGAAATATATGATGCTCATTATCATAGTCTTTTAAATATACAGTCATCCAATTATCATATGTATTATAATGCAAGATGGCTTTATATGCAGTCCATGTTGTTCTTTCGAAATTACCTTCCTTCTCAAACCATATATTAATAGACTTTCCTGTATACTTCCAACCTTCCTTTTCAATATCTTCCTTGGTCAATCTTTTAACTCTGATAGTTCCTCTTCTGATTTCCTTAGTAACTCGACTCAGGTCTTTCGTCTTTATTGGCATCCATTGCTCTCCTATTAAAACTTCCCCTTCGAAGTACGAGGGTTCCGTTGGTAGCATGTACTCTATCTCTTTCTTTTCCTCTTCGTGTTCCATATATAAATTTGTTGTAGTTTGCTAGAAGGTCAGGTCTGAATTCGAAGTATTGGAATCCAAGTATCGTATCGTATTTTGCAATTACCATAAGAAGTAAAGTTAATATATTTAATGATGTTGTAAAGTTTCTATAGCTTTATTAACATTTGTTTTGTTCTTAATACAGATTTCTTGAATATCACTCATGGTCCAGTCATTGTCATAACCCTCCAAGGTCACTGGCTTACCATAGAAAATACTAAGATACTCAGCCACTTCCGCAACCGTAGGCTTTGGAATTTCCTGAAGCAGGTCAATCCTACCCGTTCTCAGCAAGGCAGGGTCAAGCTTATCCAAATGATTTGTAGTTATTATAGTAATAACCCCATGCTTGGAGAATGCACCATCCAAGCAATTAAGGAAAGTAGAGAAAGTAATCTTCGAATCATCCCGGACATTATCCCTTCCAGAGAAAACCCTGTCAATATCTTCCAACAGGAGAATAGAATTGTTCCTCATTTCACTGAACATGTACGGAATCCTGCTGTCATTCTCAATAGAGTTAAGGTTCATGCAGTAAACAGGTCTGTTGGTATAGCAAGCAATAGCCAAAGCTAACGTAGTCTTCCCCGTTCCCGGAGGTCCATGCAAACCGTAACCCCTCTTGTAGGCAATTGAAGCTTCCATATACCACTTCTCACTTGATAGAAACTCCTGCAAATCCTTAGTAATCAAGTCCTTGGCATTTTTCTCCAAGATAACCTTGTCCCAAGACTTCACTTTGATTGTCTTAGGTGAAGACCAGTTACCATAACTGTCATTGGAGTAAACATAGATTCCCACATTCTTCTTGGCCTCATTGTATTTCACGGCTTCTTTGAGTAAAAGGTCAATATGTTCCTTTGCCCGGAACCCACTAAGAGTATATTTCCTGAAGTAGAAATCCTTTGCACTCTCGGCTTTGTCCATTTTCTCCTTGGACTTACTGATAATCAACTTCTTATTGTTATACTTAATGAAGAAATCATTCTCTTCCTGCTTGTATATCAATGTCCTTTTGATTTCATGATGAGACCTACCCGGGGAACTGTCCTCATCCTGAAGGGATGCTTCCACATCCTTGTAGGCAGACTTGTGATGATCGTACAACCAGTTCTCTAAAATCAGGAATAGCTCATCATACTGGTAAACCTTTACGGAATATACAAACTGAGACTTCACCTTATTATATATGAGTCTAGGGATATTCTTAAAGTACATCAATAATCCCCCGGAAGTAATCAATAATAACAGAGTAGGGTCTAAATTCATTCTTTAATTTTTACAACTAGTTGAGTATTAGGTGGGAAGAAGAACCTTATGTCTTTTTTAAACGGAGTAATAGGATTAGAAAGATTCAGGGATTGATGATTCTTAACTGCTTCATGGATTCTTTCCTGAATAGTCCCAAAGGATTCTGTAGGAACCTCAACTGTAATCTTAACTTCCCCAAGATAATTCCCGGATAGGTTACTTACTAAGTCCCGGACCTGATTAATTATAGTTTCCATAGTACACAAAGGTACATATTTAATATAAGACCCCGGGTATTATATGTTAACCCCCTCTTAAAAGTGTACCCCTACTTAAATTTTTTCCACTATGGACCCAATATGATTAAATTTTTTCCATTATAAATGATACCCCCACCCTGAAAATCATGTAAGTGTCTGTCATGGGAGAACAGACCCACAAAATACCCCCTCTCCTCATTGACATTCGGGGGTATCCCCCCATAATTTTAACTTTAAATTTTAACGTCATGGAACAAACAGTTTCAAACAAACTCGACAGGAAGAAAGTGCAAGCAGGTAGCAAAACCTTTAGCCTGATTGCAAACAAGGCAGGCAACGTGGTATCTTACACACTGGATGCACTCAAGAGAGTGAAGTTCAGTGCCAAAGGTTTCAGTGAAGGTGGACAGGTGTTCTTAAAGGCTTTCGGTTATGACAATGGCGGCATGAAGTATCGCTTCACGCTGGTTCATCTGCAAACCAAAGAAGAATATCCTATCTGGGCTTCTAATGCCTTGAAGGATGAGATCGCAGCATTGACTCCTTACAAAGAGAGCAAGAACGGTAATCCTTACTTCAAAGTGCCGGAAGAATCTATCGCTTTCTATGAAGTGGTAGATGAAGAGACCAATGAAGTAGGTCTTATCGTTGGTAAGCGTGGTGAGCAGGATGATGCAGTTGTATTATAATCAAAGGGAGAGAAATCTCCCTTTTTTATTGTACGTTACACATTAAACTGTACGAAACGAATAAATATGGGAACTATAGCTAATACCTGTAGTTCCTATATTTGTTTTATTATCTAACTAATTGTAAAACTATAAGTTATGTGGGGAATAGCAATATTATTAATCTTCATAGCATGGGGATTATTCCAAGTAGAGAATCCTGTAATCAAATATGTGGCAGGTATTATTCTCTTCGTAGGTCTAGTTGTGGCATTTAGTGCAGCTAAAGAAGCTACTGAAAAGGGTTAGTATAACCCAATCGGACATCAAATGTTATTGTAGGTCCAATAATTCCTATTTATTGCGGGATTATTGGACTTTTAATAACCCAATCGGACAACTATTAACATAGTGTTATAGTTTGTCTATTAACAAAGCTCAAATAGCCTACCATGACAAGAGAAATGACAACAGAACAAGAGAATGAACTGTACGAAAGGATGTACTAAGTTAATTCTATGAATGTCAAGAGGTTGCACAAGGACAGTGTGACCTCTTTTTTCTTTTATTGGAGGATTTCTATATAAAATGTGTTGAATGAGGGTGTGACCTGAGAACCAGTAGGGACTTTGGGATGAGTGTGAGAAAGTGGTAAAATGTGGTAAGCTGTTGCAATATATACTAAAACTAATAAAAACAAGTACTATGAGACATATTATTACTATACTGATGATGATTACTATACCTATTTGTGTTACTACAGAGAGGAGTGTTATCATTGTCTATTCTGACCGTGAATTGATTAACTAACTGTTAAATACATTAACAAATGAAAGATTTCATGGAAAGTGTTATTCGTCCAATGTTATATATCTTATTGGTTATTATATACATCCTATTACCAATATTTATACTAACTTGGTCCATAGATTTAAAGATAATGGATAAAGAATCACTATATTCTACTTCTGGTGATATTATAATATTGATAATCATGTGTTATTATATCATTGGGATAGCTTATCTACCACAAATAGGTAAGAAGTTATTCAACTTTCCATAGTTTTATACGGTGCTGTTCGTCTATCGGCTAGGACACAGGCTTTTTCTGCCTGAAAGAGAGGTTCGATTCCTTTACAGCACCCAAATCTTTATATTAAATAAGAGCCAACTGAGTACAATGTCACCGAAAAGGGGTGTGGAACGTAAAACACATACTGGATAACCAGTGACCACGGAAAAGGTATCTCATAATATAAAGATTTATATGGTCTCATTCGTCTAATGGCTAGGATAGGGGCTTCCAATCATGCCCTTGATAGTAGTTCGAATCTGCTATGAGACCCAAATACGGTGGTATTAATGTAACGGTCAGCATGAGACATTGTGGTTGTCTTCGTACCAGTTCGAATCTGGTATATCACCCAAATAAATATTGTGATGAAGTAAAAAGCTCGGTTGTGAACCTTAACTGGTAGCTTCCAAGTATAATAGAAGGCAGGTGAAGCACCTGAAATCACAGTATTTATCTCTTTATTAACTACTAAACTGCTCAAAATGAAACGATTAGATTTATTCCAAGGTATTGAGAGACAATTAGGTACATGTCTCAGACAAATACAAGAGATTTGTATTGGTGTATTCAAACATGACATGTCAGATAAGTGGGAACTGGTTGTTAATGAGGAGAATGACATGCTTGATACTGTTACTATTGGAGAACTATTTGGTTTACAAACCAATTACAGTATTCCTACTTCCAAAGGTTTGTATAGGAAGTTTCCTGATGGTAAAATGATGTCTGATATGTTGGAGAATCCTATTACATTTCAGGAGTGGTGGAAACAAAATTGTCAATTCTAATACTTAACATATGAACAAATGTCTGTTACTAATTCAGGCTATTACTATTCTTCAGAGAATAGAAGAGATGGAATACGAGGACTCAACAATAGCTCCAAGTATTACAGCTATTCAATTCGAAGATGGCTCAGGTACAAGATTCAACTATCAGGTAAATGGTGGTGAATGGAAATTTAAAGACCTGAGTAGAGTTATGTATCGCTAACTGTTCGTTTATTTGTGGTGTAGATATTACAGGATAAATACCTGTCAATGTGAGGCTAGAGCATGGGAGTGACTGAACAGTGTCACTCCATCCTACCTTATCCTAAGATGCTAAAATAAATAGAGAGAGTGGAGTTTATACAATAAACAAAACACATTCTCATGAAGATCAAAGTCGTTTACACAACAGACTCTACAGGTATGTCCAAAGATGAGATACTATTCATCGAGGTACAATCTGGTGATACATTGTATTGTTACAGTACAGATGTTATTTATAAGCATATATGGGATATTCTTGGTCTGAAGGACTATGATTATCTGCATATTTGGAAAGTCTATGTGGAATAGAACTTTAACTCCATTCTCTTCTATTTATATGGAAATGTGAAGAATGCGAACACCAGTGACTCTTCGGACTATCACTGGTGTTTCTCAATTTAGTTTAACCAATTAACACTCATATTATGAAAATCTTATCTATTGTCTCTATTTCCTTTACATGGTTATCATGTATTGTGGCAATCATATTCGGTGCAAGAATGTTTGGTGCATTCGAAACGTACATTACTACAGACAAACATTTTATAGGGTTACTATTACTCTGTATTCTCCTGTTTGCCATTGGTCAATTCATTCACACATACATATGGAGACCAATATATATTGAGTATCAAAGACGAAGGAGAGTTATGATGAGAGATATGATAGTGTGTGGAATATTATCTTTAACCTGTTTAATACTATTATTCATATGAAAAGAGTATATCAAGGTATAGCAATCATTTTGCTCATGCTTGCCCTTTGCTTTGCAGACAACATATAGTCTAAAACCACAAGTATATGAAATAACAATCGTTTAGTCTAAAATGAGGATTCAGTCTAGCCCTTGTATTTACAGGGGCTACACTGTCTTATTCATATATTTGTATAAATTATAACCGTGATACAGAGAGGAAAGAAGTTCTATAATGGAATGGATTCCACTATTTGCTAGGAATAGTGGACCTCTCTGTATTATAAATTATTCATTATGAAATCACATCTTGTATCAATATTCTTTGACACACCATATGGTAAGTATCAATTTACTGGTCGTGTGAGAGGTAAAGAAATTAATGGTAAGCTTGTAGTATCTCCTGAGAAGATATTTAAAACTGTCTTTGGATTTGAACTACCTGACCATTCGAGGTTTTTATGGGGTTAATTGAAACCACACACTGCTACCTTAGCTGGAAATTGTTTGCTGTCAGTGTGTGGTACTTGCTTTCTTAAATAATTAAACTACAATTATATGTGGCATTTATGCGAAAACGAAGAAGAACAGGTAATAGCATTCTTCGAACAACATCCTCATAATGATGGTAAAGTTATCTATACTCATATATCCAGAGGATATGAGAGTGAAGAGGAATTGAGAAAAGGTATGGGTATATTAGATGAGCCATGTAAACTGTGTGGTAGACAAGTTGTTACACATTGGATGGAACCAACAAAGTCTCAAATAATAGAGAAGAATTATTGTTTTACCTGTAATTTTTGGGATGAAAGGCTGAAGAGATTTCGGGCTAACTCACCAGAAGATGTAGATAGAATAATGATTGTGAATAATCAATGGTATTACATTGATAGAGAAGATAGTAATTCACACTTCAGAGGATTTGGTGGTAGAAAATTTATATTTCAGAAAGGGGATAAGATATTTGAAAGTACGAATGTATGGTATGGTGGTAGGATAAGTAAGGAATTCTTGAAGGATTTACCGGATAATGCAGTAATTTTGTCAACTTCATAAAATATACCTCTTATGAGAAAAGATTTATTCAGAACATTTGCCATATTTGCAATAGTCATTGCAATAGGTGCATTGTTTCATCATGGTATCGAAGCAAAGAAAATGAAAAATGCTATCGAGTCCATAAAAGACACACTTGTAAGTAACAATGGTGATGCATTTCATGATGATGAATTTTCATTTGGTGGACTCCTTGAGGATGAGACCGAATATATTTATTATTATGATAATGGTACACAACAAATAAGCACTCTTGAGCCTACATTGTATCGTGCTATACTTGATGATTTAAAGGAGAGAAACTATACTCCACTCATTGATATAGATACCAGTGGTGCTTATACCAGTTATCATGTTACATATATAGGAAAACCTTATTTACCTAACACTCAAAATCTGCCTTATGAGCATTAACCTCAACATCAACTGGAAGTATGTAGTACTGGTAATGACACTATTTGCCGTTGTAATATTTTCACAATCATGCAACAGGAAGAGTTGTCCTACAAACAATCCAAAGTATTTCTTTACCAACAGACCTTAATATTCATTGGGCTATAGAAATATAGCCCTTTAAATTTACTACTATGCCGATTGACCAAGAAACTAACAACAAACTCAAAGAAATGTGGAGATTAGATAAACTTATTATGGAAGGTAATCTCCTCACTGATGAAGAAAGACTGTATTACAATAAAAACATGCATGTAATTCAGCAACACTACTCAAAGAACCATGAGTATTGGAAAAATAGACATTTGGAACTAGGTTTATAGTTCCTATATTTGCAAACCAAACTACAACTCATGATAAACAGTTTGAAATTCAAGATGAAGAAGTTATGGTATCGTAGAAATAACTACCATAGAAAACGCAATCCTGCAAACAATACAGATATGTTAGTTTACAATATCTGTAAATCAATCATGAGGCTGAAAGATTCAGAATTATTTCCCTCACCTATCTCTGGTGACAAATTCATAGTGAATGATAGATTGGGTATCAATATTACTATCAAAGATAATATTATTGAGATTCATAATCATACATTTGGATATATGATTTCTATTAACCGATTTATTCTCAAGGATATATTGAAGTATTTCAATAGGATACTTGAATCGAGGAATAGAATTATACATATCAACAGAGGTAAAAATATGAATGATTCATTAACCAATTTGCTTAACAAACTTCAATAATATTATATGAAAAAGAATTTCGGATTTTCATTATCATACCAACAGAAAAGGTGGATAAGACAAAATAAGTTCCTTTCTACAGTAATAGGTCTTACAATATGTATTGTTCTATTCACTAGTGCAAAGATGATGATTCCTAGTAACCAACCCATACATCAGTTCTTGAAGGAAGCAGGATTTAATAACGTTCCTTCTGTAGTAGGAAATGCCATTAGTGCAGAAAAAACATATTGGCAAGAGGAGTATGGGTTACATTTCCTTACAAATGCTGAAATGGATACTTTGATGAAAGCTAATAAATTTATGATGGGAAATCCATCTGATTATATAGCAGAAATACCAGATACAGCAGCCCGTACAATGAGAAAGAACTATAATAAGATAGATAACGAGTTCTTAACTTATGCTATTCAACAATCTACTTGGTCCAGATCAGGTGTAACATATTTATTTTCCAGTAGAGAATTAGGATGGAATTTAAGAGGTGAGATAGAAGAAAGTGATAATGACCAACTATTCTTTCCTGATGCAATATCATGGTATGTAGATGATGATGCAATGTTAGCTCAAAATATGCCGGACCTTGAGGATTGGGAAATGACCAGAGTAATGTCTAATGCTAATATCAGAATAGTAGCACCATCTAATAAATTCAGAGCTGGTGCTGTTCCTGTTGGTGGTCTTGTAGTACCTGAGAATAAACATCCTGACCCAATAGCTGTAATACCTCACAGAAATGGATGGGTGATACTTGCCAAGTGGTAAACTTATTAAAATAACCAAATAAAACTACTGTTTATGTTAGCTGTTATTGTACAACCAATTGCACAGATTCAAATGATACTGTCCATTACTACTCAAAAGTCTGTAACTGAGGCTGATATGCGTAAATTACACGCTGATACAGCCTTTGGTAACACTGTACTATCTGATTATTATGGTGATGAGATACGTACTACAACTGCCACATGGAGGTATCAAGGGTGTGCTCACGGTGTATTCTTTTACACTAAATATTTCTGACAATTTTTCTCTATCATGGATTATATAAAAAGGCTGCTTAGGTAGCCTTTTATTCTTTAACTTTAAAAATTAAAACAACATGAAAATGTTAACCGTTATATTATTATCGCTTCTGACATTATCTGCATGTCATAAATCAGTGGATGTACCAGTCGAAAAAGATACTGTAGTAGTAAAACAAGGACACTCCAAACTTGTGAATCTGGACAGTATGCAGAAGTTTTTACAACTTAATGCAGCACAGGTATATCATGAGGTACAACCTCAAGGTGGTTGGTGGTATCATATTGAATCAGTAAAGTTTGACACTGGTACAGTGAAACACAATACTGTAATGTTTCCATCAGGTACATTTGGTGAATGGTCAGTAACATGTCAGACTGCAAGAAGTATCAAATTCTATTACGATACTTATTGTCCTGAGAATAATGTTATTCAGTATTTCATCACAAATGTTACAATATACGCCGGGGATAAAATATTCAAGTGGTATAATGCTACCATGTCCTCAACTGAAAACCGAGACCTTTACAATTATTGTATTAAAAACAATAAATGGAGAGATAATCCTAAAGAGATTGTCATCCATGTAAGACCCAAGGTATCAAAATTCGAATAAACACTTTTTTCCACATATGAGCAGTTAGTTTTGGTTTAGCTCCCCTGTTTCCACAGGGGGCTATTTTTTATTCTAGCTGTTCAACAAAACAACTCATATGTACACATTATTATTTATACTCACATTTGTATTTGGACCACTGTTTCTTATTAGTAAACAGTTTAAGTTTTCAATTACTTACCTGTTTGTAGCATTGCTTGCAACTGATGATTGGAAAGCATCTGTTACAAGAGGGTTACTAAGTCTCTTTGATGTATGGTTCTTCTATTTTTCATTATGTTATCAGACATGGTTTTGGTTCCATCACTTTAAAATTATATAAATCATGGAATATATAACCGTACACAAGAGAGAAGGTTGGGGTAATCCTTATACCAAATCCCTAGGTATTGATATAAGAATATCTATTGGTCGAAAAATTACAGAGGAAGAGGAAAAAGAATTCTATCGAATTACTGATGAGATTCAAAGAATGCTCGTTAAAAACAGTATGTTGATGAATTCTGATTACCAGCAAGAACTGAAGAATGAGAGGAAGGAATTATTATCATTATTTGGTGACGAGAAAGTATATGTGGTAGAAATCGAGAATGGGTATGATAAATCTATTCCTAGTCCTTGGTTTAAAGTGTACACTACAAAGGGACCAATTACTATAGGTTGGAGAAAGAGGGTGATTAATATTGATTGGAATGAGAGTGATATTAAAGCTCTACCAACAGATTTATTTCCTGATGAAGATGTAACAATGGGTGGTAAATTCGGTGAATCAAAAAAAGACCAGTATATTCATGCTTGGGGGTATGAGAAGGCAAAAGAATATTTAACCAAAATCCTGCAATAATGGAGAAGATCATAAAATTAGCTCAATGGTTATCAGGTCATGGTATACAACTCTATTATGTTGGTGGTTGTGTACGTGATTGGGTAATGGGTAATGAGCCTGAAGACATTGATATTTGTATTGTTGGTGGTAATACTGCACAGAATGTTGGTAAACTTCTGGAAATAATGAAAACCAATGGATACATTAATGGTGTAACTACAGTATTTGGTTCATTTCCTATCTGGATTGTAGAAGTAGATGGTAAGAAGTATGAATTTGCTATGGCTCGTACTGAGAAGAAATCAGGTCAGACACGTACTGAATTTGAATGTGAGGTAAACAATGTTACCATTACTGAGGATTTAAGACGTAGAGACTTGACCATCAATGCTATAGCAAAGAATGTCCTTACAGATGAAATGATAGACCCTTTTAATGGTATACGACATATTATTATGGGACTTGCTCATCCTACATCTGTAGCTTTTGCTGAAGATACACTCCGGGTATATCGTGCTGCAAGATTCATTGCACGTTTTGATCTTACTGCATCTGAGGAATTGGTTCAAATGTGTGAAATATTAAAACCAGATGATATATCTAATGAGAGAGTTGGTATGGAACTAAGGAAACTGTTTGAACAATCAAACAAGCCTTCTAAGTTCTTTAACTTCCTCAAGAAGATAAATTGGTTGGGACATCATTTCAAAGAGTTAAATGACTTAATTGGAGTACCTCAACCAAGAGAATATCATCCAGAAGGTGATGCTTACACTCATACAATGTTATGTATGGATGCAGCAAATGACCCATTCACAAGAGCAGTAATGCTTTGTCATGATTTAGGCAAAGCTGTATCCACTACAATTGGTGGTCAGAACTGGAAAGACCTGATATATGATGATGTAGTATCTCATAAGGATAAGGATAGTAAAATATCATCTGCTGGTCATGAAGAAACAGGTGTAGAACTCACCCGTAATTTATTACAACGTATATCATTTGATAATCATGCTACAATCAGGAAGATTGCCTGTTTAGTAAGATTACATATGAGAAATAAATCAATTACTCCTAAGAACTATGACAAAATTGTTCGTAGGACTCTGAGAGAATTGATGCATTATGGTATATTATATACCGAACTCATCGAGGTTGTACGTTGTGATTTAGCAGGTAGACCACCTAAACCTGCACCTAGTTTTGTGGATGTAGCAAGGATAATGTATGTTGTTCATGCTATGAAACTCATGGAAAATGGTGATATGCAACCTATTGTAACTGGTAAGAAACTTATGGAAATAGGTATTGAGCCGGGAACACATATGGGAGAAATAATCAATCATGCTCTGGAACTACAAGACAGAGGAACATTAAACAAGGATAACTGGTTTAAAGTTCTGAAGGGTGCTCACAAACCTGTACTTGATGCATGGAATAAACTATATCCTAAAGTGGATGAAAGAGAATTTCCATGTCCTGATTGTTCAGAGGGTGAAATGATACCTGAAGGTTTTGTATCTCCTCAAGGAACTCAGAAGTATGTATGTAATCATTGTAGTCACAGTGAATCATTTCCTTAATCAATAAGTCAGCATAGGTAATTATTTATTAACAATATGTGGTTATACTGTTTGTAAAAGCCTATGCTGACTTTTTAAAATTAACTCTATGATAGGTGGATATGGGTTTAAAAATAGAAGAAATGTAAAAGTGTACATTGGCATAGATGACCAGAATGGAGATATTTGGATGGAACAGCACTTTTTTGTTCCTACAGGAGAACCCTTGGATTTGAATGCTCAAGTAATCAGAGAAACAAAATGGGGAACCTATATCCGTAAGAGTATGGGTTTTAAAGAAGGTACGTTCAATCAAGTATTAGCTAGATTCGTATTCCTAAAAAATTCTAAGCCCGGAGAGTCACTACCCGAGTATATTACTAAAGGAGTGGGTATAAGAATTACATTACATCCTCAATCAGAACCAGATGAAAAAATTTAATGATGTTTATCTATTTCCTCTCAGATTTGATGAGAGTGCTGATATAGTATGGACTGCTAATAATGGTAGAGCTATGGACTTTCCCATTTTTGGTAGTGATGATGAGTTAATGTTACACTCAGCAATGTATCAGAAAATAGTGAATAAACTTAATGGTAAACAAACAGATTTACCTGCTTTAACTCTTATATGGGATGGCAATGAAGCTAATATCCTTTGTGAGGGTAAAATATTCTGTACTATTCGTGGTTGGGGTTACCTAACAGGTACAGGTGGTGGATTAGCTCTGCCAGTAGACGAAGCTGTAAGATTACAAAATGAATTTGCTCAGTTCATAATTCAAACACTTTCCAAATGAACAATGAAACAATAAGTTTTCAGGAAGTATATAAACTCCCTCTCAAAAGAATGAGAACTACAAAAGTTTTTGACTCTGGTTTCAATATGGCTTTTGATTTTACCTTCAGTATGATGAGTAATATGTTCCCGGGTAAGACATTATATACACTAGAGGAAGATCAAAAAAATTCAATAGTAGACAAACTCAATGGAATAGAGAATGGAGTAAGGTTCGAAGGTTTATATTATGACGAGGAAGATACTACAATATGCATTGGTAGTCAAGTATTTATCATTATAAGAGGTTGGGGTTATATGACAGGAAGTAGTGAGAATGCTTTACAAATGTCTCCTGAGGAAGCGACAAATGTCCAGAAACAATTTGCCAATTACATCATTGAAAGATTATCAACATGAAAAGTCCAGCAATGGTTTATGCTTTACCAACCGAAAGCAAAACTTGTCTTATAAAGAATATATACAAGTTCAAGCCTGAACATGGTAATCCTTGGGAGTGTCATACTCAAATATTAGAGGATGCTGTAAACCGAGGTTACGAATTTAATTATCTCTATCTTACTTCAAATGAAGAGATAACAGAAAAGCCTGAAACAGGTACATGGGTTATTAATAAAAATGGGGATACTTTATACCAAATCAAAGATGATACATTCTCTGTATCAGATTGGAAATATTGGAGTAAAGTAGTAGCCAGTAATAATCCTATATTATGGAAGACATCTAAATTCTCTCACTATAGTCAGGATTTAATGAAAGTTGCTGTCTATAAGGACAGTCCTTCTGGTATTCATAAAATTGGAACAGACTTCATTGAAGCATTTGTAAGAGAACAAGGTATATGGGAAGTGATGCTAGATATGGAAATAGAAGAATTTAATGACCCTACTGGTAAGTATAGTACCTACAAAGTAAATTCTGAAGGTGAAATAGTATGGAGTTTTATAAGAAAGTCAGATGAAGCTGAAGAAATAATCAGAAGATTCAAGAATCATGCTGAGATTTACGGCTACCCTTCTGATTCATTCAGAGAGAAAGTACACAATTATCTCAAAAGAAAAAGGACAACAGTATGAAGAAACTATTAGCCTTAGCATTTGCTATTGTAGCTGAAGAGTTTAAGAATGATTTTGATAAGGGTGGGGAACCTTACATCATGCATCTTTTGTATGTAATGAGTAAGCAAACTACAGACATCAGAAAGATTCTTGCTCTATTACATGATTTACCAGAAGATAAAGGTGAACAATGGTTTGATAAGCTATTAGAAATGGGATTTTATCAACCAATAGTTAGCAAACTCAGGATACTTACCAGACTGAATAATGAAGATTATCAGAATGATTATATCAAAAGGATTGCTTTGGACCCGGACTGTAAAGCCGTAAAAATAGCTGACCTTGAACACAACACCAAGGTTAGTAGATTGAAAGGATTAAGGAAGAAAGATTTCGACAGGCTTGAAAAATATTGTGTTGCTTATCAATATCTCAAAGATTAATCATGACATTCTACGACATTAAACAAGCTGCTCAATACCTAAATGCTTTCGAAGGCAAAGTAATAGGTGTTACTTCTGGTTGTTATGATCTATTACATCCTTTGCACATATTATATTTAACAAAATGTAAAAGGGAATGTGATATATTACTTGTACAACTGGATTCGGATTTCTTAACCTTCAGGAACAAGAAAAGAAGTCCTTATATCAATGAGGTAGATAGAGCTTTTATGGCTGATAATATCAAATGTGTGGATTGTACAATGATTATCAATGAGATACATCATGTGGAGAAAATGTTGAAAGCTTTAGATACCTCAAAAAACAAAATCAAGAACTTCAAGAATAGTGATATAATCTATGGTAAACCTGCTATTCGTGTAGAAGGTGTTGACCTTGTTATTATTCCTGATGTTCTCAGATTTAATTCCACAACAGAAATTCGTGAATTTCTTAAATCATCATCAAATGAACCAACTCTTAAGCAACGATGAGAGAAGAACTCTTATAGAGGAAAAGTATTTTATTCAAGAGAGACTCAGAGAAATTGAAGAGCAACTTGAAATGGACAGTAGGATAAGGGAATATAACCAAAGTCCTATTATTCTTATCACTTCATCAACACTCATCATTCATCAACAAATAATAGTATGATAGCAACTTTAAATGTTCGAGGTGGAACTCACAATTCATGTGAAGATTCTATCTATTGGCAGGAAGTTGATGATTTTATATACGGAGGAGTATTCGATGGGTGCTCCTCTGGATATAAATCTCATTGGGCTTCACAAACCTTAGCATATTTATTTGCTAAGGGATTTCAAGACCCAACTACCAATCTACGAGCTTCAGAGGTTTATAATAGCCTGAAGATGCTTGCCATAATGCTTGGGATAACTGAGATGAGTATGCTTTCTACATGTATATTATTCTCATATAATCAATTAACCAAAGAATTGAAGGTAAGAGCTTTCGGTGATGGTTATTATTATGTGAATGATATAGAATATGAAATAGAGCAGAATAATCAACCTGACTATTTAGCATATGTCATGAGGGATGATGCTTTACCAGTATTCTTGAAGATGTATACCACAAAAACATATCAGAATGTAAATAAGTTCCAGATATGCTCAGATGGTATAAGGTCTATTGATAGACCACAACTCATTGACTCACAACCAAAATGCTCAAACCCATTATCTCTTTTATTACATCCACCTACAGGAGAGAACTATCTCCAAAGACAATGGAATATATTAAAGAGAGATTCATGGACTATTGCAGATGACCTTTCAATCATAAGTTATGTACAAGATAGTGAACCAGTCCAAGTACATCAAGAAGGGGACAATATGGGTTCTTCTTGAGGAAGGACCATCTTCCAGAAATAATAGTTGGATAACTATTAATCAAATTGGTAATGAGTATCCTGAATTTATTGATAAAATATCAGATGTTCTATTTGATAGTATATATACTGAGAGTGTTAAAAATTATGCAAGAAGTATATTAACATTCTTAGAATTATTCCAATGGGTTAGCTGGAAACAGTTTGATTCCATTATGCGAATATGTGCTACCAAAGATGAATATTTTAAATCTCTAAAGGACGGAACTCAAATGGTTAAGTATAAAGGAATATTAACAGTAAAAAGAAACAATGTATCTTTTACTGTTAGTGAGCCTCATCTAAGAATGGTTAGACCCACTGAATTTGATGTGCGTTCTGATAAGTCTATTGATAAATTACATTTAAAGCTATTCGGTTCACCTCCTAGATTTCAGGAATGTGAAGAGTATGGAATGAATGTAGAATACAGAAGAGATGGCTCAAGGTATTTTGCTTTACCAACTGGAAGAGAAAGTATTGGAGATTTTATACATTTTGGTGTAAACTTTAAAGGATTAAGAATATGATTAAGACAAAGATTATAGCAGCATTTCCGGGGATGGGAAAGACCCATCTACATAAGAATTGTGGTGATCTCAAAATACTAGACAGTGATTCTTCTGATTTCTCTTGGAGTACAAATGATGAAGGTAAGAAAGTAAGGAATCGAGAATTTCCTGAAAATTACATTCAACACATCAAAGAGAATATGGGAAAATATGATTATATCCTTGTTTCTACACATAAAGTAGTAAGGTCTGCTTTATATGAAGAACAAATAGGATTCCATCTTGTTATTCCTATGGCTACAGATAAAGCCAAAGAAGTATTTGTTGAAAGATTTAAACAAAGAGGTAGTCCACAAGAATTTATTGACCTTATACATTTATCTTGGGATGAATGGTTAACAGACCTTATGTGCCAAGAAGGTTGTTCATTAACACTTTTACCTTATAACAAATACTTATCAGATTATGTACAAGACCAAATCAGGGAAAACTCTGAATCTAACCAAAGCTAAGGAAATAGCATCTGGTGGGGAAGGCAGAATACTTGAACATCCTACTGATAAATCCAGAGTGGTTAAAATCTATCACAGTCCAAGGAAGGCAAGTTTTGCTAAACATTTAGAAACATTATCTAGCCTTAATAAAGATTCATTTGTAGCTCCTAAAGAGATATATTTTGATGATAAAGGTAATGTTGCTGGTTTTGATATGGATTATGTAAACTTTAATGACTACTGGTTATTCAATAACTTATTCAATAAGGGCTTTTGTAATTCAAATAACATTACAGATTCATTGAAACTTAAGATTTTAGCATTTCTTAAAGCTTCGTTGGAAGAATTACATAAGAATAATATTGTTATTGGTGACTTGAATATGTACAATATATTTGTAGGCAAAACAGGTAAAGTATTGTTTGTTGATGTGGATAGCTACCAGACTGATTCTCAGCCTCATTCAGGTGTACTACTTGATGAGATAAGAGATTGGACCACTGCCATGATTAATAAGAGTACTGATGCTTGGGCTTATGATATATTGGCCTTCTGGACCACAACGTATTGTCATCCTTTCAAATGGGTGATTCCGGGTAATAAAGAATCACTTGAACAAAGGGTAAAGTCTCACAAATCATATCTATCTAACATCCCCGGGATAAAAATACCTGCATTGTATCAACCACCAAAAGGTGAGATTGAGAAACAATTCAGGGATATATTCTCAGGAAGACGGTATATGGTAGATTTTGGTGGTGTACATGTTCCTGTATCTACTGTAGTTAAACAGAAAATAGCCTCTACATCTCTTACAGTAAGAGAAATATCTCATGACATTTCTCATATCAATGCTTGTACAAACAGTGTTGCCGTAAGGAATATCAAGGATGGTAGCTGGTTATTAATAAGTTGTGCTATAGGGGGTCAGATAAGCTTCCTAAAGTCAATGGATGCTGACCAGTTATACCCTGCTGGAACCAACTTTGCTCTTGTAAAAGGTAATGACTTGATATTCTCTAATAATCAGAAGTTATCCTTTTATCAGCCACAATTTTATTATCACAATGGTTCACTGGTAGTATTTGATTATGCTACAGATCAACAGAGGAATATTGACCTTTATAAACAACAATTTGGTATAGATTCTACAAGTACTGTAGTATTTACCAAGTCAATCATCCTCAGAGATACACCTATACAGAATTTTGGTGGTAGTGTATACCTGAATTTACCTCAGATGAACAGGTATAATCTGGTTAAAGTTCCCAAAGGATTAAAGAATGCATTCTATGCAGGTCCATACTTGGGTACTGAAGTAAAAACAAAGTCCAGAATAGAATATACCATTTACAATCCAATGAGTCCAACAAGTTCTATTGATCTTGATTATTTACCACATTTCTGCTCTAAAGGTGATAACGTATTTGTTCCTGAGAATGGACATATTGCAATTTATCAGCTTGGAACAGAAATAGCACGAATGGATTTATCTATTTGTACTAGGGATTCAAGGTTATATATGACTGATGCTGGTATCCTTATGTTAGAATCCAACACACTTTATCTCTTAAACAAAGCTTCATAAATTTTAAACCAAATAACATGAACAAGAACAACGATGCATTACTCGTTATTGATGCTCAAATTGATTTCCATGATGTTCCCGGTGCTGCTTTACCTGTTGCAGGTGCAGTAAAAGATACCGAGAGACTGGCTGACTTCATCAAGAAACTGAATCCGAGCAGGATATTAGCCTCTCAGGATTCTCACTATTCTCTGGACATTGCACATCCTGCATGGTGGATTGATGCAAGAGGTAACCTCGTAACTCCATTCACACCTATCAGTGCAGATGATATTAAGAATGGTAAGTATGTTGCAAGAATTCAACCTGCAATGTCTCTGCAATATGTAGAAGACTTGGAAAAGAATGGTGAATTCAACCATTTCATATGGCCTGAACACTGCCTCATGGGTAGTAATGGTCATGCATTCCATCCCGTATTCTTTGATTCTATCCGTGAGTGGATGAACAAGAATTCACGTTGGGTTAACTTCATTACCAAAGGAGTAAATCCATTCACTGAGCATTTCGGTATATTCCGGGCAAATGTTCCTCTTCCTTCTGACCCTGCAACTCAGGTTAATCAGGCAATATTCCAATTGCTGAATGACCATGATACAATCTATCTTGCAGGACAGGCAAGGAGTCACTGTGTTGCTAATTCAATGAGACAATTGTTGGATATAGCTCCGCAATTAGCTCCGAAGCTGATTGTTCTGGAAGATTGTATGAGTGACGTTCCGGGCTTACCTTCTGACTTCTACGTTGGTGTAAATAACATTTACGCTGATGCACAAGCAAAAGGAGTAAGGATTCAAAAAAGTACTGACTTCTAAACAAAAGTGTTAACTACAAAAACTACTAATATGAACGAAGGTTTCGTTAATTTGAACATGCAGAACTTTGACCCTAATGCTTTAGCAAATCAAACATCAACAGTAATCATGTTTGGTGTAGTGGTTGACGTTTCTCCATCCATCAACAGTTACGTACATGTAATGAATGATGCTGCCCGGGAAGTATTTATGAAAGAACTCAAGAACTCACACAGGAAGAATGATATTGTTATCAAATGTGTGAAGTTCTGTGAAAGAGTAGAGCACGTATCGGGCTTTACTCCAATCCTGAATCTCCCCGATGATTATCTGGATTCAGCACCTACTGGTGGTGGAACAGCATTATATCAGGCTGTACAAGAAACATTGGAAAATGTGGTAAAGTACAGACAAGATTTGGAAGACCAAGGTATCGAGGTAAGGACAAATATCTTTATCATTACTGATGGTGAGGATAACTCTTCTTCCAGAGGTGCTGATAAGAGAGTAAAGGCTATTGTTGAAGACCTGAAGAGGAATGAAGCATGGGCTAACTCTTTTACAATCAACATGTTGGGTGTTGGTAATGCTGCAAACTTTGAGGCTGCATGTGTTGCTATGGGATTAGACCCAACCAAGTGCCTTGTAACTGTAGGTGCTTCTGGTTCTGAGATCAGGAAACAAATGGGAGTAGTATCTCAAAGTGTTTCTTCCAGCAGTCAACAAGCTGTTGTTAATTTCTAAAACACGTATCATTATTATGAAAAGGGGGCTTTATTGCTCCCTTTTCTTTTTATCACAAAACTAAAACTACTGTCATGAGCTACACAAGTGAAAATGAACAGAGAGCCAAAGATAAGGCTATTGAGGCAAGAAATATTCTCATCGAAACTGCCGAAGCTATGGAAAGATTAGCTGATGAGAAACAAAATGATTGGAAGACTGATTATCTTGATAAACTTCGTACTGATGCCATAGAAATAAGAAAAATGGCTATTGAAGTACGTAAAATTGAACAACGACTATGAGTAAATTCTATTTCACCGAAAATGGTAAACCTAAGCCTTATAAATTTAAGGATGGAGAATACGAAACATATAAAGAAGTATGTTTAACCATTTGGGGTGGATTACCTCATGATGTTGGTTGGGCTAAAAACACTGAAATTTATAAAACCGCATTAATAAAATACAATGATAGCAGAAAGAAACCTTGAGTGGATAGCAAAGGGTAATACAGGTTGTGTATTTGCTACCTTGTTTGCCAAGAACCCTGATTGTATAGAATGGAATTTCTATGACCATAATGAATGGAAAGTAAAAAGATTATTCGACCAATTAGAAGGTTGTGTGGTATCAATTATATTCCCTGAAGATTGGGATATATACAAGGTTACAAGTTGGGCTTACACACTTGGATTCTTTACTGAATATACCTCTGATACTACCATTGGTCTTAGAATAAACTGTGATGAAGGAGTATCATGGGTACAATACTTCGGACCTGATTCCCATGTAAAAACCAGACAAGCACCAGTACCTATGCTGATGTATACTAGAAAACTTAATACTTCCCACTATGCAAAGGTAGGATGGAAAGGTATTCTTCATCTTGCTCATGCATGGTGTGGAAGTATTAAGAATTCTGTATATGATTTATTATGGAATCAATCCTTTCACCAAACAAAGAAAAGATTAGGTCATTCACCTACTATTATTGAAGCAGCAAAGACCACATTTTATGATAACAAAAATCCAAGCACAGCAGTTAATAAAGATAATAGCGAATCATCTGGAATATACTGATGTTCAGGTAACTCATATAGGTGAGTTTGATGAAAAAGGGTGGAAACATGCTGATTCATTACTTACTATAGATTCCAATGTAGGAAGAGTTGTAATATGGAATGATGATATAAACTGGTATCCTAAGGAAAGTATGACTGCTAAAGTTACAACTGGTGTTTTTAAAGCCTATAGATTCCTTAGAGTATTAAATATAATAAAGGATAAAGATGAAAAACCTCTTGACTGTAAAAGAAGTTAGACCAGAACTCCCATTTCGTATAAATTATGGAATGGGGGATATTTCTCTTAGAAGAAACGAGAAAAATGACTTTGATTTTGATGTATATTTACCTTCTAAAGGTATAAATTTACAAAGACCTTTAGTTTGGACAGAATTTCAAAAAGAACAATTGGTATACTCTATATTCAAGGGGTTAAAATTACCAAATATATCTGTACTAAAACACTTCCCAACAGATGCACATAGGGAAAGAAGAGATTACATTTATCAAGTTATTGATGGTAAGCAAAGATTAACAACTCTTATATCTTTTATAGATAACGAATTCTCTGTAGATTGGAAAGGTAAATTATATTTCTTTGATGATTTACACCCTTATCTTCAGAGTGATTTTTATGAATCTATAACTTCAAATATAGGATTTGACTATCCTAATGAAAGAGTTTCAGATGATGCTAAGATTGCATGGTTTGAAATGATTAACTTTGCTGGTACACCCCAAGATATTGAACATTTGAAAAAACTCAAAAAATGAATAGTATTAAAGAAAAACAAGTAAAAATCAAGAAGATACGTAATACACCTCAGACCCTCAATGACAGACTGAAGAATATATTTACGGATAAGAATCAGGAAATCCCTTTTACTCTCGAAGAGAAAAGAGATTTAGGAAGTCTTATAGTTAAGAAATTCTTTGAGAGTGAAATGAAGTACAAGCATGTTAAAAGGGTAGAAATAGAAGAAGATGGAGAAAAAATGCAAGTATTGCAGTATCCATCATTCTTTGTTCCTGTAATGGATGCTATTATTCATCAAGCTAAAAACTCTAAGAATGCCAAAACAGAAGTACTTTCAGGGGGACAAGGTTAAATTTATTATTCCCTCAATAGGTGAATCTAAGGGAGAAATAATAGGTCAGAATGGAGAATTTGACAAGGTAAAGCCTTTCCTTTTAAAAATAAAGGATGGCTCTGGAAATATTCATGATTTGGGACAAGGTTACATTATCAGTAAAATTGAAGAGAATGAGTAAAATACTTATCATAGGACAAGCTCCACCTGCACAGGAACAAAAGGTTCCTTATGATACTACAATGTTATATGAATGGCTGGAAGAATGTGGTATATCCAAAGAACAAGCTCAGGAAATGTTTGAATTCGAAGCTGTATCAGCTAATTTTCCCGGTAAAGCTAAGGGAGGTGGACATAAAGTACCTTCTACAGCAGATATGTTATTACATTATCATCAAGTATTATCTGAAAAGATATTGAATTCCAAAAAGATAATAGTACTTGGTAATGTAGCTAAACATTTCTTGGAAAACGATACCCCTTCTTGGAGAAGTAGGACTCAGCCAATCCTATACCTTATGCATCCATCCCGTATGAATTACGAAAGGTATCATAGTAACAGAAACAAAATTTTGGACCCTTTGAGGGAATTCTTAAAATAGTTCTTATATTTGTAAAACTTAAACTACAACACAAATGAGCAAAGAAAACAAAGGTTACTCAGAATCAAGAGTACTCTCTCAATTAAGCAAGAAGAATGACATTAACATTTCTGGTAAGAGAATCATCTGGAATCAAGGTGGTAACTCCAAAGGGGATGTGGGTATCGGTTCCCGTGGAAAGATAGATTTCCTCAGGAATTATTGTGGATATTCTATACAGGTACAATAATCATTAATAATATAGCAAACAGAGTGAAGCTTGTGGGTTACATACCGTGTAAACGTTGAAGGCAACCCTAATAGTGAAGTTAAACATCACATGTGCGTATGTAGTACCAGCGTGTCCCAAACCTACATATGTTAGCCTGAATTGACAGGCAAGTTAAGTCACGGTCTCTGTTTGCTATATTTTAAACATTTCTTATGAGATTGAAAGTCAAGAGCATATTAAATATGTTCATAGAAGAACCAAAGACTGATAGAGAAATTGGTCACAATACAGCACTTATAAAGATTCTCAAGGAAGAGCTTGGTGCTAATACCACTGAAGTTAAAAAGCATGATGTAGATTATTCCGACCCATTTACTCAAGAATTGAGAAGAATTATGCAACCTGTTGATTTTAAGAGGATTAGCAGATGGGACATAAATCATATCAAAGAATATATGGTAGGAAATTCTAAATTGAATGCAGTAAAGGTAATGAAGGAAATCACAGGCTTGGGATTAAAAGAGGCCAAGGATATTATTGATTTTATCCATCCTGACAGTTATAGGTCAAATTTGTAAATAAATTTGGTAAAGTACAGATATTTTAGTATATTTGTACTTTATTTACCCGGGGGTGTACTTGGTTTTGACAGCATGGGTAATGGGAAGAGGGCGTGTAGACCGTTGGATAATTAGGTCTATAATCTGAATATTCAAAAAATAAACGCAAACACAAATGTTGCCGCTTCTAATGTTAACAGTGTTAATGTTGAAGCAAACTCTCCTGCTAAGTCTAACGTGACTGTAGGAGAAGATGGAAACCTTGATTCTTTCTTAACTTCTCTGTTCCCTGCTGAGGTAGTGGCAGAAGAAGAATTAGAATTAGTCTAGTTCCCGAACCCACCTGAGGTTTAGAAAGGTAACTGTTAGAAGTCAGCCTGTGGAGTGTACAGTATAACTATGCAAACAGGCACAGTTTCCAGTTCACAACTGAGATAATCCAAGACAGGGATGATAAAGCTAGTCACACACGTAACTCTCGACTGATTATTATGTTTGGACATCGGTTCGACCCCGATCACCTCCACACCCGGAAAAATATGAACGGATGCCTAACAAGCAGGGAGATAGACCTGTAGTTCTTTACCTGTTCATCCGTGGGTAAGGCATTGAGAAGACAGAGTAGTGCCTGAGAACCTTCGAAAGAAGTATGACTAAAGGCAGTGCTAAAGTAATACATAGCAGAATCAAATAAACATACTGCTCTGTCTTCTTTTTAAAACTTATTTGCTACAGGACTCTAAAAGCTGAGAAACGAAAGGAGTGAAGTAATTCACACCCGGAGTTGATAACATGGAAGTAAAGCCTATTCGTATGAAAACCCATGCAACCCTGTAGTAAATTCATTTTATCATTATGAAATCAAAATTATATTCTTTTCAAGTACAGTTAAGACAAGATAGAGAATGTTATATTCCGGGATGCATATCTTGGTATCATCCCTATTGGTTATTAAAAATAGGGATACTATTCTGGTCTATAAACTTTTACTTTAAGGAAGATAAAGATGATTTTTAAGTTCGTAAATATTGCCATTTACTAAGGCTAACCAGCCGCCTGTACCAGTGCTGTGAAAGGGGTCATCCGTGAGAATCGGGTGGTCCCTTTTTTAATTTTGGTATTTAAACTATTTTCCTATATTTGCTAAATCAAAACAACATGAAATCAATTGAAACAATTATCTCTCAGTATAAGAGTCAGACTCTTGATGGTAGAGATATTTCACGATTATTACAATTCCTTACTGAAGAACAAATAACCAGTATGGGAATGGAATTGAAAGAGGAGTACAAAGGGAAACATCAGCCTGTCCCTTTTACTAAAGAAAATATCCTCAAGCAGTTAGAAAAAGATGTTGCTTTTGGATTCGAAAAAGCCCTCAATCAGAGAGGTATTTCATCTGGATTAATGTACAGTGTAGTTCAGATGTGGAATTGGGTTCTTGAGGAAGGATTAGAAGATTTTGATGAATATCCTATGTATGGATTACCACTGTTTAAAGCCACTGCTGTCAAGTATGGTTTTGAAAATCCTATAGGTGATGATGAGGGAAGTGAAAGAAAGTATGATTCTGAATAATTATTAATAATAAAAAACAAGCAATGAAGCCTAGAATTCACACAAGCAGAAGAGGTGGAGCACCTGCACAAAGGTCTCGGAGAGAGACAGTTATCAAAAGATTAGAAGCTCAGTTACAGAGTGGTACTAAACCTACAAAATCAGGTGATGGTGCTATTATTAATGTAGCTTTTAAAGAAAATGTAAGTACAGAACCACTTACTGATTTTGACAGAAGTCGAATTGAAAAAGAATTACAAACCCTCAAAACAAGAGTATGATTACCAGAGCACTCGTTTATGGATTATCTTTACTTGTAATTATTCAAGTATTGATAAGAGTATTTAACAACAACACCTTTGGAACTCCGTGGATTCCTATAGGTCTTGCAGTTGCACTATTTGTAGGTATTATAGCTTTTACCGAAAGTAGAATCAAAAAAGCTATCAACAGAAACAGAAATTTTTAAAACAAACCAAAAACAAAACAGAAATGAAAAATTTAATTCTTGCAATCTCAGTAGTATTTATGCTTTCTTCATGTGGAGAAAGAGTAGCACCTAATTATCAAGGAGTCCTTATGGAGGACTATGGTAAGAATGGTAAGTCAGACTTTTCTCTTGTAAAAGGAAGGGTTAGCACATGGGGATGGGGAACAGAATTGTTCCAAGTGCCACTTTGGGAACAGAGAGCATCTTTTGCTGGTAATACTGCTGAAACAGACCCCGGTATATTACATTTAAAAGCAGCAGATAATACTGAATTCACTTCTAAGCCTTCTTACTCTTATCAAGTAGTAGAAAGTAGGGCTGTAGATGTAGTATTTCAGAATAAGCATCTAGGTTCTGGTGATGATTTTATGAGAGCATTAGAAAATAACATCCTTGAAGCAAAAATATATGACTTGATGAAGGATGAATCTCGTAAATATATTACTGATACTTTAATGATGTCTGGTGGTTCTCTTAAGTTTGAAAATGCTGTAAGAGATCAAGTCGCAAAAGCATTTGAAGAAAAAGGTTTAAGACTTATCACATTTACTGCACAGCTTGATTTCTCTGATAAAGTAAAGCAAAAGATTGATACAAGGAATGAAGTAAATACTAACGTGTCTGTACTAGACCAGCAAATTATAGAACAGAGGAAAAGGAATGAACTTGCTGAACTACAAACACAGGAGAATCTTATTATCTCAAGAGGTATTACTCCACAACTCCTTCAGCAACAATTCATTCAGAAATGGGATGGTAAGACACCTTTATATGGTAATATGCCAGTAACATTACTGAAGAATACTCAATAATTCATTATGGGTACTGGTAGAAATATCAGTACCCTTAAACTACACTACTATGTTCAAAGATGTATTTACACTCAAAAAGAGTGCTTATCATGTAAAAATGATGAATTATATATGGGATATGGACCATAGAGATTTCTCTCATATGTGTCCTTATTTCTGGTTGTCAGTTTTCAATCATTTCCTTATTTTGATAGTATTCCCTGCTAGGCAGATAGGAAGATTATTCTCTGGACTTAATGACAGGTTAAAAGAGAAGGCAAGAAATAAGAGGTATAAAGAAGATTCCAAATGGGAAACCAAAAAGAAAGAATTTGCTACGAGAGCAAAGACCGACCCTGACTTCTTTAAGAGTGTCATAGGTAAGATTATTTGGAACCGTCATTATGCAGACAGAAAGAGGGGAATTGACAATGTATGTGTCGAGAAAGACTACTATAATTTTTATGAAAGATTAGATTATGGTTGGGATTTCGACTCTGATTTAGTTGAACAATTCAGAAAATATCGAGAGGAAGTAAGACAAGCACAAAGAGATAGATATTTGTCTTTACTAGCTGAACAAGAAGCTTTGGAAGAGAAAAGAAAACAATTAGCTATTGCTCGTAAAGAAAGAATTAACAAAATCAATAAAATAGCAAAACCTATAGGAAAATTCCTATTGGGAGTAGCTATTACAGCTACGGCTTTATTCGTTTTGTATCTTGTTTACCTTGGAGTAGTAGGACTTGCAAATCTTACAGCCTCTCAATGGGTTAAAATTGGAACCTATGGTGGACTTACACTAATTGTAATAATTGGTATAATCCTTATTGTATTGTTTTTCAAATGGTTAAACACATTAGATTTAAGTATATCATTACCGGGATTATCATGTGAACAGAAGAAAGCAATCAAGAGATTCTTTAAGAATGCTGGTGCTTTCCTGAATAAGATTGGTAATAAGATAGGTGGATTTTTCGCTTTGCTATTTCAAATGGCTAAGAATGAATGTCCTGCAATCAAGTGGGAAGACTAACTATACATAAAACAATCAACTATGGAACCTGTACAGAAACCCCAACAGCCTGAAACTTCAGGTAGACCACCTTCAGAGGATGAAGGTGTTGAATGAATCACTCACAAGGGGCTATCGAAAGGTAGCCCTTTTTAAATTATACATATGGACAAAAGAAGAAAAGAGCTTGTAGACAAGCTCAAACGTAATAAATTTAAGAAGGAAGATACAAGTAATCGAATGTTTTCAGATAATGTATATTATAAACTTATTAAAAACAAGCTACGTTATGAAGTAGATGTTGATAATAGTGATTACACTTTATCTTTGGTAACAAAAGATGACAGTATCCACTTGAAGAAGTTTTCTGGATTTAAAGCTATGTCAAGAAGCATAGAAAAGGCAACCATAAATTACTAAATTATGGAAATTGAAGAAATAGAAAAAGCATGGGACTGGTGGAAGAAATTAGACGAAATGACTCAAAACAATATCAGTTTTTCTAATATCGGAAAAGAACCATACCAGATGTCTCTATCAGATTTAGTAAATTTATACACGATAGTTATTGATAATCAACATTCTTAACCAAAACTCCCCCAATATTATGTATTCAGTATTTCAAGACGTAACTTCACAAGAATGCTATGTAGTTAGTCAAAAATCAGTAGAGTATACAGATTATCTCACAATGGTAGAGAATAATCGAATGACCAAGATTTACGATGGTACAAAACGACAATGTGAAGAACATGCAGATGAATTACTAGAAGCTGCCTAAAATAACCTTTTAAAATTGTAATAATCATGAAGGATTTACAAAAGAAAATTCAGAAACAGTTGCAGCAGATGGCTTCAACTAATAAGCTGTTCAGAAGTAGCATTCCGGGTTCTGAGGTATGGAAGACATATCTGGAATCTTTCGAGGATGACCCTATCTTCCGTGACCCAAACAGCACTACACACAATTGTAATTTGTGTAATAATTTTATTCGTAGGTATGGTAACATCGTTGCTATATCTCCTGATAATAAGATTATGACAATTTGGGATGTGGAAATAGAAGGAGAATTCAAGCCTGTAGTAGCAGCTATATCAGCCAAACTGAAAGCTGCAAAGATTCAGGATGTATTCTTCGAAACTTTCACTGAACTTAACGGACTCAATTACGAGAAATGTAAGAAAACAAATACTGTATTCCGTCTTGGTATAGACAAGAATCACAAGCAGTATAATAAAGAAGAGGCTGAGAAGTTTGGTGTTGTTAAAGAGGGAGAGATCAGAACCTTCGACCACCTTCATGTTGATATACCTACCTCATTCGTGGACCAAACGGGTAAATCTGTAGAGTCTATCATGGGTGAATACAGGGATGCCAAGAATGTGTTTCAAAGAGCTATGGAAGAAATCTCTTTGGATACATTATATCTGGTAAAAGACCTGATTAACCAAGGTAGTTTGTTGGATGGTACTACCCATCTTTACAAAGTAGAGCAATTCATCCCTTTGAAGAAAGAGTATGATGAGCTTGCTAAGAAAGACAGGGATAACTGGTGCTGGAATAACAGTTACAAATTACCATTCGCCAAGTTCAAAAATGAACTGATTGGTGTACTATGCTCGGAGCTTTCTGAAGGTAAGGAACTAAATGATGCTTGTCAGGCATGGAACAAAAGGGTTGACCCTGCTAATTACATGAAAGCCATTGCTCCTATCACTAAGAAGCAAATTGAAGAAGCTAAGAAGTTCGTGGAAGAGAATGGTTATGAAGAATCATTCGACAGGAGATTTGCTACAATAGATGATATTAAAGTAAATGAGATACTTCATGCTAATACAGGGGATGGTAAACTTAAGAAAGTTTCTGTATTTGACAATGTGAAGTCTACATCTACCAGACATAAGAGGAGTGAATTTGATAAGGTGGAAGAGGTTAGTATTGAGAAGTTTATGAAGGATATACTACCTACCTGTACTGGAATTGAGGCTTTCCTCACTTCTCAGCAGGAAGGAAACATGGTATCTCTGACGACAGCTAACAATCCTAATTCCAAGCCTATATTCAAGTGGAATAACAATTTCTCTTGGACATTTAATGGTAATTTGGCTGGTAAATCACAGATTAAAGAGGCTGTTAAATCCAGAGGTGGTAATGTAGAAGGTGTACTCAGATTCTCTCAGATATGGAATGATGGTGATGGTCGTGATAATTCTGATTTGGATGCATGGTGTACACAGCCTGATAATGTCCAAATAGGATATAACACAGGCTACAGGAAAGATCGTGGAGGTGCATTTACTTCTTGTGGTGGTCAATTGGATTTGGATAATACCAGTCCAAGTGGTAGACTTGCTGTAGAGAATATCTACTTCAGGAGTCAGAGAGAGTTGAAAAATGGTGTGTATAAGTTCTACGTGAATCAATTCTCTGCAAGAAACTCTCAGGGTTTCAAAGCTGAGATTGAATTTGACGGAGAAATTTACAACTATGAGTACAACAGACCTGTTTCAGGTAAAGTCCTGATAGCAACTGTCACTCATAAAGATGGTAGATTTACCATTGAACACGGTTCTACTGTTTCTGTAAATGAGGGATTGGGAGCACAGAAGGAAATCTATGGATTACCTTCTAATGAATTCCATAAGGTGAATCTGGTGTGCCTGTCTCCTAACCATTGGGAAGGTAATAATGTTGGTAACAAACATTACTTCTTCATGTTGGAAGGTGCTAAATCACCTCTTTCTATCAGAAGTTTCCACAATGAGAACCTGATTCCTGAATTACTTGCACACCGTAAGGTAATGGAAGTATTAGGAACACAGACAATGGTAGAGCCTACTGGTAAGCAATTATCAGGCTTAGGTTTCAATGCCACTGTAAAAGATGAAGTAATTCTCAGGTTACAGGGAACTCACAAGAGGGTAGTTAAGGTTAGATTCGAGGGATTGGATACCAAATCTGAGACTAAGAAGAAAGCCTTAGCAAACACAATATAAAATCAAAATTCTAACAATTTAAAAAGTCAAAAATGGACAACTTTAAAAAAGCCAGTCAGTTGAAACTGAGATTCAACACAAACAAAGGTGTATTGTCAGTAGAACAATTATGGGATTTGAACCAGACTCAGCTTGCTACGCTGGTTCGTTCTATCAAAACTGAACTGAAAAGTTCTAACTTGGATGATGAACTGAGCTTCCTGAGTGACACAATTCCTACAAAAGTAGATGCAGAGAACCAACTCCGTTTCGACATTGCAAAGGATATTTATGTTACTAAGCAGGAAGAAGCTAAGGCTTTACGTGATGAGAAGCAGAAGAAAGAGCATAATCAAAAGATTATGGAACTTATCCAAGCTAAGAAAGAAGGTGAATTACAAAACAAGAGCATTGAGGAACTTACAGCAATGCTGCAATAATAGTGTAGTTTAAGTAGTAAATCTTAAGGGTACAGCTAACCACTGTACCCTTTTTTAAACTTGTTTTTATGGCAGTACATAAAGAAGTACACGGTAATGAACTCTATGTCTATATGAATGGAGAATTACTATACAAAAGATGGTTAAATATGGGACATGGAATTATCCTGTCTGGTAAATCTGGAATGAGTGCTGCTCAAGGTAGTTTCAGAAGTTCAGATGTATTTCAACACGTTCAAAGAAATAGGGATGAAGCCACAACTAAAAGAGCTTAGACTCGAATGGTATCATACTGGTATGAGAATTATCAAGAGAGGTACTAAGAATTATTGGCAATATTTCCTATTAAGGAATGATAAAAACTATTTAACTAAATCCAGATGGAAAAATATATCCGATTCGAGATTGAGCAGAGAAAACACTCGGGAAATGCTCTACTTGGAATCTTTGAACATCAAGGTAGTGATGGACGTATTATTGAAAAAAGGGACTTCATCCTAGCTTTTGGTCATGCTTTTAAAAAGAAAGAAGCTGATAAAGAGATTGAAAAACTTTGTAAATTCTATAACAATGAGATGGATTCAAATACTCATTCAGGTATCATCCAAAGAGCCTAATTCAACTACTACAGTTGGTTTTCTTTTCTCCTATGAAATAGCTGCTCTGGAATATATAGGTTACAAAGTAAAACCTATTAATAACTCTTACAACCTCATTATATGAACTTTTACAGATACGAAATAGTCGAATATGCAACAATAGGTCATGATGGAGATTTTGTATCCTCACCTATACCTAATCCTTCAGTAGTATTAAGGGAGTTCAATCTATATAAAGAAACTCCAAAAGGTTACTGGATAGGATATGGGAGTATGGATTCTGATAGTTTGAGAAGTCAAGCTAGATGGGTATCCAAAACATCAAGAAAAAGGTATGCTTATCCTACAAAAGAGGGAGCTTTGCAAGGATTTATCTCTCGTACAAAAAGAAGAGAATCAATTCTTGAGAGACAAGCTTGGTCCTGTAGAATAGCTTTATCAAGTGCAGAAAATATGCTAAAAGAATTACAAAATGGAATCACAGTCTAACTCAGAACTACATCCCGAAGCTTGGGCTTTTTATGTAGAGGAAGCTCGTAATATAATGGGAGAACCTGATCTAGTACAGCTTGGAAATTACAGAATTCCTGTACCAAATATGTCAGGAGATTTCATTTATGCAAATACGGTAGAATCCCTTTGGTGTCAATTCATAAGGGAATGGTATAGACCTCAGAGAAACTCCCATTCTGTATATGGTCAAATTCAATACATTGTTCAAACTTTTAAAGGATAATCATGGAAATACAAATAGTAGTACCTGATAAACAAGCAGCTAAGAACTTCTCTGAATGGTTCAGAAAAGAAGGATTTGATGCTTTTACTAAGTCAAAACACAACGACTTGAAGAAACATGGTGATAGCTATATTACATGTTTAGCTACAGATGAGAGATTATCCAACTCCCGGGATAACAGTTATGAGGGACAATTCTTTGAAATTCAATAACTTAATCATGAACACACCCGAACAAAATATAGTAAATAGCTTCAAGGATAAGAATTTACTATTTATAGAAAATGATAACTCCTTCAGTAGCTCTGTACAAGAATTTCACAATATTATTAAGAGAGCCGGGATAAAACATACAGTCATGTTTAATCTGAGTGAGCAACCTTTGGAGGAAATAAAGAAACAAATCCAGAAGCATGATGGTATTGTATTTATGACTCAATGGGTATATCCAATATCAAAGACTATCTCTGAATACATGAGGTCTTTGAAGAAGAAAAAGATTGTAGTACAGTGTTATCTTGGAGACCCTACTTGGTATTATCAACCTGATGATGTACCTCATGAAATATACATATACAAATGTATGGTTCAATGGGGGGAACCTGACAAAGAAACAGAGAGTTTCTATAAATTGAGTAATAAACCTTATTGGGATTACAAAAACAACTTTGACCAATGATAACATTTATAATTTGCTGGTTTATAATAGTTTTCCTACATGCTTTTATTCTCCAATCTCATAAGGAAAAGGTAGAGAATCATATTTACGAGACAAAAGTAGATATGATTGCTTATCAGTTTTGGCAAGGTAGTCTTGCTAAGAACGGTTACCCTACCAATCCTACAGGTTCAGCTATGACAATGTGGGAAATATATAATTACTGGCAGGAAGGATGTGTAGATAAAACTCCTTGGGTCAATCACGTTAAAAAATATTGGAAATGAACAAGCTAAGTAATATTCATATTAATCCTCAGGAGATAAAACATAGGCTTTGGTATGACATAGATAATAAATATGCCATTCTTTTTGTCCTTATTTGCTTATATTATACACATAAAATAAGCAAGGAAAAATTCATGGGTCAAATAAGAGCTTTAAGGGCAGGACATTTATCCCGAGTGAAGGGTACTCATCATTGTACCATTAATAACAAATGGTATGACCATGAATCACCAACAGAACCCTACAAGGATTGTTTAAATGAGCTATGTAATATACCTATTAATGTTGAACAGATAATTCAAGGATTAATGATATTTGAGAACAAAGGTTACAATTATGCAATTAATTCATTCTTGAATAATTACATAGGTCCGTTCATAAGAAACTGGTATCCTTCATGGGGAGAAGAAAAACTCAGTAACAGACTTGGGATTGCTTATTTACCTTTTGAGACAACTCCTAAAGGTTATAGTAGTGAATGTGATTCATGTGGAAGCACTCATTATGAGATTGATCGTAGAGCTACAGTAGATAAATTGGAGAAAGCATTCACTGAATTCTTTCATTCTCAGAAAAAAGGTAATTTAAAAAAGATTCCATCTACAGTTATATCAATAGGTGATAGTTGGATGTGGTAATAAATAACTTCTATATGAGAAATTTTGTATGTTACAGGAATGGACCATCTTATTATTTCCTTCCTTGGTTACTTCAATTAATCAATCCTTTTAATTGGAAATCAATAAGATGGAGTTGGGTCAAATGGAGTATTAGGCAAAATCTCCCTAGAAAATTCAAGTACCCAAGACAGGAATTTGATTATTTTATGAGTAAATTCAAGAATCGTATTCATTGGTTTGCTGATTATAACTTTAAAAAGGTATAGTATGTTTATAGTAATAGAACGAGGGCATGGTTGGAGATATGCCACTGTAGTAACTGACGAAGATGGAGAGAATAAAATATTCGATACTCTGGAAGAAGCTCAAGCTGAAGCTGATGAATGTCAAGATGGAATAGTAGTAGGTGATGAGGTTATATCTGATGAAACAAACGAATTAGTAACAAGAATATTATCATTCTTAGATAATATAGGGGCTGATTATATTGCAACAGATACAACTGAATTAGAGATAATCAAGAAAAATCTAAAATCATGGCTATCCCAAGTGCAATGAAAACAGAAGATGGTATTACAGTAAAAACAGGTGCTCTTATCTGGTATGTGAATTACTTAGGTGAAATAAAACCTGTAGTATTTAATATGAAAGGTAAGAGTACCGTTAAATACTTTTCGTTACATGAAAATGCTGAGAAATTCCTTAGAGAATGTGAACAAATTATGACTGAAGAAAAAGAATTAAGATTAAGCGAATTAATAAAATCTGGAAAATGATAGACCAAGACTTAAAACAAAGAATGTTGCAAGCAATCAATGATTGTCAACATAAAACTATTCGCATTTCAGAAGCATGTACTATAGAGGCTGAAATCTATAGTTGTGAACAACAACTACTTCTTCTTAAAGACTTAAGTACTACGATTAGTGATGAGAGAGAAGAATATGAAAGGATAATTGTTAAAAAGCTAGAGAAACTTCAGGAACTACGTAAATTTGAAAATGTAAACCGTAAGGAGGTCGGTCTGGTATGAGTATTATAGGAAGCCAATGGAAGGATGAACCTTCTGATGAAGAGAAATTCAACGATATTACTGGTGATACAAGAACAGGTCGTTCTGATAAGGAGCTTGAAAAAGATATTGAAAAAGCCAAAGAAAATGGTTCTCGAACAGAACGTCAAAAGCTTGGTGATCTACAACAAGAAATAAATTACAGAAATGAAAGGTAAAGTAAAATTATACAGTACTAAAAATCCTGAAGAGGGATTGGATGTAATTCGATATATTACAGATAGATATTATGTTTGTACTATAGAAAAACATCATAAGAATTTTGGACTCTTTGATTTAAAGATTAAAGATAACCCTCATAATAATGGTATTGGAGGTTGTGAACTTTCGGAATTACAACAGTTAGTAATAGAATATGATGATATTGCACCATCTTCTGCTTATCCTATTATTCACAAAAGTTTACGTATTCTACCTCAACAATGGGATTGGGCTTTAGCTTTCTTATATAGCGAAGTAGATTTTGAGGAATTTAATACACCTGATGGTAAAGTGGCTAAAATTCAAACTGCTACTCCTGTAAGAACTATAGAAGATATTCCTGAGGAATTAAGACATATGTACAAGCTTATTAAGGTTAGTAATAACCCCCTTGTAAATCAATACTTTCAGGAAAGATTCAGCATACCACACAATCATGAATTTGTTACAGCTTTGGAAGATTATGATACATTTCTTAAGGATAAGAAATTTGTTATAGTGGATGAAGAGAAATTAAAGAAGATAGCTACGGATTTCTTCTACAAGTGGTACAATTCTCCCGGGAATAACACACTTCAAGGTTGGGATGATTGGTGGAGTAAAAACAAATCCAAGTACGTTTAAACTACATTTATGATAATTGATATTGAACCAATCAAGGTACAACCTAATGATTTCTACAAAGTTGTAATGGAGGTCAAGGAATATGACAAATTATATATGTTCATGAAAGGAGGTAAGGAATATTCAGTATTCTGGACAGAGGAAACACTGAAAGATTTCTTACCTAGATATACTATTTCTGAGTTTATAGAAAGTCATTACCTTAATTACATCAGTATGTTCTGTAGATGTCATTCTCATATTGTACAAGGTTTTCATCCTTTCTGGACAGTACAGGACAGGGATGAAAATGGAAGACCCACAGGAAGAGGAGAAGTACCTCAGAAACTATCTGGTGATTCAAGAGTAAAGAGTACGGCTCTATATCGGTTAAAGAATAGCTACGAACAATTTACTAAAACTTTGGAGTTTGTAGTTATTACAAATGAGTAATTATGAAAAAATCAACAGTAATATATTGTCAACAACTTGGAGGATACTGGTCAGTCGGTAGAGGTGGATTCTATGGTGAATTATACGCCACTAAATTCAGCCCTGTCCAAGTGGGAAGTCCTGAGGACAATGGACTTTCCGAACAGTTAGAAAGGGCAGTAAAGTCTACCGATTTTCTTGTAGAATTAAAGGAGGTATATCATGAATAATATATTCTCTGATTATTGGAAATTCATTAAGAAGATTCCTGAAATAATAGGTATTATCATAGGAGGAGTATTAGCAATGATTATAATATTTATAATAAGTGTTATACTCCCTGTTGTCCTCTTATTCTTACCAATATTGTTAGCTCTATCCTTACATTGGGCTTATATTTTCACAGGATTAATTCTTTGGTATCTACTTTATTGGATAAGTCAACAAGAATGGTTTGAGGAAATATCTAATTGGTAAAAAAATTAATATGAGTGAAGAAAGAAAATACCCTATAGGTGGTTATGCACCCGGAAGCTATACCTGTAAATGCTCTACCTGTGGTAAACAGTTTACAGGTGATAAAAGAGCCGTTCAATGTGAACCATGTGCTATAGAAATGATGAAAGAAGTAAACAAAGTTACATTCTTTGCTAAATATCTACCGGAAGACAGTAATATGTTAACTGTAGGAGGAATGTACTGGAATAAGCAACACAATAAGGCTGATCTAGTTTCAAGTTCCTTTCATCTTGAGGTGCTTAAAAACGGTAATTTTCAACCAGCTAAATTATTTCTCTGTAGTAGAGATATACAGGTAGGTGATAGAGAAATTTATACGCCCACAGGAATAAAACTCGAACATGAAGTTAAGTTTGAGGATATGGCAACTGTTGCTTCTAAAGAGGGGTGGTTTAAAGTCATAGGAGAAATATCACCTGATGCTTTACCTTATGTGAAGGAAGGGCAGGAATTTGATGATAATATGGTAGAATTCTATATATCAGAAAATCCACCTTGGGAAGGATGGGGAAGGGCAACAGTAGAGAAATATTGTGGGTGGAAGGGTATGAAAACCATTAAAATACAAGGTCCATGCTCACATTTCCATTAAAATGAAGCGACAGTATGTTAAAAATGGATTAAATATGATGGAGTTATCAACATAATTTGGAAAGTAGTGGTAGGCTGTTGTAAATTACAGCCCCTTTGACAATTAGTTCGTAACCAAACCACTACACCATTATGACACAAATTGATTTCTTGGTATTTGACCAAACTTCTGCTAGAGAAGCTGTCCTTTTAGAGTCCAGTAATAGAGAGATTCTTGCTAGAACTTTCATGGAAGAATCTACTATTAACACAAACGAGGAACACCTCGAATTCTTTATCTTCTGTATGAATTAACCGCCATGTTACAAAAGCTATTCCAAAAATTCAAGAAGCTCTTCAAAAGAAGAGAAACTAATTCACAATCAAGCGAAAATAGACAGGAAGAGGATTATCCAGATTTCCACACAGGATACGGATATTAAGGCATAAATACACAAAGATGTTAATATTGGGGTCAATAGACCCCATTTTTTATTACTTTAAACTACACTACGATGAAAACTAACAATCTCAAAGACCTGAGGAAGCTGAACCCAATATGTTCTGCTGCTCCCGGCAAATCAGAAGTAATGGTATTTGGAAAGACTTATCACCATAATGTTGCCACCGAGGATGATGAGTTGATAGATATTATCAGAGCAAAAGTGCAGGTGGAATATGCTATATTGTCCCAATCAGTTAGAAAGAGAATTATAACAATTTATGGTAAACCCTTATCATTTAGGGATACCATATCAGATTTAAACTTTAAACTAAAAAAGATGGTAGAAAAGACAGGTAAAACAATCGAGGAAATCGTAAGAGAAATTCGTAACTATTTGGGTTACAAGTGTTCCTTCACTAGGTATGATGAAAGTGGAAGATTAATACCAATAACTTCAGAGAGGATATTGGAAGCTCACAAACTTATATCTGAGAAGAAAAATTTGGTAACTATTGAAAACACACTATATTTGTAAAACTATAGCAAGTATAGTAATTCAATCACCAAATAAGTTACCCCATGCTATTTACAACCAAACAAAAGACTAACCCTTACGAATTTAATCTCATGGAAAGATGGGAAAGTAAGGATGAATTCAGAGCATTTATAGGGTACTCAAAAGACGGGAATATCTATCTTACTAGTGACCATAGGAAAGGTATTCCTGTCTTTTCGAATGGATGTAGAGTAGGTGAAACTGTAACAAGGGAAGACTTTGATTTGTTCAGAAGCCTATATCTAAATTCAGAAGATAAGAGTATATCCAAAATAGATGTATCGGATTATTATATAATTGGATTTAAAGACTTATTTGCTTTCGGAAATAGTGAACCTATTGATAATAGTGTTCGTAGAAAAACTTTAATTCTTGCATTCTTAAATTTATTTTAACATGTACTACGTTATACAGGAGAACCTGTTTAAAGAATATCACTTCAATACCTTAAGAGAATATTTGGAAAGATATAAGCTTGGTTATGAAGTGGTAAAATATGTACCATTTGTACATGAAATACAACACAAGACGGATAGGAAGGATGTATGGTGCTTTGGTTCTGTTAATATGGCCTTTGCAGCAAAGAAATACAATTGGTCTCCGGGTTCAATGTATAATGAGAATCATGATGTAAACGTATATGGAAAACACTACGGAGATAACATGCTTAACAGTGATGGTATCATTCTTAAAGTAGGTGAACCATTACCAGAATCTCTTCCATATGCATTCTTTGCTCGACCTACTCATGATACAAAATCTTTCTCAGGACAGTGCTTCACTAAAGACTCATGGAAAGAGTGGATTGACAAAGTAGTCCAAGATGAAGAAGTATTTAGATTATTGAGTAAAGAGACAGAGATTGTTGTTGCTCCATTAAAGACTATTCAACAGGAAATTCGTTGCTGGATAGTAAATGGTAAACCTGTTACAATATCCCAATACAAGATTGGAAGTCGGGTTAACTATCTTAACATGGACCACAATGAGGAAGCTGTAATATTTGCTACTCAAATGGCTAAACTCTACTGTCCTGCTGATGCCTTTGTTCTTGATATATGTTTATACAATGATGATTATAAAGTTGTAGAAATAAACTGTATCAATTGCTCTGGTTTTTATGATGGAAACATGAGTAAATTAATTCAAGCACTTGAAGCTAAATTTGGAAACAATGAATAATAATATTCATGATTGTCATATTAGTGAATCTCAATATTCACCATTTCTTAATGACATTGTAAGAAGTTTCAAATGGTCTATATTCTTTGAATTAAAGAGATATATTCCATCTGGAAGAAAGATAGGTAATACAGGACTTATATCAGCTATGGCTAATAAGTCATTCCATGAACCATTTGTGTTAAATTAATGACAACAGAACCTCAATATTCAATTTACCTAAGAAAATACATCCGGTATCAGGAGGTAAATGGTATGTTTATACTTTTCGAGTGTACACCTTGTCAAAAGGTACATAGTAAAGTAAAGTATACTAATGCTATGAATAATGAGTGGTTCCATAAACCGTTCTTTTTAAATTAAATACATATGGATTGGATAGCAGCAGCGTTTGTTATATTTAGTGTATATCTAACAGGCAGAAAAAACAGATGGGGATGGGTAGTAGCAGGAATAGGTGCAATTCTTTTTATGATTGTAGCCTTTCAGAAAGAAGTCTATGGGATGATTGCTTTGGATGTTGTACTAATTATAATGAATATCATTAACTTTATCAAGTGGTCCGGTTACACTAGACCATTTCGTATAAAACTTAATAATAATCCTTTCAAGAAAGGGGATATTATCAAATTGGATTCGAGTGGACAGAGTTTAATTGTACTTAAAGTACTTCCTAATAATGAACTAAAAGTAAGGAATTATGCAACTAGCACACGGAATTGATGTCCCTTTGGTCATTAATGATATTGAGACTCTACCAGAAATGGTAGATATTGGTTTCTATGACCCGGACAAGAAAGAATGGATAGAATTTGAGATTAGTAGAAGGAAGAATGATACAGATAAATTTGTACGCTTCTATACTTCCAATAAGTACATGTATCTGGTAGGATATAATAATATTGAATTTGACCAGAATGTACTTCACTATATACTCAAACATCATGATAGCTGGTATGACCTAAAGGGAGAAGAAATTGCTGCCCTTGTATATCAGTTTGTCCAGAGGCACTTTGACAATAGAAAATATGGTATTCCTGCTCGATATAAAGAGTATGAATTTCCTATATTTCCTATTGATCTATTCAGAATCAACCACTTTGATAATGAGGCTAAGTATACATCTTTGAAGTGGTGTGAGTTCATGATGAACATGAAGGTAGAGGAATGTTCTGTACCATTTCATAAGAGAAATCTTACTGATGAAGAAATGGACGAGGTAATTTCATATCGTAGACATGACGTTATGGCTACTTTGGGAATGTTACACATTACCTTAGGTCAACCTGACAGAGTTATGGAAGTAAATGGTGGAATACCAGTTCCTCACTTATCGGATTATAAAGGGATGAATAAACTACAAGATCGTTTTGACGTTAACAGTGAAACTGGATTAAAATGTCTTAACTGGTCTGATGTAAAAATTGGTGAAGAGTGGAATAGACTGGATTACATGAAAGCAATGGGGATTACGGAAGAGAAACATACATTCCCTACTAAAGTCGTGTATCCTTATGGAAAGAAGTTCAAACAATTCTTTCCTAAGACTATGAAATTCAAAACTCCTGCTCTCAAGGAGTTCATAAAAGATTTGGGAGAACAGTTCGTTCTTGCTGAAAAACAGGAATTTCCTATTGTAATAGGCAAAACTAAGTACACTATTGCAAAAGGGGGAATACACTCTACAGAGAAGAACAGAGCTATTATTACGCCACCGGGATATATCTACAGGGATGCAGACGTAGGTTCTCAGTATCCGAATTCAATTGTTAAGTTGGAGATTTATGCTCCTCACTTGAAGAAACTTGTACTAGAACAGTATAAGGGAAAGATTGAATTAAGAATTACTTATAAAAACCAAGCTAAGGAATTTAAGTCTAAAAATCTTACTCTTGAAGCTAGGAAATTTGAATCTATCCAAGGTCTATTGAAACTATGTCTCAATGGTGGATACTATGGAAAGTTAGGTCAAAAAGGGTCATGGTTAGAGTTCCCTGATGGTTTGTTGAAAGTATGTATGGGTAACCAGATTGAAATTCTTATGGCTATTGAAGCTATGGAACAAGAAGGTTTCCAAGTACTTTCAGGAAATACTGATGGTTTCACTACATTATTCCCTGCTGACAAGGTAGAAAAATACAAAGAAATTTGTAAATGGTGGGAAGATACAGTTGGTAACCATATCCTCGGTAAATTGGAGTATGTAGATTATTTAAAGATGTATCAAATGAACATCAATCACTACATAGGTCAGTATATTGATGAGAAAGGTAATATCAAGGTTAAGAAGAAGGGTAAGTTCGTAACAACTTTTGGAAGTCCGGGTTGTGAATTAAATAAAAACAAATCAGAAAGAATCACACCTCTTGCATTGGAAGCTTATTTTATTGATGGTAAAGACCCGATTGAGTTCATAAGGAACCATAAGGATATTAATGACTTTACTATTGGTTTAAAAGCTGCCGGAAAGATGCACTATGAAGAGGAATGGACTGATGAAGCTGGAAAGGTTCAGGTTAATAAGCATAAGAAACTTGTGGTAATTTATATATCTAACAAGGGAAAGATTCTAATGAAGAGAGGATTGAATAATGAAGGTAACCCAATGAATAATCATTGTTTTGCTATTCCCAAACATTCTCCTGAACTAGGGCAACCTTTGGTAACATATTTTAATGACCCATTTGTTTGTGAAAACTTTAATGATTACGATGTTAATTATAATTACTATATTTGTGAAACTTTACGAATAATAGATGACATCGAAAAGACCGGAAAGTTGAAAGCTTTCAGAAAAGAACTCCTCACGAAGAAAACAAAAGTAGAACAACCAACTTTATTTTAATCACCCCCAAATTGAAAGAAAATGACACCAATCAACACTATTAACAGTGTATTTGTTTGTACAGAAATCAGGACTCAGAAAAGAGAAAGATTTATCATGTCTGGTTCTGGACAGGAAACAGCAATTGCTTTGAGAAAGTCAGTTACAAGACTTACAAGAATTGTTCTTGAAGGTTTTGAAATTAACGGAAACTTTGTACCTTTGGATATAAGAAAATAAATTAACTATGATAAGTACGGAAAAGTATGAGAAGCTTCTTACAAATGGCTTGTCTTTAGACCATTATCATGTCCTTTCTTGTATATATAGAGGAGATAAATTACCTAACCTGAAAAGGATTAAGGGATTTTTCAACTATTTGACAATGAAAGGATACCTCTTAGAAGGAATTCTCACAGAACAGGCAATAGATTTGGTACAGGACGAAGTTTACCTGAGTAGTACAACTACCACAACAACAGTGGTTGAAGGAAACTTCAACTATAATGATTGGGTATTAGCATTACACGGTAAGATTCAGAACAAAATAATGGACCTTACTGGTAAAATCCAAGTCCGTGATAAAATTCAGGGTAAATCTTACTCTTTCCTATGTAACTCAACAGACCTAGGGAAGAACTTGCAGAAAGTTATTAAGCTATACAAACTTGATTCAAGACATATAGACTCAATCGAATCTGCTTTACTCAAACATGTAGAAGATTGTAATAGAGCAAGGAATTGGTTTCCAGTGATTTACTATTACATTTTCAAAGATGGCAAATCTCAGCTTGTTACTGATTTAGATAATATAGAAGAATTATCTACAGAGGGTAAAAATGTAGGAGATACGTATATATGAGTATAAGAGAAAACTTAATGAAGGAAGTCCGTAATGGACTAAAGGGAAAGAATGGTTCTATCCCTTTTCCTGTAGCTAAACTAGATAACTACATTGAGATAGCTAAAAATACTAACTATCTTCTTGTAGGTGATACTGGTTCGGGTAAATCTACCATAGCTCAGGACTTAATCTTGAATGTATTAGATTGGTATTATGAGAACGTATATGAAAAGACAGATGACTTGAAACTCTCCATTCTGTACTTTGGTATGGAAAGGAAGTTGTATATGTACTCAGCCAAATGGGTAAGTAGGATGATTTATCTGAAAACAGGTACTCTTATCCCTGTTAAGAAAATTCTTGGCAGAAAGAGAAAGAAAGACCCTACTACAGGTAAATTGACCAAGGAAATAGATATGTTAACTGAGAAGGAGTTAAAACTTGTTGAGGATTATGCAGCTATTTTCGATATGTGGGAGCAGGATGATGTATTCACATGTATTGAAGGTACTCACAATGCAACAGGTATAGACAAGTTCATCAGGGCTTTTGCTGATAAGCATGGTACTCTGACAGCTTTGGATAAGACTGATGGAAATCCTTTAAGAAAGCAGACTTACACTCCCCACCATGATAATCACATAGTTATGATAGTGACTGACTATGTGGGTATTATTGATGCTGAGAAGGATGCAACTACAGGGATGAAAAAGCAGAAACTAGACAAATATTCAGAAACTATGAGAAAAGCTAGGGACTTGTTTGGATTTTCTCCAATCAATATCCAACAGCTTAACAGGTCAGTTTCCGGTACAGATAGGTTGAAATTGAACGATGTAAAACCTAAATTATCGGATATTGCTGACACTTCTGACTTAGCAAGGGATGCTGATGTGGTTGTAGCAATCTTTGACCCTTATAGATACTTACAGGAAGGTGCTACCACAGACCTTATTGGTTATGATTTGGGACAGCTAAAGAATGATGAAGGAGTTAAGTTCTACCGTAGTTTACATATCCTAAAGAACAGCTTTGATGCTGAAGGTATTGCTATTGGTGTTGCTTTCTATCCCTTTACTGGTTCGATTAAAGCTATGCCTAAACCACCTAAGAACAGTGTTGGTACAGGTATGACTGATAAAGACTATGAAGGTATTCGTAATGGTGCTTACTTTTTAGATGACAACTAATGACAAGAGATAACTGGTGTATTGTAAGACAGATGGAAGAAATTCCTGTAGCTGTATTCTTTGAATTTTACCTAGAAATGGGTGGAGTTATAAGGGATTATATGTCCTTTTCTAACTATTTTTCAAGAATGTGTTCACAGGAACCCAATGTCTATACAAAGCAGAGTGATTACAAAAAAGTCACATACGGTTCGTGTGTGATGAAGCTTTTTCAACATTATGACACTAAATTTGGACAATGTTTGACTTAAGAGATTATCAGGTTAAACCTGTAGATGTAGGGGTTACCTATTTTCTGAGTGGTTCAAAGGAACCCTCGATAATAGTAGCCCCTACTGCTTTTGGTAAATCCCTGTTAGTAGCATATATAGCTAAAACCCTGAAACAAGGTGTGTTGGTACTTCAACCATCAAAGGAATTATTGGAACAGAATTATAGTAAAGTTACTGCTCTTGGAGTGGAAGCTAGTATATATTCTGCATCCTTTAATACAAAGGAATTTGGTCATATAACATATGCTACTATAGGTTCTATCAAAGATATGGGAAGAACCTTTAAAGAAAAAGGCTATAAGTACCTCATTATTGATGAGTTACACTTATATCCAAGGAGTAGTACTTCTATGCTTGGGAATTTCATGAAGACTATGGGGATAAAATCCGTACTTGGACTTACTGCCACACCTTTCAAACTTCAGAATTATACTGATATGGAAGATGGCGGTACGTATTCTCAACTAGTAATGTTGACCACAAGGAACAAACATGGTCAATTCTACAAGAAGATTCTTCATGTTACTCAGATTAAAGAAATGCTTGATAGGAATTATTGGGCTAAATTGAAGTATGAGGAACATGATTTCAGTACGAAGGATTTACAGTACAATAGTACCAAAGCTGAGTATACAGATGAATCAGTAATAGCAGCTTATGAAAATCAGGAAATAGGGAGTAAAGTGGTGAACAGAATTGCAGACCTTGAAGACTCAAGAAAGAGTATTCTTGTATTTGTACCTTCCATTAGTGAAGCTATTGACTTGAGTTCTAAAGTTCCTAATTCTGCTGCTGTATATTCAGATATGCCAAAGAAAGAAAGAGAAGAAGTAATTCGAAAGTTCCGGGCTAAAGAAATCAAAGCAGTATTCAATGTAAACATTCTATCTGTTGGATTTGACTATCCAGAGATAGACTGTATTATAATGGCTCGTCCTACAGCCTCACTTGCTTGGTTTTATCAAGCTGCTGGTAGAGGTACAAGACCTTTCCCTACAAAAGAAGACTGCCTAATTATAGACTTTGTAGGAAATGTTGGTAAATTTGGTAAGATTGAGGAACTCTACTTTAAATATCAAGAAGGAGAGTGGAAGCTTTATGGTTCAGGAGGTAAGTTATTAACAGGGATTCCTATTCATAAAATAGGATTATACTTTGACCCTGATGTAGTACCACCTAGATATAAAGAGCCAATACTTCATTTTGGTAAATTCAGTGGTAAGAATGCTGTAAGCAAGGAAGTTCCTGATTGGTATAAGAAGTGGTTATTGACAGATTTTAAATTCTCACCTGAAGATATACACATAAGGAGGGAACTTCAGAAATATTTCGATAATAAGCTACTTCCTCAGGCTAAATCACTCGAACCATCAGGACCACCGAAGCTTAAAACAATATCAGCTAACCCGGATATTAGAAATATCTATTCTGATATGGGAGGTGGTATTAAAGGTAAAAAGAAAGAACATCCATTCATTAAAAGAAGGAAAGAAGATGACCAAGAAAACAAACTCCCCTTCTAAGTATACTCCTGTGAAAATATCAGGTGTAGTTACTCAGATTGCTAGAACTACAGATACTAAGGGGTATACTGTAGGTGTAATTGAAACATTCCTACCTACTGATGAAGAGTTAGCGAAGATGACAGAGAAACAACAAAATGCTTGGGTAAAAGAGAACAATAAAAGAATGAAGGCAATTTGTGACTTTTTAAATGAGAATAATTTATGATGAACAATCCCGTAACATTCTATGCTACCGGAGGTAGTGGGGATGACAGGAGGAGTTTTATTTATGAAGGTGGTAAAGAATTATGGCATTTTAGTTCTTATGATAATCATCTTCATGAGAAATATGTCGAGATAAATATAATGTTCTTGGCTAATGATGAAATTCACGGTTTGGATATTTTGAAAAGAATGTTCGAATTTATCAAGGATTGTGCTCAGACACGTTTATCATTAGAACCTCAGCATCTATTAGGTTATAGGGATAGAGAATTGATAGAGAAATCTAATTTCTATCTTGAACTATTAAAGGAAAACAAAATTGTAATAACCAAAGCTCCAACAGATCAGATTTATAATGTTAGTTGGGCTTCAAATGACAACATTTTATGAAAGCAGTAGTCATTGAGAATGAATACGATGTGGATAATGCTGTAAAAGCATTTGTCAAGGATAATCCTGAATTATTCACAGAAGTAAAGGAATTTACCTTTGCTCAACACAGACAAGAGGAAATAGTTGAAACTGTATTAAAAAGTGATGCTATTATTGTAGCTACTACTTTTATGTACAAAGATCAAGTAGAAGATTATCTGGATGCTTTCCTGAAACCTGAATTCCCTTTAAAGACAATCTATGTTCATACATTATTATACAGACTTAATGAATGGAAGCGTGGATGGGGAGAAGAAAAAGCTTTGTTTGACAAAATCAAACAGGTATTAAAGAAAGGTTTCAAAATCTATGACTTTAGAGAAGACCCTGATGGTAAACAGGATATTATGGATGGATTGAATAAACTTCAATCCTTATTTATTTCAGAGGATGAGCAGAATCTACATGGTAGAGCTAAAATGATTCCTTTTGAACTTAAATACTCTGATGAACATGATTTATTCTACATTGAAAACAGATATTATGACCTCAAAAACCAAATCGAAGACGAACAAGAAGAACTTGACAGAAAAGCCAAGAGAGGGTACTAAAAGAACACCTATGTATGGAAATGAGGAAACAGTATATTTAGACTTTGGAAATGGAAGTGAGATACAGGGACCATATACAGTTGAAAGTTCAACCTTCAATAAATTAACAAGGGTCTATATGTACTCATTTAAAGAAGTAGGAATGTGTTGTGGAGAAATGTATCTAAAATCTCATCCCGATGATCGTAAACTAACTTTGGGGGATGTAATGTATCCACCTTCCGAAGGTCAACTAAATGTTCTCGAAGCTTATACAAATCATGGAGAATTCAGAGCAGAAAGTCATAGGAGAGGAAATGTAATGAATATGTTATTCTTCAGACCTTATGACAATATGATAAAATGGTTAGTAGAATATGCAAATGGAAGAGTTATTATTGATGTTGGGTCTGGTACAGGTTGGTTATTACAACAACTCAGGAAAGCAGGAGCCAAAGTAGTAGGTATTGAACCCTTTCTTCAAGCTGAAGACCTTATTAATTTCAACGTAGAGAATCTTAAATATGGTCTTGGGATTATAAATGTAATGCCTAGAAGAGTGGAAGAATGCGGTGATATTCTTAAAGCTCTTGGAGGTAAAGCTATGTTGTTATTTGCTCGTCCATGTCATTCTGACTTCGTAGAAAATGCACTTGACATAAAACATCCTGATACCGAAGCTCTTTATATTACAGTTCCAGAGAACTTAGTTAAATATAGGGACTTGGGTGATTGGGATGATAAGAAAGTGTTAATTCAGCACGAAGGAGGCTCGGCAGATAAAGAAGTAGTTTATTCTATTAAATAATTTTAAAATAGTTTGTATATTTGTAACCCACTTTATATGAATCACTATCAACAAAAAGTAAAAGAATGGCTCACTCACTGTTTCGGTGAATCAGTAGCCATCAGTAAGTTAGAAAGGAATTATAGATTCCTTGAAGAAGCCTTAGAATTAGTCCAAGCGGCAGGATGTACAAAGGAACAAGCTCTACAACTGGTTGATTATGTGTTTAATCGTCCTGTAGGAGAATTAAAGCAAGAAGTTGGAGGAACTATGGTAACTTTATCAGGTTTATGTTCTGCTCATGATGTAAGTTTGGAAGAATGTGCAATGACTGAGTTACAAAGAGTTTGGGAAAAGAAAGATTTGATTAGACAAAAGTGGGAAGCAAAAACAATAAAGGATTCCCCTTTACCAATAAATCAATAATTATGGCTGAAGTAAAACAAATTGAACCAACAATCAAGAAACCAGAGTTTAAACGACTACCATTAGATTCAAATGGTAAACTCATTAAGAAAGGTCCGTTGCTAAAATCACCTACCAATCTTTTGATAGTAAAATATCCTAAGAGTGGAGGAACATTATCACTTTGTAATGTACCCAAAGTTTTGATAGCTGATGCTGAAAGAGGTACTAAATATTTCAATGCTGACAATGTGACTAACCTTCTGGATGAAGATGTTGCAGATAAGTATGTGGAAACCAAGAAGTACGGCTGGATTCCTCAAACCCTTTTCGATCTTGTTACAGAGCTTGATAAAGCTAATAACATGACTGAATACTGGAAGATGTATACAGCAATGGAAAAGGAAAGAGACCCACAAGTAAGAAAGAAAATGTACGAAGACCTTGTTGTGTTTATCAATAACATGCCTTTTCCTATATTGGCTATTGATACTATCACATCCGTTACAGAACTTTCGAATAAGGCTGCTCTTTACGAGTACAATCAAAATGTCAGGAATCCTAAGGTTGACATTAAGAAAGTAGATGACTATGGTGGAGTAAAGTACATTAGAAATAAGTTTAGTGAAATTAAAGCTTTTATTGAACAGAATGCTGCTCCATTTATTCAGTTTCATGGTCACGTTGGTCAGAAGAAGAAAGTAATGAAGAAAGATGATGAGGATATAACAGCACTAGATATTGCATTGGAAGGATTAATGAGTACAACATTCACCAGTAAAGCTGATGCAGTAGCTACATTCTATAGGAATGAGAATGGTTGTTTCCTTGATTTCTCCAAGAAAGAAGAGACAGACCTTGGAAGTAGACCTACACACCTTGCAAATAAAGTAATTAAAATAGCTGATTTGGTTTCTGATAAAGACCTTGAAGCTGGTTTATTACCTAAAAGTTACTGGCAAGAAATTTATCCCGAAATCAAATTTTAATAATCCCCAAAACAGAAAACCAAATGAGTAAAAATTCATTAGCCCAAGCTTATCAAGCATTATTGGAGAATTTCAAAAGGTCCAATAAAGACAGAAAAGAAAAATTAGCTAAGGAAGCTGGTCAACCATCAGCAGATGCTTATAAAGCATTCCTTGAAAAGAAGGCCGGAATTGTTCCACAAAAAGAAAAAAAGGTAACATCAAAGAAATCTCCCAAGAAAGAGCTTAAAATTACTGAAGTAGTAAAAGTATTAACAACCACTCCTACACTTGTAAGTAAACCTACTATTCATAATGTTCATATTCTGGATGCTTCTGGTAGCATGAACAGTGGTGATAAAATCAGAGTAGCTTGTGATGGTATTAATGAAGAAATATCACTTCTTAAGAAGGATAATACTGTAGATTATACCAATACATTTGTTCACTTCTCAGGTTCTAATGATTATAAAATTGAACAAATGCTTGTTCCTATCTCTCAAGCTAAAGTAGTAAATATGAGAGGTAGAGATATGACAGCTTTAAATGATGCAATTGGTAGAACTTTAGATGTATTGTTAACAAAAGTTAAGAATGGAGAGAAGGTTCTTATCAAAATCTTTACTGATGGTGGAGAGAATGACAGTAAGTTATATCAACCTACTCAAGTGAAAAAGATGATAGCCAATTGTGAAGACAAGGGCTTCACTATTACATTTGTTGGTGTAAAATCAGATGTACAAAAGGCTATCGCTAATTACAATATCCGTGAGGATAATACTTTGGTGCATGACAATACAAGAGGTGGTGTTATTAAATCTTTTGCTATGTCAGCAGATGCTACTAAAACTTATGCATCAAGAGTAGCTAAAGGTGAAGATGTAAGAGGTGGATTTTATAAGAGAAAAGCAACAAATGTTTAATTAATCACTTAAATCAATAATCATTATGTCAACAACAACAGCCCCGGTGGTTCAGGCTAAACCAGTAGTAGGTGCATCATTCAGAGACCTTAAGAAAGGCGATGTTTTATCAGAGACTCAGTTTTATACTGTAGGTGACAAATTTACCCAAAAGGATGAAAGAGGCAAAACTATTAATCTTGTATCACTTATTAATGATACAGGTGAAGCTATCAATGTAGATGAAGCTTACATTGAAAGTTGTGTGAATTCAGCTTCTCAATTCTTGGAAACAAGGAAACTTTCGAGAACTGAAGTTATTCAGATTTTCTTGACTCATCCTTATACAGCTATGACTGTTAACTTTAATAAACAAGTTAAACAGGCTGATGTACTTAAGGAAATTCTGGATGCTCATACTAACACAGCACCAAAAGATGTGGAGAAAGCATTCAAAGCTACAATTAAGAAAGCTCTGGAAGGTGAAGAAAGAACAATGGTAGGAAGGCACAGTGCATCTACTGATGAGTTTGGAAGGATTCATTTTACTGATATGCTGGCTGATACAACTAAATCTTCAGCTACATATGATGCAAGACACAGGTTAGTAGACCCACGGACTATTAATTGGTTAATTGTTAAAGGTGTTAAGTATGAAGTAAAATAATTTGGAAGGATATAAGAAGTAGACTAAATTTGTAAAAACTAAAAACAGAAAATTATGTCAGGAATTGGTGGTAAAAAAAGAGAACCAGTCAACTTTGAAACTGGTCCAAAGTATGTAGGATTCTTTAAAGGAAGAGTCGTATCTGTATCTCCTAATGCTACAGACCTTGGTAAATTACTTGGTGAAGAGATTGATGAGGACAAAGACAAACGAGTAAAATACACAGGTGAAAAGGATGGTAATGATACAGTAAAAATTACTTTCTATCTGGAAGTTGATGGTAAAGAAGGTTTGTATATTCCTTACAATATCATTCTCAGGAATGACATCAGGAAGAACAAACTGGAAGACAAGATTCAACTTATTAACTCTGTTGGTGAAACAGCATGGGTTGAGATAGATGATGATGGTAATTATGATGCAAATTCAACATTTGACAGCTTCCGTCACTTTGTAAAAGTACTTAACTGGAAATTACCTAACGGTGATATTGTAGACAAGTATGAGCAAGGTGCTAAAGCTAATGAAACAGAAATTCTCGGTGATAAAACTTTCCGCCCTGCTCTGTATGGTGAGGAAGAACTGGCTGAGTTTCTTAAATCATGGCTTGGAAAACTGGACTTTAAAGACTCTGGAACAAGCATTCTTCTTGATACCAAGAAGTTGTTTGCAGGAAACTTTAAGGAACTGTCTGGACAGGTGAATGGTGAATTCGATGTACCTTGTGTATATCTTGCAAATGTAGAGGTAGATGAAACAGACCCGGACAAACAATACCAGAAGGTATTCAAGAAAACACTTCCTGCTAATTTCATGAAATTCATTAACAATGGATGCAAAATGCCAAATACATTTACTCAAAGTGTATGGGACAGATTCATGAAAGAAGCTGAAGCTGATTATGGTGTTAGAGGTGCTTATGCTCTGGAAGCTATCAGGGAGTACAATCCTGAAGAGGATTTGGCTACATCTGATAAGACTAAAGCAGATGCAGAAGTTACAGATAACAACAGTAAGTACTAACCCTGTTTTCTGTTTCCATAAAATAAAAGGGCTTCCATCCGTGAAGCCCTTTTTTTAAAACCATTACTTATGAATCTATTGGAAGAAATATTTAAAGAACTTGATGAAGACGGTATAGACCTTAGTGAATTTGGACTCAATCTCAAGGATAAGGTAATCCCTGTAGAAGCGGTTAAGCTGAAATTAATAAGATTATTAAGACCTGATAAAGTAGAACTATGGTTACAGGAATCAAGAAAAAAGACACAGGACTCATAACCTCAGATGACATCCTTGATAGGACCACTGGTGGATATGATATTTATATGTACTATCTCGGGAAAGTATCCCGGATAATGCAAAGACCTTGGGGAAAGAAAGAAAAGAAGCTATCATGGGGCATATTTCCCTATAATGGTATATGGATGTGGAAAGATCAAGCCACAGAAGAGGCTGGTAGTGCCATACAATTCGTGGAAAAGTACTTTAATCTATCCTTTGGGGATGCTTGTGCTAAGATAATTTGGGACTTTCAGCTTAGACCTCAGAAAGGAAAGCAAGTAGCCTCTAAATCTCCTATTATTACTTGGGATGAACCTACCGAGGAAGATAAAAACTATGTTAAAATATCCTTTACTTACCAACCTTGGAAGAAGGAACATTATAAATTTTGGGAAGGCACTGAAGTAACACCTCCCCATTGTGAGAAGTACAATACATACGCTGTAAAGAGTTGTGCTATTAAACGTAGGATATTCAAGTTAAAACCAAACGAAGTGGTTTGGGCTTACTATTGTCCTGAGGAAGATGCTGTAAAGCTCTATTTCCCGGAAAGAGGATATGATGAATGGAATCCTAAGTTCAGGAATAACGTTTCTGGTAACCATCTTTGGAATTATGATAATCTTTTACAAAAATGTGGTGATGAACCTTGTGAAAAGGGTATCATCCAGAAAAGTATGAAAGATTTACTCGTAACCACGCTTATTACAGACAAGGTAATAGCTTCACAGAATGAACAATCCAAACTATTCCTTTCTCCCCACACGATAGAGAAGGTAGGTAAACTATTCAAAAATGTATGGATGGCATTTGGTTCTGACCCTGATGGAGTAGCTAAATCTCAAAAAGTAACTGCTCAGACAGGCTGGAATTGGGTAAATCCTGATAAAAGATTATTACCAGATATTAATGACTTCTACGGACTAGCTAAAGAAAATGGTCTTAGGGCGGTAGAAGATTTGTTAAAATATAAAAACTTTTTATGAACTGGAAATTCAATTTTCGAGATGTGTCTACTCCGAAACCCGGACTAGTAGTATACGGTCCCTCTTATTGGATGTGTGAGAATGGTGACCCTAAAAAAGCTTTATTCTATGGAACTACTCCACAAGCTAATTCAAATAAAGAATTAGCAGAACGCTACATTGATAAGGATATGTATACTGATTTCAGTAATAATCTTCAGGTAATTTACCTTGAGGTTGCTTTTGTACCAAACAGAAATTAAAAGAATATGTTAATACAAACAAAAGAAGGACTAGAGAAGATACCATTAGGTACTAAGCTCTATTTTGTCCAACATCATAAGATAAGAGGTTGGTATTACGTAGGACCAAATCCTGCTCCCGGATGTGAGAATTATCAAATGTTCATAAGTGATGCTGATGTATCTCAAGGGATGGGTCTTCATATACCTACATATCTTAAACAGATTCCACATATCTATACAGAATACTCAGAAGCCAAGGAAGCAATGTGGGAACAATTAGTAGATACAGTACAGACTGCTAATGAAATATATTTCAAGAATGAGAAGTATGTTAATTTCACAAAAGATGAAAAATCTTCTGATATTTCACATTCTGATAGAATGGATAAAATATTAGTAAGATATTTTCATCAGAAATTACCATATCTGGACTTGGAAGATAAGGAAGAGTATAATTATTCAGATGAAGTACGGAATCAAATAATCAATAAGATAATTGATGCAGGGTATAATGTTATGCTCCAATCAATAAAACCTAGTGAGGGTGAAAAGCTTATGATTATTTGGATTGATAAATACAGATTTCAACAAAGATAATATGAGTCAAAAATTATTTGCATTTTGGGGATATGATATATTCCCATATGTCTTAGGGGGAGAAGTAGAAGAACTCAAAGCTGATGGTGATGTAACTGTAAAAGGATATAGAGGAATGAAGTTTACACCTATAAAGTTATTCCCTCTAGCTAAAGGTAGGAAAATTCATGAGGAAATAATTACAATGGTCAGAGAATGTAATATCAAGACAAATGAATTACAAGCAGTAGTAATTAACAAGAAAAATGAATTATTGAAATGAATAATCATAAAATAACAGATGATGATGCTCGAAGAATAACATCATTAATTCAAAATAAGGATGGAATTAGCCAACATCTTACACTATTCTTAGATAAAGATGGCAATCCTAATAGCGAAGTGAGAATACAGATAGCAGCTAGAGTAAATACAGGTATGTATCATGATTATCCATTCTTGATAAATCTGGAAAAATTTGAAATTAGTCAAATAGAATTTATCGAATTTATAACCAAGAAATTAAAAGATAAAATAAAAAATATTGATGATGAATTATCAAATTATAACAGACGAGGAGAAACTCAAGGCGTTCATTGAATGGTTACCTGAACTCAGGCCAACAGAGAAATATTATATGTGTTTATTCGCCCGGAGTAAATATACCAAAGATGCAGAAGGTAAGAATGGTATAGCTCATATTAAGTCTGACAAGGCTCAATTAAAAAGATTCGTATCAGATAAGGAACGAATGTACTGGAAAATCAAGCAGTTGGAAGTAGAGATTGGAGCATACAGACAAAAGGATATAGCAATTCCTCAGGAAGCATTGGCTCTGTATATTACTCCAAACCCTAGAGATTTATGGAAAGCTACGGCTAACTCCTTGGTTAAGCTTGCTCAATGTATCAGAGATACAAATAATCTAGGTAATCCACATCAGGAAGTACTTTCTGAAATCCAGAGAACAAAAGGAACTACTCACTTTGTAGATTTTGATATGGATTTCCCTGAAGGATATAGTACTAACACAGAAATTCTAATGGATACATTAGGAAAAGTTGTTAATCCAGAAGCAGTGAATTTATTAAAAACCAGAGGTGGTTATCACATCCTTGTAAATGTACAAAAAGTAGAACAACAGTTTAAAAATAAGTTCTACCAAGGGATAAGTTCAATAGTACATGTGGACCAAGTAGGAGACCAAATGATTCCTGTTCCCGGTACTTATCAAGGTGGATTTACTCCACATTTTATCACATTATAAAAACTTAATATGGACATCACAATTACGGCAGCAAGAGTAGAAATTGACCCTGTAGGTTATAAGAAAATAACAGTGTCTTTAGAAGATATTGATACTGATGACCTTGACGATAAATCTATAGCAGAGGAAATACCCATCCAAACTTTTATTGATGCTCATGGTACAAGTGATATACTTGAAACAATAGGTAAAGATGAGGTAATTAAACATTTTGGTATCACTGAAGCAGAAGAAGTATGAAAAAAGTAGTATCACCAGTATTCGATTCTCTAACAGAGGATGAAAGATATGATATTTATTGCAAATATAATGAACTGGTAGATGAAATTACACAGGAAATATTCTTTGAATTCAGATCAGGTAATCCAAGTCTTACTTACAAAACTATTCCTGTTACAAAAGTGAGAATTATATGGGAGCATGTGTATAATTACAAACAAGTAGCTGATAAACATATACCTTATGTTAAATCTATGGTTGAACAAACCTCAGAGAATATAATTAAAATGTGGATAACTACTTACCTTTGTGGTCATACATCAGCTAGTCCTGATTATGATTTTGAAGATAACGGATTTGATGAAGAAGAAAAGGATAAATTTTTAGAATGGTGTAGCTGGAAACTTATTTCAGATTACGGATTTCCTACACTCAACGAATTATGGCTAGAACTACATGCTAAAGAAGACCTTGTACATCAAGTAATTACATTAGATAAGATATTTAATACTTGGCATGGTCAAGGACCATTAGCTGATAGGTTTGTTGAAGGTGGTATATACGTACTCAGTGAACTTAACGAAGAAATTATAACAAATGCAAGAAGAACAAGAGAAGCAAAAATCGCATGTTGAAAAACTAAAGGAAGCGAATCAGAAGATTATCAATGAGATAAACTTCCCATTACCTCGGGTAGGAAATAGGGTTCTTATAGACCTTAAATGGACAGAGAACAGTCCTAGAGAACCTCAGCATACTACAAAGGGTAGAATAATAGGAGTAAATGTTCATGGGTTCTACGTAAGAACCAATACAGGTACGGAAAAGCAAGTACCTCATAAGGCTGTAAAGCTTGATTAATTACCCCAAATTGAGAGACTTTGTGGAATATTTTTGTGGAATTTCTACAGTAACATACCGTATAGAGGAACTAAACGTACTGTTTCACAGTTCATTTTCAGTTTGGTACGGTGCTTGATAAGATATAAGAACAAACACAATTACAAAAACCAATAAAAGTCGAACAATGCCTACAAAAACACTTGAGAGAACTCCTAGAGTATCTAAGATTAAGATTGAAAGAAACATTCCACTCCCAAAGTACACAAAGATGCCAGCTAAGAATGACTTAGTGGAAGATTTGAAGAGAATGAAACCTTTGGAAAGTAGAGTAATCAATGTGGAATATAACGAGCAAACTCTTAATGCTCAAAGGACAAGAATACATGATATTCAGAAGAAAGAGAGTCTTGGTGACAGGAAGTTTACGGTAAACATAGACCCTGTTACTCAAGAAAAAAGTGAAAATGACAAACATGTGAAAGTTCTGATGCGTGTGTGGAGAGTTGCTTAAACTTTAATCATCATTTATTAACCTAAAGCTCCGGTAATCCCGGGGCTTTATTATTTTTACAACTATGACAACATTAAATGAAATGTACCACAACGGAAAGAATTGGATTCTAACAATATGTCCTGAAGAATCTAATGGTAATGATACAATAGAGGTAAATATTACAGATAAGGAAAAAGAAGAATTAGAGAAAATTGGTGTAGAAACTTATAAACCTTAACATATGTCAAGCAGAAGTGAAGTAATTATAGCTATTCGTAAAGGAATAGACATTCCTGACAATGTGCGGGATGCAATGTCTGATGCTGATAGAACTCATGAGACTGATAAAGCTAAATATTGGTATTGGAAATCAATAAAATGGCATCAAGGTACGGAACAGATTGACGCAATTGAAGATTTCTTTAGAACAGAACTTGAAGAAGATGATTTTGCATTCTTGGAGTTTGCTGAGTATAATGAAGTAGTTCAAGATGGGAATCTGGAAGAATATGAAATTACTTTTGAAAGGGTAATGATTAATCCTATTACTGTAGCAGATCAAGAATCAGAACAAAAAGGGTCAGCTTTCGAAAGAGATATAAATTTAGACTAATATGGAAAATAGAATGATTTATGAGGATTTTGCTCCTTTATTCGGTGATTGGGCTGAGAAATTCAAGCCCTTTATTGAAAGCAAAGAGTTCTATGATATTTATCAGGTATTAAAGCATGATTCCCGGGTGAATAAAGAAATCATAGTTCCTAAACCAGAGGATACATTTAAAGTATTCCAGAAGACCAGACCTCAGGATTTGAAGGTAATATTCTACCTGATGGACCCTTATCCAAGAAGATACAGGAATAAGAGCTATCAAGCTACAGGAATAGCTATGGATTGTTCTAACACACCGGATAAGAAGCTTCAACCTTCATTAATCAAATTCTATGAAGCTATTTCAAAAGAAGTTGGTAAACAGGTAAATCAAGAAGCATCTTTGAATTATCTTCTGGAACAAGGAGTTATGATGCTTAATACAGACCTTACTTGCAAGTTGAACAAAACAGCTAGTCATGAGAAGCTTTGGGAACCATTTCAGAAATTCTTCCTTACTCATATAATGAGTGACTACACAGGAATAATTTATGTATTGTGTGGTAAATCATCAAAGAGAATGAGGAAGTACATTTATGAACTTGGTAACTATGTCTTTGAGATTGAACATCCGGCTGCTGCTGAACACACTCGTAGGGATTGGAATTCAGATGGTATATTTACCAAGATAAACAAAATTCTTAACGAAAATAATGGTATATATCCAGCAATTCAGTGGGATTCTGCTGATTGGGGAGCACCATTTTAAGTGATATGGAATGGGATAAATTCACAGAATATATTACACATTATAATAATGATAGGATAAACGAAGCTCATATAGTCATTCTTGATAACATGGAAACTCTAAGTTCTCAAGATGTAGAAGCTATATTATCTTCTGAAACTGTTATTGATTGTGAATATATTGAAAAGAATAAGGATTTTTTCACACAATTCATTCAGAAAGCAGAATCATTATCTAAAGATGACTGGAAGATGAGTACTGCTCTAAGATTTGAATTACTTAAAACACATTTTCCAAAATGAGCCAATTGACCAACAATATAAAAAGAGTAAAGAATAAGCTGAAAGTCCTAGAAATGGAAGGTAGCTCTCAAGTTCTGAATGAGGCTATGAATGCAAGACTTAATGCTCGAAAAGGTACAAACGATGAAGTTATTAAATTGCTCAAAGCCATGTATGAATCTGAACTTAAGGATTTGGAATCTGAACAAGATAGTTTCATACAAGGAAAACTTGAAATATGATGTACAAAATTGAGGATGTTTGTAATCCTCAAATAGGACAACACTATCTCGTAAAATGTGTACTTACTAAAAGATGGAATGAAAGACCAGCTAACCGGGAAGATTATGTTATAGAAACATATGATAGACAAGATTGTTGGTTTCCAGTATTGGATATAGCTCATAAAGATGGTATCTATGGTCAACCCAATTCCCATTATCATGTTGATTGGAGATTTGTATTGGAGCAACATATAGAAGCTCAGGAAAGAGCATTCAAACATCTTTATCCTAGATTCCAAGATGCTGAGAATTTACATTACTTTGCCCCTGTTATGGAAACTGAAGTAGTTAAAGAAGAGTATATTCCATTATTATATAAGAGACATTTTAGAGAATTTCCTCAATCTCAAGGTTTTAATACTCTGAAAGATATTATGAAGGATGTTCAAATGAAGAATATGAAATGTCCTCATCATAATTATGATATGAAAAGCTGTCAGGTGATTGATGGAATTGTTACTTGTCCTATGCATGGTTTACAATGGAACGTTAACACAGGAAAATTAGTTATATGAATTACAAAGAAAGACATACACAAAATATTGATTTTAAGGATACTGTAGAATTCCTTGGAAGGAATGGAACATTTCAATCTACAGGTGTTCAAATTAATAATTGGAATAACCACGTTAGTACAGGAAATCCTTATATTGAAATCGAACCATTAACCAGTAGGAAATTAGCTGGAAGATGTAGGATTGAGATACCTACAGAACATTTACCCGAATTTATTAAGGCTTTACAAAAATACTTATAAGTATGAAATTAGAAAACAAAAATGCAAACGAAAACGTCATTGTTGTTGGTGACTCAGCACCTAAGACAGCAAAGATTAATCAGGCAAAGCTGGCTAAACTACAATACTTGCTCACCAATGGTCTCTATTCAGATGGTGTAGGTAGTACAATTGTAGAACTTACCAATAATGCCTTAGACTCAATTATTCAAGCTGGTAAAGACCCAATGCAGAATCCAGTTTATGTGTATATTGAGGCAGACGGAAGAGGAAAGTATCAACTAAGAATAGTTGATAATGGACTAGGACTTGATGAATCTGAATTCGAGAATGTAGTAATGAACTATCTTACCTCAACAAAAGAGGATAGTGATGATGTAATTGGTGCATTTGGAATTGGAGCTAAGTCTTGGTGCTCAGTAAGTAGAAATGCTACATTCATCTGTACAAAAGATGGAGTTCAAAGAACTTTTCTTTGCTACAAAGGACCAGTGTTCCTTGAGTATGATAAGCTGACTGAAGTAGAAACAAAAGAAGGTAATGGTGTAACAGTAATTGTCCCAATTAAGGACTATTGGGATAAAGATAAGTTTGTTAAGAAAGCTAGGCAGAAGTTGTGCTATTATGATAATGTTATACTGTCAATTGATGGTGATGTTGTAGATAACACAATCTATCGTGCTGAAGACTTCCAGTGGTCTACTCTTAACCACAATAACAGTCTACACTTTTCTCTCAAGGATGTATACTATGCAATTAACTTTGAACATTTGGGAATTGATGAAATATTCTCACCTATATGTTTAAGATTTGGATTACAAGATGGTATCATGCCTACACCTTCCAGAGAAGCAATTATGTATACCGATGAAACAATTAAATTGTTCAAGGATAAAATCACAAAGGTTGCTCATTGGTTTAAAGAGAAATATGATAATACAGTAGAAGCATTCCCTAACTTGGTAGATGCATGGGAGGCTATTGGTGGAAAGAATAAATACGTTAAGATTGAGGAGACTCAGATAAAGATTAACGATTTACTCAAATTTGCCAAACTTACTGTAAGAGAAGTAGAATTAGATGGTGTAAAGTACAGGAAGCCAAGTTGGTACAAAGAGAAGTTCGACAAGATGTTCTTTGAATATGATAAAGTTTCATATCTTGGTAAGAATGGAGCATGGGCTAAAAAATACATGCCTGAAATGTCAAAAATCTTAACAGATGATAAGAGAACTACTATTGTAGAACTTAAATCAACACCAACTGGTAGGTTTAAAAGTTTCTTAAGGGAAAAGTATAATGATGATACTTTGTTTGTAGTAAGAAGGAATAAAAGAACTTTGGGAGCTTATGGTAAATATAAAGAAAATTCTTATTACAACATCCTATTATTAGGTGATGTCCCAAGGGAGTCTTGGAGAGAGCACATTAAAGAGTGGCAGCATGTACAGGAAACTGTATTTAGTAAATTTGAAGATGGTAAGGAACTGGAAGGCTCGGAAGAATTCACAGAATGGATTGAGATGAAGAAAGAAGAGATGAAAGCCAATAGAAGTACTGGTTCTTATAGTTCTAATTACAAAGCTCTTAACAAAGAGAAAGGTGAAATTACAATCAATAATGCTAGGGAATATAAATTTGGTGGTAAAGTAGTCTTCGATAAAGGAAAGATGAAAATTCAAGAACTTTCCCAAAAGAATCGTTTGACTATTTACTTTACAAAAGATGAGGCTTACAATGACACAAGGGAAGATGGACCTGATTTTATTTATAATACTTTGATGGCTTTCTCAAAGAAAGACAGTAAAGGTAATGTTATAAGTCAGGATATTGATATTGTATGGCTTAATGATCGTGAAGTCAAACACGTTAAACATCTGAAAAATTGGAAAACCAAAGAAGAATTCCTTAAAGGAAAGAAAGTATTTAATGAACTAAATGAAACCGTTAAAGTTATGTTTACAAAACCTCTTCAAAGATACGTTACTGCAAATTTAATTAGTGATTATCTGGATATGATTCCTGCTGGTCACGAAGACATGATAGCTGATGCATTTCCTAAGTATAAGGAAATGAGAGATTCTTTACGTAGATACAAAAGTGCCAACAAGCAGAATGGTAGTGATGAATTATATCAGGAGTTGAAACAACTTGCTCTTCAAAACAATCAAGTTGACCCTGAGATTTATCCTACATTAGAAACATTTAAGAAAATAATGGAAGATTTCAACTTCCTGAAATTCTTAGAAGCTCCTAGACATGCTAATGCAGCACAAAAGAAAGCTGTAAGGAATCTAATCTACACAATTCTTAAAGCTAAGAATGTAGATTGTACTATTACTCAGAATTATCGTCTTGTTCCTGTAATAGAAGATGTGGTTCCTGAAGAAGAAATAGCTTATTGGAAGCCTAAGCATGATTTCCTTGGTCAAATGATTGGTCATGAAGACCATTCTCTTGATGAAGAATATGTATGGTTATCCAAAGAGAAACTTCTGGAAGAATATCCTAATTGTATTCCTGTAGCATTAAGGCAGGATGATATTAAAGAACCAGATGTTCAAGACCCATTACCTGACCCTGAAGAAGAGGAAGAGGAAGAGGAAGAGGAAGAATTAGAATTAGATGAGGAAGAATCTGATGAAGATGATGATTCAGACGATGATGATGATGAAGAATTTGATGAATCAGGGGAAGTAGATGAGGATGACTTCGATGAAAACGAAACACAGGATGATGATGAGGAAGATAACCAAGAAACAACCATGTCTAATGAAGAAGAACAAATGGTTCATGTTGAGATTGAAGAAACACCTGAAGTTGAAGAAATTCAGGAACCATCAGGAGATAATGATTCTTCTGAGGTAAGTGTTCCTATTAATAACATGGAAGACCCTAATACAGGGGAAGATAAGGTAGAAATAGAGTCTAATCCCGATGATGTAGGTGAACCAGTGTTATCAAATGGTGATACTGAATTACCTTCTGTTGAAGAAAGTCTCGAATGGCATAAAGAGTATTAATCACAAAGGGGAGTCTTCGGACTCCCTTTTTAATTTAAAAACGATGAAAGCAACACAATTAAAAGAGTATGCTAAGTTCTGTATTGAGAACAACTTTAATTTGCTGGTAAAGGGTAAACCCGGGGTAGGTAAAACAGATGTACTTATTTCCGCAAGCAAGGGGGCTGGAAGGAAAGTTATCCTTAGTCATCCGGTAGTATCAGACCCTACAGACTTCAAAGGATTACCTTTTGCATTTACTCCGAAGAATGGTTCAACTCCGAAAGCAGAGTTTTTACCTTTTAGTGATTTAAGGCAATTATTGGAAGCTACAGAACCTATAACATGGTTTATTGATGATTTGGGACAAGCTCCTGCATCTGTACAAGCTGCTATTATGCAGATATTGCTGGCTAGGGAGATAAATGGTCATAAAATCTCAGATAATGTAAGTATTGTGGCAGCTACCAACCGGAAAGAGGACAAAGCTGCTGTTACGGGGATGTTAGAGCCTGTAAAAAGCCGTTTTACCGGAGGTATCATAGAATTTGACATAGATAGTAATGATTGGGTTAAATGGGCTTTAAATGATGGAAATATGCCATTGGAGCTAATATCCTTTATAAGGTTCAAACCAAGTATGTTGGAGAATTCTGTACCTACAAAGGATATAATAAATACTGCATCACCAAGAACTATAAGTTCGGTAGGTAAAGTTCAAAACGCTGGATTACCACAAGGCTTTGAGCATGAAGCATTTAAGGGGATAGCAGGTGAGGCTTTTGCTGCTGAATATACAGCTTTCCTTAAGTTAATGAGAGATTTACCAACCTTGGATGAGATTATTCTCAATCCTACAGGTGCTAAGGTTCCAACAGGTAACGGAAGTGGGGGTCAGACCTATGCTATCTGTGCTGGATTGGCGAATAGAGCAAGTGAGGTAAATGTAGATAATATCATAACTTATCTGGATAGACTGAAACCTGAGTTCTCTGTAGCTTGTGTAAAAGACATAAGTGTCAGAAAACCAGAGGTTTGTAACACAAAAGGCTTTATAAATTGGTCAGTTAAACATCAAGAACTCCTAAACATATGATATACAATAGGAAACACAGGCTATCTGGAAAAGAAGTTGAAGATGAAGTGGACCTGAAATCCTATCAGGAAGCATATGATTCCGTGGATAAAGTATTTAATGGGGATGAACATTCGGTTGTATTCTCAGAAGATATTTTAGCTGACGGAAGAATGAAATTGACCATTATAGGAAAGGACAGGTTGATATATTATCAGCTTACCAGTTCAGAGCCTATCACAGAAAAGATAAAGAAGAACTTCAGTGGAACAAAGAAAGGAGTTCTTCCATTAAGATTACCTAAAGAACAAAAAGATGACAAAGGAAGAGATAATACAGGGAAATAAGTTAATTGCTGAATTTCTCGGAGGTGAAGTAAGAATTGCTTGGGTAGTTCAGAAGAGTGAAACTTGGGCTTGGTATGGTGAGGTTGCTAAAAGATATAGGAGAGACAGATTAGCTATAAGACTAGGTGATGCAATAACCATTGAAATGTTAAAGTTCCATGATTCATTTGATTGGCTAATGGAAGCTGCTCATAAAGCCTACGAAGAAGTAAATCCTTTCGTAAGTGGAAGGGATGATATGAGAACAGCTTTAGCAACATTCAATTGTTACGAAGTTTGGAAAGTAACCTGTAACTACATAAATATTATCAATAATGAAAGTAGAAGAGAAATTCAGCAAAGCTAAGACATTAATGATTCTTAGTGAGCCTTTCTTTGCTTCCGTAGCTATGGGATTGGATTATGTAGAGGATACTTCTGGTAAAACAAAAACAATGTCCACTAATGGGAAGAACATAAAGTATAATCCAGACTTCGTAGAGAAAACTCCTTTGGATGAATTATCCGGGGTATTAGCTCATGAAGTTCTGCACATTACGAATCTTCACCATACTAGACAAGGTTTGAGAAATCACAGAAAATGGAATAAGGCAGCAGATTATGCTATAAATCCTATAATCATTGAATGTGGTTTGAAATTACCAAAAGATGTCCTGCTAGATGACAGATTCCGGGATAAACCAGCAGAAGAAATCTACAATGAATTACCTGATGAACCTGAAGATGATGACCCTGATGCAGATAGTGACCCGGGTGGATGTGGAGGAATAGACCCATCTGATAACAAGGGTGAAGCTGAAAGGGAAAAAGAAGAACAGGAAGTTAGGGAAATGGTTAGTCAGGCTATAAACAATGCAAAGAAGCAAGGTAGATTACCCGGATTCTTAGCTAGACACATTGATGAAGCTCTAAAACCCCAAGTAGACTGGAAGGAAGTATTGGCAAGATTCCTTTCTGAAGCAGTAAGGGATGACTATTCATTCAGGAGACCTAATATGAGGTATATACATACTGGATTTTTCTTACCGTCTTTATATAATGAAACAGTAGGTGATATTATAATGATTGTTGATACATCAATGAGTATTAATCAAGTACTGTTAAATAAGTTTGGTGGAGAAATGCAGGAAGTAGTAAATACTTTCGGTAAAGGGTTTACTGTAGTTTATGTAGATGCTAAGGTACAATCACATGAATATGTCGAACCTGATGGACCAGTAGATTTACATCCTTCTGGTGGTGGTGGAACAGATTTCAAACCGGGATTTGAGTGGATTGATGCACATGATCTTAAACCAAAAGCAGTAGTTTATTTTACTGATGGTGAGTGTAATTCATTCCCTGAAATTCCAGATTATCCTGTACTTTGGGCTACATATGGCAAGAGAGAATTTAATCCTCCGTTTGGAGAAGTAGTAAATGTAATTGAATAATTATGACACAAGAACAAATTGAAAAGGGTAACGAACTTTTTGAAATTAAGAAAGTTACCGAGAAAGCGATAATAGAGATTGATAATCTTCTAGCTAAACAAAGACCTCTTAATAAAAGAGAGAAGAGATATTTTGATGATGGAGTATATTGGCTAAGTATTTCTGAACATAAAGATGGAAGTGGTGTAAAAGCAGATTTATGTCGTTATCAGGGTAATTGGGAATTACTTAATGTCATCAAAACGGAACTTGAAAGGCAACTAAAATCTGTAGTCGAACAAATTGAAGAGTTATGATAACACACAAACAATATTATGACATAACCAACTGTGTTGGTAATTTTAGAATCCCTGAGTTTACTATTGAGGAAGTACAAATATTCTTAACTAAATTAGGTTATGAAGTAAAGGTATATTCTGGACTAGCTAAAGTAGAGCATGTTGAAATGGGATTTAATGAAGTTATTCATACCGGGAAATACAGTGACATGGAAAGACAATGTATAGTAGCTGTAAAATACGGGGATGTTCTACCTGAAAGAGTAGATCAATGTGGTGATTTCAATTTTATAACTGTATTCAATAAGGAAATTAAAAATAAACTGATGAATCTATGAAGATAGAATTGTATACAGATGGCGGCTGTCGTGGAAATGGTAAAGTTACCAACAAAGGAGCTTGGGCTTATGCTATAGTTCAGAATGGGAAAGTAGTACATTCTAATTCAGAAGGTAAAAAGGATACTACAAATAACAGGATGGAACTACAGGCTCTTATTATGGGACTTACTTATTGTTCTTCATTTTATCCTAAGGCTGAAATCACAGCAATAGTAGATAGTACATATGTAATGAAGGGAATCACTGATTGGATTCATACATGGGAAGCTAAGAATTGGAAAACAGCTAAGAAAGAACCCGTAAAAAACAGAGAACTTTGGGTTACCTTACTTGCATTACAAGACAAGTTAAAAATTGAGTATCAGTGGACCAAAGGACATGCAGATAACAAGTTTAATAATTACGTTGATGATTTATGTAACGTACAAATAAATTGTTTATGAAGTATTTAGTTATAAAAGTATTTATAAGTGGTAGTAGTTATTATGTTCAGGAATATAATCATATAGCTCTTCACATAGAGAATGCAAAAACTTTCAATAACATGGAAGAAGTCCTTTCTTTTATGAAGAATTATTATGATAAAGGAATAACATTTAAAACAGAAGAAATATGGAAACTGTAACGGAATTACAAAAGACAGCAGCACCAGCAGTAGCCCTGAATGATAAGGCTATGACTATTAATTTGAGGATTTCTCAATGGACAGCACGTAAGTATGATGCTCAGGTATCTAAAGAGGTAGATGATAAGCATAATGCTAAGGATGCCGGGAGATATAATAAGATGCTGGTTTCCAAGGAGTCTTTAAAAGATGTACAAAAAGCTATCAGTAAATTAAGAACTTTTCACTACCTTAACACGCTACCGTGGAATGATAATGGAGAGAGATTACTTCCTGCTGCAAATTATCTAAATTATGTAGCCGAATTAAATGAATTAAGAAAATCATTTGATGATGCAACAAGGGAGTTCGTAGCAAACTATGATAGCTATGTACAAGAAGCACGAACAAGACTAGGAGATATGTTTCGAGAGTCTGATTATCCTACAAAAGCCGAGATTGAATATAAGTTTGGTGTTAAACCTGCATTCATGCCTGTACCTGAAACGGATTTCAGGATTAGTGGTTTGTCTGCTGGTGAAGCTGAGAAATTGAAGACAGCAGCCCAAATAGAGATTCAAGAAAGGTTAAAGGATGCCATGAAAGATATATGGACAAGGATTAGAAATATTCTTGAGCCAATGAAACAGAAATTATCAGAGAAGGACTCTATCTTCCGTGATAGTTTATTTGGTAATCTTGAAGAACTTATTGGAGTTCTACCAAGGCTGAATGTAACTAATGACCCTGCAATCAATGAGATTTACACTGCAATGAAATCTCTAATGATGGACCCTGATAATGTAAGAAGTGATAATGGCATCAGGAACCAAAAAGCTAAAGAAGTAGAAGACCTTATGGAGAAGTATAAGGATTATTTTTAGTAACAAGGACTCTCGAAAGGGAGTCCTATAAACCCTATTTTTATGACACAAGTATTAGAAATTTACTCAGAACAAGAATGTCTGAGCAATCCTGATAAACTATATGTATTCGGAGAAAATGAAAGACAGCAAGGTTCCAAAAGCAAAGGTGGTGGACAAGCTATCATCAGACCTTTTGAAAATGCCTTTGGATTCTGTACATTAGAAGAAATCGGAAAACCTTGGGTAGACTTAAATTTTTCTCAGAATTGTATGAGAATTGAAATGGATATTACAACCCTTAAAACAAGAGCAAAGAGATACAACAGTGTTGTATTTCCTAAATATGGAATTGGTACAGGTAGAGCAGGAATGATTCAATCCTGTCCCCGTACATTTCTATACTTGTGTAATAGACTGTTGGAAGAATTCAAATTCAATAATATTGCTGAACTATCAGTACCTAAATTTTAAATATGTCACTCTTTGTAGTAGATGTTGAGTCCGATGGACCAATAGTAGGTGTTAACAGTATGGTTTGTTTTGGTGCTGTTAAGGTAGATAAATATTTAGACAAAACATTTTATGGTAAAACTAAACCCATTCAACAGGGGTATAATCCTGATGCTTTAGCAGTTAGTGGATTTACAAGGCAAGAACATGAACAATTTGATGACCCTCATTTAGTTATGAAAAAGTTTGCTGATTATCTCAAACTTCATTCACAAGGTCAGCCTATTCTCATATCCGATAATAATGGATATGATGCTTCATGGATTAACTTTTATTTCCATGTGTATTATGGTTCTAATCCTTTCGGATGGTCTTCCAGAAGGATAGCTGATTTATTCTGTGGATTCTACAATGATATGCATTATCAGTGGAAAAGACATAGGAAAACAAATCACGACCACAATCCTGTAAATGATGCTATAGGAAATGGAGAAGCTTTACTATATTTGCAATCACAAGGTTTTAATCTTAAACTGAAATAACATGGCATGGTACAACTTTTGGAAACGTCTTAAAACAGACAAGTTAGAGGATTTAATAAAAGAGGTGGAAAGCCTCAAGAAAGATTACGAGCAGGGAAAAAAGGAAGCAGAAGAAGAGAAACAAGAGTGGAGAAGGAAAGCACAGGAAGCAGAAAGTTTAATGAAAGAAGAAGAATCCAAGAAGAAAGTAAGGATTCATTTCTCTCCGGGTAAAGATTTATTCGTTGTAATTGACGGAAAGGAAATACTATACGCAAATTCTGAGGATGTTAACGAAGAGAACTTCAAGAAGCTTATTGAACTAAGAGAAGCTAAGGATGTTTTAGGAATTAAAAGGATGTTAAATCCTGATCTTCCACCAACTCCTACAGAAATTGTAGAAAAGGAAATTGCTGAAGCTGATACTAACAAGGTAGAGTCTCAGATTTTAGAAACCCTTGGTCAGGTAGCTATTCTTGTAAATAATGGGGACTTTGAAATTCAAGGTAACTCAGTGGTTATGAAGGGAATTAAGAGGAGTATACCTCGTAATTTAATTCAGAGACTATCAGAACTTGCAGGAAGGGAAGATGAAGATGCTAAACTTCATTATGAAGGATTGAAGAATTTTTGGAGGTGGATAGTACTCAATCCAAACCCAAGAGCTACAGAGGAATTCTATGCTCTTATGGAAAAATACAGAGTACCTATTACCAAAGAAGGATTCGTTCTTGCTTATCGTTGGGTACGTTCTGTAGGTAAACCAGCAGATAATATTAAACTTATTAACTTTATATCTAATTCTTGGACTAAGGTCAAGAAGGCTAAGAAAGGGTTAAATAACTTTGATATTTATGAGAATTTGGATAGCAAGGAATATTTCCTTGTAGCTAGAGGACTTGGTAAAAAGGTAAATACTGAGGAACATCCTAATCATAACTTCATTGGTATGGTAGGAGAAATGTACGATAAGATTAATGAATTGCAAACAAAGCAATCTTATACTGACGGACATACAGGAACAATGGATATTAGAATAGGTAAGGAAGTATCAATGCCAAGAAGGGCGTGTGATGAATCAAGTGCTTCGTGCTCAAGAGGTTTACATGCAGCATTTAATATCAATGACCACTCTGGTAATGGTGATACTAAGATTATCATAGCTATTTGTCCAAGAGACATAGTTTCTGTACCTTACAGGGAAAGTAAGTTCAGGTGTTGCAAATACTTACCTTTGGCTGTTCTTAACAGGGAGGAAGATGATTCTAACTTTGTAGTAAATGATGAAGGTTTACACCTCATGGAAGATTACTTCAAAGGTAAAATTGAAGAGTTAGTCCAAGATGCCGAGAATCTTACTGTTAAGGAATTAACAGAACAGAGAATTATTCCTGCTAATCTTGGTAAAGAAGAGGAAGCAGAAGAGATAGTTGTGAACATCATGGACCAGCTTAAGGAGCAGTTGAATGATAGAATTGTAGCTATCCAGTAGTCTTTTATCGTTTGTAGCATATATTAACCGAGGGAGCTTGTCTAGGCTCCCTCTTTTTTTATTTAAAACACTTTATATGAGTAAAATAGCACAAATACAGAGACTCACATCCAACGCTGAAGTTGTACTCAATTTAAAACTTGAATGTGTTGTATGTGAAAACAAAATAACGTTAGAAAAAGAAGACTTTGATAGCAGTGATGACAAAGTAGAGAATATTCAGGCAGAACTGGCGAAAGAGGCTTACAAAGAAGGATGGAGAGAATCTTCATCTGAAGTATTTGGACATATAGGAATACATTGTCCTACATGTCATAAGAATAGAAATAACTCAAAACACTTTGAATGATGAAAGCAATATACAATACCGAATTTGTAAAGTCAAATATGGAAGATGTCTTAATTCAGACAGACTTAGCCACTCGAAAAGAAGCAAAGGAATGGTTTCCTAAAGCTAATCAATTTGCACAAACTTTAGGAAAACAATACAATGTAAATCCTATAATTGTTTCAGGATTAATAAGTTGTTTATCTCCTCAAAAGAACTGGTTTCATAACATGGTTCTTACAGAAGATTTCCTGAAGAGTAGAGGTGAAACATGTAGACATACAGGACAGCAGGTAGAAAAGGCAAAAGCTATTTATTTTATAAGAGATTGTTATGATACAAATATTATGACATTAACGGAAGGAATTCTTAACGGACAGAAGACTGTTAATTTCTTTATGAATATAACTAAACCTGAGAATCCTGAATATGTTACTTTAGATTCTCATATGTGTCAGCTTATGTCCGGTGATTTTACCTACAAAACAGCTACTAATAAACAATACTTATTTCTTAAACAAGTTCTTCAAGAATATGCTACTGAGAATAAGATGTTACCATCTGAAATGCAGAGTCTTTTATGGCTTACTTGGAGAAAAATTAAACCACGTAGAATATGATTGAAAATGAAATTCATCTCTATACTTTTCAAGAACTATTAGTTATGAAAAGAAGACATGGTAAATCCAATTTATATCATATATTCTCTTCTCAAAGTATTGATGAAGAGATTCAGAAAAGGTTAAAGGAAAAAGAAGAAGCTGACAATACAAATTAAAAATATGAAAGCTCAAAGATGTAGAATCAGACTCCACGGGAGCTGTAAGGAAATCCTTACTGATGAATTTCCTAGTATCAAAAAAGCTAAAGAGTGGTTATCTCTTTGCTGGAACAGACCTTATACAATAGTAAAAATCAAGTAATATGAATGAATTACAATACGTCCGGGAAAAATTCAAAGGAAGGGATTTAATAGAGATTACTGCCGATACTCAGATCAAAATGATTAACTGGATGACTGGTAAAACAGGAGGTGATGGTCAGGATGATTTACGTAAGGTATGTCAAAGACTATCAGAGAGAGGATTCATAAAATTCCTGAATAAAGGTGTCATAGTTATTAAACATAAGGGACCAAATGAAAATATTCGTAATTATCCTTTTGAGTTTACCGATTTTGGAACACTTAAGTTATCAGTATATGTTTCTAATCCATTTTCCACTAACCCCTATAACACTTCAGAGATTCTCTGTAAAGTAGAATGTGATACCAATACTAAATACACAGTCTTGGAAGGAACCTATAATCAGAAATTAGCTATAGATCATATAGCAAATGAATTTGAGAATCAACGTTTAGGAATATCTCAAATGCTTCCTATAATTCAATCAGTTAGTAAGGAGTTTCCTGATTTAGAACCTGATACTGAGGCTTGGAGAATCAAAGTTTCCGAAGAATATTTCAGAAGTGTTATCAAAACGCAAATTATTTCAACAATAGCAACTAATGCTTATCTCTCATTGCTCGATAAAGAGATTCTGATTACTAGAATTACACAAGATAGAGTAATGAAGGCTTCTGATAGAAAAGAAGCTAAGAAATCGAAGAGGACTCCTTTCTACAGGTATGTTGTAGACCTTCCTGAGAATTATACTCCAAGGAAATTCAACTTGAATTATCTGGTGTCAGAATGGGAAAGGTCTGGTCATATGGCTACCAGATGGGTCAGAGAAGAGAATGCTCAGATTATAGCAGAGAGAAGTAAAGGTAGAGTTGTTGGAAGGAAGAGGGGTGAATATGTAGCTGTTCTGGTTCCTATATCCCCTCAAACTTGTAAAAGAAAGGTGGTAAAACTTGATAAAAACCCGGGGAGCAAAACATATGAGTAACAAAATTCAGGGTGAATTCTACAATATGGAATTCCCCAAGACGATTAATGACATAGTTTATTTAGGTAGACAAATTCGGCCTAATGAGATAGAACTGGCTGATAAAGAAACACTTAGAGAATTATGTATTCAATTGAAACAAAAAGAGATTGAATACTACACTAAGTATTATGATTTGTTAAATAAACTTGAAGAAAAAGGAATATCTATTGATAATATAGTAAGTTTGTGAAATAATCTAACTGGATGAAACAAAGTAAAAAGAGAATCAAGAACAAGCAGGAGCTAACACCAAAGTCAGGTAAAAAGAAAGAACTCCCTAAGAGAACAATCGTTGAATTTCAATTTACTACCCTACTTGGGGTTAAATTCAAAAATGGTGAGGGTGCTCGTTTAAAGATCATGGAAGATGGTGGTATCTCCTGTCTTGTTAAGTCAGAAGAGAGAGGCTGGATTCCTGTAAAGGCCAAATTAGATTTCATCAAATTAAAAACTATTATTATCAAAAAGAAACCTGATGTTAAAAAGTAATTGCTGGATTTATCAAGGCAAGTGCTTAGAAACTCCCCCTGAAGGATTTTATGGATTTATCTATCACATCATAGATGATGAAGGGAATCACTATTGGGGAAAGAAAGCATTTACTCATAAGAAGAAAACTCGATTAAGTAAGAAAGCAAGAGTAGGAACTCGTAGGAGAATCAAAGTGGAACAGGTAGATTCCAAATGGTTATCCTATTGGGGTTCTTGTAAACCATTAACTGAGTATATTACTCAACGTGGTGGAACACAGGGATTTACTAGAGAAATCATTAAACTATGTGAAAATAGAAGCTCACTTACTTATTGGGAAACAGCAGTACTTATTCAGAATAATGTACTATTCCGGGACGATTGTTGGAATGGTCATGTTATGTCAAGATTTTATAAAGGTAAAATACACAACTAATGGAAAATATAAACATCACACAACTAGTTAAAAATAACCATGTTAGGTTTGATAGCTACAGACAAGGACATTTTTATTATAAGATTGAAAATTATGCAGTACCTCAAGACCCAACTCCTCTTGCTGAGAATGAAGCTAGAAAAGCCAATTCTGAAACTTTACAGTTTCCAGTTCCCTTGGATGACATAGGAACTGCTACTCTGTTAGCTACAGATAAGGCTATCACATTCATGAGATGGATAAGGAAAGCAATTCAAGACGGAACACTTGTTAATCTTAATAAGTAAAATAATGGATAATAAACTAACACATGAAAAGTATGTTTCCATAGATTATGATTTATGGGAAAATCATTATAAGCTTTTGGAGGAAAGAAATAAAATCTTAACCCAACAACTTGAAGAAGAAATAGAGAAGAAAAAGTTAACAATTACTTTATCTTTACATAGACATTATAGGGATTATAAGTATCAAGAGCAAATAGGTACTATTAATATGGATATGGCAGGTAGTTATGAAGTATTAATGGATTATGATAGGGAGAGAGTATTCCGAAATATCCAAAGTGACTTACTTTCGGTTCCTCGGGGACACTTTGAAAAAATAACTTTGTTAACCACTGATGACCTTAAAACATGGGAATTTAAAAATGAAGAAGAACAAAAGGTTAAGTTAGAAATATTAACAAAGAGAGAGGGAAAAATTGAACATTTAATCCAACAGAACTATGAGAAATATAAAAAGATACCTACCTTTGTAAGGTGGCTATTCGGAATTAAAGCAAATATACAACCATGATTACAGGAAAAGTAAAACAAACCCAATTGGTTAAACCACAGGTAGAGTACAGAAAACTTACCTCTTTAAACTATTCCATGCTTAAAGTATGGGATGAAAATCCTTCATTATTCTTCGATCAATACAAACTAGGTAAGACTAGGAAGTCAAAACCTTCCATGTCTACAACAGTGGGTGATATAGCCCACTTTTTTGTGTTGGATTGTCATGGTGATGAACGAGAATTTGACAATAGGATTGATGAAAAGTTTGCTCAATTAGACTATGAGTTAGGTACAGGACAGGTATTTATCCTTTGTGACCATTTGTTCGATGTAACAGAAGAGAACACAAATGAGGAAGGTATTTGTACTATGGCTATGGCTGATATGTTTGACGAGGCTTTCAATCGTGTCAAGGCTCAGGATAAATACAAAGGAAAGGATATTGATAAAGTGTGGGATGATTTCGAAAAGAATGGTCAGGATTATTATAAGTCCAGAATTGCCAATATTGGTAAGATTATGGTTACCCCTGTAATGCTTGACAAAGGAAAGTTTGTTGGTCAATCAGTTCTAAGGGATGAGAATACTTCTCATATTTTCCTTGGTAGCAAGGATACTTTACACACAAGCTTTCCTATAGAATGGCTTTATGATAATGTAGACTGTACTCAAACGAAATGTAAATCAGAACTTGACCTGTTCAAAATTGACCATAAAAAGAAGAAGATTTATCTATATGATTTGAAGTGTACTTGGGATAACGAAGGATTTACTTATGGTTATCTTAAATATTATTACTACATTCAACAAGCTTTTTATTGGTTAGCAGCCAAATACTATTTCTCCCATATTGAAGATCAATATAGTGATTATGAGATAGTTCCGATGCAATACATAGTTGCTGATACTTCTTTGAATAATCGTAGACCTTTGATATTCCCTTGTACTGAAAAGGATTTGTTAGCAGGTCTTGATGGTTTCAAACTTTCTCATAGGGAATATAGAGGTGTTAATCAACTAATGGATGAATTGTGTTGGGCTGAAAATAATAACATCTGGAATATGTCTAAAGATGCATATTCTCAGAATGGTATTATGAGACTTGATTTTGATTATCAATTAAATACGGCAGTATGACAGACAAAACAATCTATTACTTCAAAGGTAAGCCATACTCTATAATATCTGAAAGCAAACTAAAGACTATTGGTATAATAGAAGGTAATTTCATATGGGTTGATAATTATGATATTGGTGAAGAATGGACACCTGTTATTATTTATCAATGTGAATATGACAATCCAGAGGGAAAAATATGGGTAAGGACTAAGAAACAATTCTTGGAATTATTCAAGACTGAGCCTCAGAGTTTGAATGATATTGTAGATATTATAATCTTTGAGATTAAACAGCAGAATGCTGAAGGCTTTGTAAAAGAGAAAGGGATTCCTCATCATGGAGCAGGAACAGGTATAAGAAATAAGTATAATCTATGGTGGAATGATAATAATAAAAGATTCGATAAAGACCCTACAGATAAACCACCATTGATTCAGTGGTTCAATGAAAGAGATATTTTCATGGGTGATGACCTTAGTGGGATTATCTCTGAGGCTGTAAAGGCAAAATTGAATGGACAAGAATACGACCCTACTCCTACCATAGAGAGGTATAAAAAGCATTGGACAAAATACGGATTTAAAGACGGAATTTATAACCCAAATAATAAAAAGAAAGATGAATGAAATTTTAAAGTTCGGAGCAGAATGGTGTGGACCATGTAGAGCACTTAAACCAGTTATTAAAGAATTACAGGAAGAATTTAAAGATTTGGTTGAAATCAAAGAATATGATGTGGATACCGAAGCAGAGTTAACAATGAAATACGGTATTACCAGCATCCCTGCTCTTATCTTTTTAAAAGATGGCGATCTTGTAGAAAAGATCAATGGAAGTAGACCTAAAAATGTTTTACAAAAGAAAATCATTGAAATTTATGGACAAGAAATATCAACAACTCCTTCAGAAGATTAAGGATGAAGGGACATTAAAACCAGCAGCAAGAGCTAATATGCCGGGAACTATTAGCTTATTCGGTGCTCAAATAAGACATGACCTTTCAGAAGGTTTTCCTTTATTGACTACCAAGAAGTTATCTATGAAGAATATAGTAACTGAATTACTATGGTTCTTACGTGGAGATACTAATATCAAATATCTGGTAGATAATGGTTGTAACATCTGGAATGAGGATGCTTATAATTATTATAAGAAGTTCGCATCTATAAATACTAATGATATTTCTCAAAATGATATTCTTTTTGACAACACTGATGGAACACTCAGAATGTTGACATTTGATGAATTTGTAGAAGTTATTAAAAAGTATAATAAAGGTACTTTTCCTGTTTGGAGAGGTTATACTTTGGGTGATTGTGGATTTCAATATGGTAGAGTATGGAGAGGTTGGGAAGGACCAATGAATTTATCAGGTAAAAACTTTGTACTGGCAGCTACTAATGATGATATGGAATTCTACAGTACAGGTAGTGTAGAAATGATATTCAACAGGGAAGTTCTCAGAAGCACTACAAAGATTGACCAGATAGCTAACATAATCAATGGTCTTAAGAAGAATCCAGAAAGTAGGAGACATATCCTTACAGCTATAGACCCTGCTCATGAGAATGATTTAGCTCTATACTGGTGTCATGCTCTTGCTCAATTTAACTGTAGACCTATTACACCAAATGAACAATTACAATGGCTAGTAAAAAATGGGAAAGCTGTTAAAATATCTTGGGAAACTATTCCAGAAGGAGTTGAAATTCATGAATCTGTTGGAATGCAAGCAAAATATGCAGTAGATAAGAAGGAGTTTGAAAATGCTCCTAAATACTATCTGGATTGTCAGCTTTATCAGAGGTCAGCAGATGTATTCCTTGGAGTTCCTTATAATATAGCTTCTTATAGTTTACTAACTCATATATTTGCAAAGATTTGTAACATGATTCCGGGTGAATTTATTCATACTTTTGGTGATGTTCATATCTATGAAAATCATATGGATGCTGTAAATGAGCAACTTATAAGAATACCAAGGGAATTACCTAAACTTGTACACATGAAAACAGATGCTTTTTGGAATGAATTTGATATAAGCCAATTCAATCATCTTGATTATGGTGATTTCATGGTTCAGGAATATAACCCACATCCAATAATTAAAGCAGAACTTTCAACAGGATTAATAAAATGACAGGAAAATTACCAGAAGTACACTTCCCTGTATTTGGGTACACTGTATACGTTTGTTATACAGACAATATACCTGAAGACAGGGAGGGTATTTCCCATATCGTAGGTGCAGTTGAAGAACCATTAACAACTTATTGTGATGGATTACATTCCTATCACAAGAGGAAACCAGATTGTTGTATCTTCTTTACACCTGAATCAAGTATAGGAACTATTACTCATGAATGTTATCATGCTATCCGAAGAATGTGGAAATGGATTGGGGCTAAACCAGAAGAGGAAATAACTGCTTATCACCTTGGATATTTGGTAGACAAAGTATTAAAAATTAAAAAATTAGAAGATGGAAAGAGAACAAGTATATCAACTGATTGATGGTGAAAGAGACTATCAAGATGGTTTACCATCTAACAGAACAGATGGGAGTAACAAGAGTGTTGGGGATTATATTACCATGCTTCAATATTATCAAGCAAAACTTGTAGAAGCTTGGACTACAAATGCAGGTAATGATGTTGCTTTAGATATTATGAGAAAAATAGCAGGTATTGCAGTACATTGTATGGAAGATCATGGTGCTCCTGCAAGAAAAAATTAAACATATGATAAACGGAATGGAATACACGACAGTAGCCAATCATAACGATACAATAAAACTCAGTGCAGGTTATGATTTGAAAAAGAACTGTTATTATATGCCAAGTCTTGAGATTAAGGATTTTGGTGTAGAAATATCTTGGGATGCCGTTAGATTTCTCTTTGGAGATTTACTTGTGGCTCTTAGAAATTTCAGGGATAGGATACTTACAAAAGAAAACATTGATAATTTAGGAGACCTTCGTGGAGTCCTAGAGCAAAATGAGGGAGTTTGTGAAGACCTTATTGAAATTCTTGAACGAGGTATTGAAAAAGGATGGGATAAACTTGATTAACACTTAAATTTAAAAACAAATGATAGTAATACATCACAACAAAGATTTAGACGGATTTAGTAGTGGAGCAATATGTAAATTAAAATACCCTGATGCCAAACTTATTGGTTGGGATTATGCGGAACCTATTCCTGATTTTGACCAATTTATAGATGAGGATGTCATAATGATTGACATTACGTTCCCTATCCAGAGAATTGATGAACTCAGGAAATTAGCAAAGAGTTTAACAGTTATTGACCATCATATTTCATTCTTCAAGGACTTAAGGAAGTTCTATCAACTTGAGGAAGAACTTGCTGAGGAAACAAAAGATGTAATATATACTGATGGCAACCTTAAGTACATATATGAACTAGGGATTGCAGCTTGTGAAATTGGTTGGGATTTCCTATTCCCGGGTGAAAAAAGACCAGAAGCAATAACACTCTTAGGTAAATACGATACTTGGAGAGGAAATGGTACACCAGAATGGAATAGTGACATTCTACCTTTCCAGTTCTATATGAGAACTATTTGTACTTCTGCTGAGACATTTCCCGTATCAATGCTTGAACCTATAAGTTGGAAGGAAGCACATGAAGGGATAATAGCTGGAAGATTGATAGTTAAATATCAAGAACAACAGGACATGTTAGCTTGTCAAAGGAGTGCTTTTGAAACTGAAGTATTTGGTGGACTTAAAGGACTCTGCTTGAATGCAAGAGCTTTCTCTTCTGAAACTATGAAATCTATATATAATGATTCTAAACATGACATCATGATTGGATTTGAATACACAGGTAAAAAATGGACAGTATCTTTGAGAAGTATTGGAACTAAAGTAGATTGTTCATTAATTGCAAAAGCAAGAGGTGGTGGTGGACATAAGAATGCTGCCGGATTTGAAGTAAACAATTTTGAAGACATTTTTAAGTAATTACTATGAGTTGGAATGACCCATGTAGTGAATGTGGTAACCCTAGATATGCGTGTGAATGTAAACCAAAGACACCCACTAAAGAAGATTTAGAAAGAATTGAAAGGGAACGTAAAAGAATGGAAGAAGGTGCTGGAATATGTAAGATACAGGGACATGACTTTGTATACTCTTTCATTGTTTCCACATGTACAAGATGTGGGGAAACCACAGAATATTAAAATAAAAATATCATGATGAAAAATGCACCATTTGAATATACATGTGGGTTTATGTTCTCCGAAGATCGGAAGAAAGTCCTACTTATTCAAAAAGATAGACCAGAGTGGCAAGCTGGAAGGGTTAACGGTATTGGTGGAAAGATTGATTTAGCTGATAAAGAAATAGCTGAACAACTTCAAATATCCTATCCTCTAGTTGCTATGGTTAGAGAATTTAGGGAAGAAACAGGAATAGTAACAACTCCCGATGAATGGGAACAGTTTGCTACTATGGAAGGTAATGATAGTAAAATTCACTTGTTCAAGGCTTTTTCTAATAAACTGTTCAGTTTTGAACAGAAGGAATCAGAGAAGCCTTTAATTATTGGAGCAAGGGATATTTACTTTTTCAATCACGTTCCTAACCTGACGTTTATTGCAAATATGGCACTTGATACCCAAGAGGTATTTAATATTAACTGTCAAATAAAAGGATAATGGAAAAAGAAATCCGTAGAATTATATCAGAAATTCAGAGCTATCCTTGGGCTATTAAGTCCTTTGAAATAGGATATGAAACTATATTTCTAAATGGGGTACAGGTTCTTGTACCCAAAGTAAAAGTAGAATACAATGTATAAAGTAGCCCTCGATGTGGATGATGTACTTGCAGCATTCACTCCCCATGCACACGATTTTCACGGAGTACCTATGGGAAAATGTGATTATTGGTGTGAAAGAACAATGCATGAAAGACTAGGACCATATTGGTTCTTGGAAAAGATTGCTCCTGTGGAAAACTTCTGGAAAACTTTACCTGTACTTAATCCAGCTTCAGATATAGATTTTGAAGTTGATTGCTACATTAGTTCATTCCCACCAGATATGTTCCAGTTGAGACTTGATTGGTTAAAGCAACATGGATTTCCTGATGCTCCATTATTTGCAACTTCAGATAAATTGAAAGTAATGAGAGAAAGAGGGGTTACCCATCTTGTAGACGATAAACCAGCCATGATTAAGCTGTTACAAGAAACAGAGATTGTAGGAATACACTTCATTAATCATTATGCAGGATTTGAATCAGTAGGACCGTATGTAACTAATAATTTAAAACAAGTAAAACCAATTTTAGAAGAATGGATACAATTGAAAAATCAAGCAATGAGGGCATAAATGGAAACTCCAAGACAGTTATCCAAGGTGATAGGTTTAATGATGGTAAACTGAAATGGTCTCTTGTAGACTTGGATACTTTTGAACCTATGGTAAGAGTCCTTGAATTCGGTGCTAAAAAATATGCAGCACATAACTGGAAGAATGGATTGAAAACTACAGAAATTGTAGAGAGCTTACAAAGACATATCAATGCATTTATGAGAGGTGAGAATATAGACCCTGAAAGTGGACTACCTCACATTGGTCATATGCAATGTAATCTTATGTTCCTTTCTTATATGATGCAGTTTCGTCCAGATATGGATAATAGATTTCTTGACCCAAATAAAGAATGTAACAGAAAGGAAGAAGAGCAAGACCCTTGGCATGAGTATAATGAAAATAACAAGGGATAGTAAGTAACCGTAAAGGTTAATTTTGAAAATTCTTCCAAATTTATTATCTTATTAAACCATGAGGGGCTATCTTTGAAGCCCCTTTTTTATTTATTTAAACTATAAGAAATATGAGCAAAGGAAGAAAATTTTTATCGGATTTGAAGCTTCATTCGGACTATCTGAAATGGAGACCACAGGAAAGGCGTTATGAAACCTATGAGGAAGCATGTGAGGACATTATCAACGGTCACAGGAAGAAGTATGATAATATTCCAGAACTTGAGCCTTACCTTGAATCAGCACTTGAATCTTTAAAGGAAATGGGAATTATGGCTTCCCAAAGGAATCTACAGTATCGTTATCCTCAGATTAAGAGAAGTAATCTTAGGATGTACAACTGTACTTCTACACATGCTATGAGAAATAGTGTGTTTCAGGAAGTATTCTACTTGGCACTCAACGGTTGTGGTGTTGGTGTAGGATTATTAATTCCATTTGTTAAAAATATTTCCAAGGTACAAAAAAGAGTTCTTGGCACTAAAACATTTGTCATAGAAGACTCTATCGAAGGATGGGCTAATTCATTGGGTGTACTCATGAGTAGCTATTTTGTTGACAAACAACCATTCCCTGAATATGCAGGGTATGAAGTTAAGTTCGACTATTCTCAAATCAGGGAGAAGGGTTCATTTATATCTGGTGGATTTAAAGCCCCGGGACATGAACCTTTGAAGAGTGCTCTTGAGAAAATAGAGCAAATCATTGAGAATTGGATAGTTACACAAGGTAATGAATTGAGACCTATTATTGTAGGTGACATTATTTGTCATGCATCAAATGCTGTATTGTCAGGTGGAGTAAGAAGGGCTGCATTGAACTTTATCGTTGACCCTAATGATGAAGAAATGATTATGTCCAAAACTGGTGATTGGTATATTACCAATAAGCAGAGGGAGAGGACCAATAACAGTGTGCTTTTATTACGTAGTCTTACTACCAAAGAGGAATTTGAAAGGATAGTTCGTTTGAATGAGGGAATTAGTGATATTGGATTTGTACTTGCAAACTCTTGGTTTGATATGTTCAATCCATGTTATGAGATTTCCAAGTTACCTGTACTTTACAAGGGTGATCTCAGTAAGATTCATTATGATGATATTGAGGCGTTTGTGAAGGCTAATGAACATTTATTTGGAGTTCAAGGATGTAACCTCAATGAAATAGTTGCTGAAAAGTGTACTACTTTAGAAAAGTTCCTGAGATTTTGTAGGGATGCTGCCATTCTCGGTACTCTTCAGGCAGGTTATACCAAGTTCCCATACTTAGGTGAAACCACTGAGAAAATCTTTGAAAGGGAAGCTCTGTTGGGTATTTCTATCATTGGTTGGATGAATAATCCTAAACTGTTCAATGCTGAATGGTTAAGGAAGGGTGCTGAGATTGTGAAAGCTACAAACAAGGAAGTAGCTGCTATTATTGGTATTAATCCTGCTGCAAGGACTACTTGTGTTAAGCCGGGAGGTAATTCCAGTGTAGTTGCTATGACTGTAGGCGGTATCTCTGCTGAGGAAGCAAGGCAGTATTTCAGGGTCATGCAGATCAATAAGGAGAATGAGGTGGCTAAATTTGTTGTGGAGAACATGCCTTTTATGATAGAGGAAAGTGTACACTCCGACAATAAGACAGACTATGTTATCTATGTCCCTATTGAAACTCCAAAGAATGCTATCCTGAAGAATGACATTCTTGGAGTTAAGCACTTGGAATACATTAAGTTAGTTCAGGAGAATTGGGTACTCCCGGGTACTAATGAAGACTTATGTGCATATAAAGGAATCAACCATAATGTTTCTTGTACAGTTAATTTTGAAGGTGATAAGACCGAAATGATTAATTTTATATGGGAAAATAAGGAAGATTTTACTGCTATAAGTTTTCTACAAAATACAGGTAGTAGAGGGTGGAATCAAGCTCCTTTGACTGAACTAGTTCCTATGGAAGATATAGTTCAGAAATATGGAGTAGGTGCTATGTTTGCTGCTGGATTGATTGTAGATGGCTTACACTACTTTGGAGAAAACCTCTGGAAAGCCTGTGATTCTGTACAGAATAAAAATGTACCTCTGGTAGGTACAAAAGAGCAGACTCTCTTGATGAAGTATTGGATTAGTAGAGCTAAGAAGTTCGCTAAGAACTACTTCAAAGGTGATATAAGCAGGATGATCTCCTGTCTGAAGGATGTACATATTCTTCATAAGTGGGAAACAATCAGTAAGCAGTTTAAGCCTGTAGACCTTTCAAAAATCCTTACGGAACCAGCTTATAAAGATGTATCTGATTATGCAGCTACAGCTTGTGCAGGTGGTGCATGTTCTATAGTAGATAGAATAAAATAAGGATATGTTAAAATACAAAAAGTCCAGTTGTCTTTTGATAGCTGGACTTTTTTGTCTTATATTTGTATACTAACTAAATAAACATATGGCAACTTCCAAGAAAGAACAAAAACCTCAACAAAGCTACAGAGAGAGAGCTAGAGATTTGGAGAAACAATTTGCTCAGGTAGAGCCTGACAGAATATTCATCCCTAGTGGCAGTATCAATTTTGATTATGGATTAGGTGGTGGATACAAGACAGGTCGTATCTACGAACACATAGCTTGGGAAGGTGGTGGTAAAACAACACTTGCTCTACATGCTGTAGCAGAATGTCAGAAAGCAAAAGGTAAAGTAGTTTACATTGATGCCGAACATGCTCTTGATAAAGTCTATGCCACAAACATCGGTGTTAATTGGGATGATAAAGAAACATTTACTTTATTCCAACCCGATAGTGGTGAAGATGGATTTGAGTTTGCAAAGGGTATGATGGAAACAGGTGAAGTACGTTTACTTGTTATTGACTCTGCAAATGGTATGCTTCCAAGAAAGCAAATGGAAGACCCTGCTGGTTCTTCTAATCTCGGACTACATGCAAGATTACTTGGTCAGGAAATTCCAAAGATTAAACAAATGGCATCTAAGCATAACACTGCCGTTATATTTATCTCACAATTCCGTGAGAAAATTGGTGTTATGTTTGGTTCTCCTGAAACAACTCAAGGTGGTCACGCATTGAAGTTTTGGGCTTCTGTACGTACTGAATTAAGAAAAGAGAATACTAAAGATGGTGATGAAGTGTACGGTATCTATAGTAAGTTCAAAGTGATTAAAAACAAAGTAGCTTCTCCCTACAGAAAAGGAAAGATTCCTATTGTATTTGGAGTAGGTATTGACAAACTACAGGAAGTAATAGACTTGGGTAAAGAATTTGATTTACTTAAGACAAGAGCTTCTGGTGGTGTTAATTATATTACCTATGGAGAAGAAAAATTCCCTGAAGATACTTTTAGAGAATTACTTAATGACAATCCAGATTTCTACAACAAAATCAAATCAGACATTACTAAACAATTGAGTGACACACAGGAGGAAGTAACACCTACTGCTGAGGAACTCGTAACACCTTAATATTATGGAATTTAATCAATATCAAGCATTAGCAAAGACAACAGCAATTTATCCTGAAAATATTAAATATTTATATCCTATTTTAGGATTAGCAGGAGAAACAGGAGAGGTAATAGAAAAAGTAATCAATTCACTTATTATAGGTGGAGATATTTCTTGTACTAATTATAATAAGGTTCAAAAAGCTATTCAACTTTTAAATGAAATAAAAGATAGAGCTAAGGAACTAGAAATTATAAAGAAGGAACTAAGAAAAGATGCATCAGGTGTAATTATAGATAATAATCTTTACCCTGAAGAAGTAAATGAAATCAGTAAGGAACTTGGAGATCAGATGTGGTATCAAGCTGCTACATGTTCAGACTTTGGTCTGGAAATGGGAAATGTAGCACAAGCAAACTATGATAAACTCAAATCTCGTCAGGAGAGAGGAGTTCTTCAAGGTTCAGGTGATAACCGATAAAACAAACCATTATGATAACAATAAGTGGTAACAAAATCTTCAGTGAGGGATTCCTCACTGAGGATTCTTGGGTAAAGCTATGGTATGGTTATCATTCGAAAGAAAGACTAGAAGAAAGAGGAAAAGGTAGTTTATGTGTACACCCTGAAGAAGTTAAAATAACCAAAAAGAACTTAATGAAGGGTTATATAGACAATGGTAAGTTAGTAAAGTTCGTTATTAAAATAGCTTACACACCTACTGTTGAATTATACTTGGTCCTTACTGATAGCTATTACATGGCAAAACAATACTTTGTAAAGAGTCTCTGGTTCAGAGAAATTAGTAAAAGAAAGAAGAGAAGACATGCTCCCCAATATAATATACAGCATAGTACTAATACTGGTATTACCGTTAATGGTTGAACGTATTTTTCATCCTCGTCTTGATAAGGATAAAGTAAACGGTCAACTCTTTCTGTGGCTAACCATTGGTAAGCGTAGAGAATGTATTTTTATTTGTAAAATCAAACCTACAGAAAAATGAAACTAACCAAGGAAAAAATAGAATTCATGAGAAATCACTATAGTAAAATCCCAATTAATAAATTGGATGTATATAGTGATGAGTGGATACATGGTTGGAATAAAAATCCTTCCACTGAAACTCAAGAAGAATTCTACCACAGAAGAGAGGTTAACCTATTACTTATAATATCCGAAAAACTAAGAAGAAACGAAGAAGAATATGAAACGAACCCCATTGAAAAGAAGCCAAAAACCTCTAAGAAAAAAAGCTCTCGTAACCTACAGGAGGCCATCTAAGGCTGAAGCTGAAGAAGCTCCCCGGGATATGAGAGAATTTTTCTTGGAATTATGGGATGAACGTGAAGATGAGAACGGTTTTTGTTATTGTTTTGAGACAGGGAGACCTATGAGAAGGTCTTTATACAGGGAAAATTCAGCCTGTTACGACCATGTTTTAGAGAAGCATTTGTTCCCTCAGTATAAATTCAATAAGGAAAATCTTATTATAGTTCTCCCGGACGTACATTTCCAGAAAGGTACAGACTTAAATTTTACCCCGAAGATTAAAGAATTGAGAGAAGGACTTTTAGAAAAACATAAAAAAGGAGGATTAGATGGTTGAGATAATTAGAAGAAACATATGGAGTAAGAGTACGGCTTTCTTACTCCCTTTGACAGGAATTAAAAAGACCCGGGATTTCGAAATAAGGAGTTATTTATATTGGAATGATTATTCTATAGGAAACTTTGAACTAGCAGTAAAGGTAGAATATGGACATAAATTCCAAGAGTTCCTTGAGTTCATGCATGAAGGGGTATTTAAAAACAGAAATTCACTTATTCGAGAAGTGTTTGAATATGAGGGATTTAGCGTTTTCATATTTGATATTTCCGATTGGGCTGAGGATGTTGCTGTATTCATGGAGGGTAAATACTCCAAATTATCTAAACCTGCAAAGGTTAAGATACAGAAGTACAACTCTGATGATAACAACAATATGCCAATCAGTATTTATTGTTGCCTATTCCCGGACGAGCCTCATGAAATGTTGGGTAATATGACACCTCTGGAATATGCTGTTCAGCATTATATCACAGAGTACAAACCCAACAAGGCTGATTATGAATCTGCCGAGATTTGGCAGAAGTCTGGTGAACTTTGTTCCATTTTTGACATGAAGGAAGAGACTTTAGTCCTAGAAGAATGTCAAGATGGCGTAACTTTATGATAGGTTCAATATTTGCACTATATAGTGTAGATTTTGAGAAAACCAACAATAACCAACAATTTTATAAACCAACTAAAGAAGGAGACCACGTAGGTCTCCTTTCTTTATTTTTACACTATGTCAACAAGAATAAGTAATAATGTTCCTCTGCTCAACAGGCTTATAAATAAACAATTTGAGTTTGCCAAACTAGACGTAAAGTTTGGGGACATTGAGAAGGGTATTAAAATCAAGGTTGGTCCTAAAGAAAAGCACCTTTCTTGGTATGAGTACTATTTCTTCGAAGAGCAAGAGGACTACCAGAAATGGAGAGAATGGCTCTATACTGAGCTACTAGAAGTTTGGGGTTTAAAGAACCGGGATGATGTAGAAGGTGACGTTAATTACGTTGATCTTATTTACGGAATGAATGTTAGAATAAAAAAAGAGGGAGTCCTTTTGTGACTCCCTCATAATATCTACTCTTCGACAATTACGCTGCTGTAGTAGTCGTTGTTGTACTGGTAGTTACAATATCAATTGTATTGATGTCTACCCATTCACCCAACGTTACATGAAATACTTCCAACCTGTTCAAGCTAGGGTTATACCTTACTGGAACACTGTCAGCCATTCCTGCACAACAAGGGTCAGCAAATGGTACATTTAACCAGTTTAATACCTCTCCCAACATTTTTTTGAAGGAGTAGTGACCAAGAAGAACCTTTTTAGTCTTCTTGAAAATTCCAATTGGAATCAAATAATCAATCTTTGCCATGATTACAAATCTAGTTTGAGGGAACTAGTAACCTTTAGTTAAAAATTTTATCTACCCTGACCTCTGTATTTACTCTGCTTAGGAGCTTTCTTCTTTGGTCTCTTGCTTGCTTTACCCTTTTTTCTTTTACCAAAAGAAATCTTGTTAAGGGATGTTAAGGACTTAGCCATTTTATTTTACCATTTTGAATGTCAAATAATTTATTTCTGTTGAGCCGAATAGCCTCTTTTATCGGCTCAGTATCAAGTTCAGTTCTTCTAGTTTCTCCAAGTCCACCCTTATCTGAAACAAGGAACTTGAATCCATCTGAAGGAACTACCTTAGTTGGAGGATTATAGTGGAAGAATTGATTGATATAACTCTCATCATTTACTCCCGGCTCATAATTAATCTTCCTATCTGCTATCTGGTTATCATGAAGGATAGTACAGAAATCCAGTAAATTCTGAGTTTTTCCACCAAAGAAAGCTCCATAATAATACACCTGAGGACGTTTGGTATTATAAGGTATGTATGCTCTGGAATTAGGATTACGATCATAAGGTTTCTTATTAACCATGTATGACCTATTACCGAAATGTTCTCCACCTACCAAATCACCTATGAACCATTCTTCCGTGAATTCCTTATCAATGTTAGTATCAGCATCAAAATAAAAAAGATGACTACAGGAAATAGGTTTATTATCATTACTCAAACTTAAAATATTAGAAAATTTTGAGTTGGTTCCATCCTGCCAGCAATTGTGAGTAGTATGTATATACTCTATATCTGCTGATACGTAATCTCTAGGGTCTGTATCCGAGAAGAAGTAAAACTTAATCTCAGCATTCCCTTTATAAAAATGTAAAAACTTCTGAATGAATCTTACTCCCAATACGAAATAAGCATTGGTAGCTACGAGAACTATTCCTATTTTCATACATTAAATTTCTGGTAAGCTCTTGCAAGCTTGGTATCATATTGGTTTTTAGCATAGGCTGGTCCATTATAACCCCTAGCAAAACCTTTCCAGTCAAGCTCTCTCAGTTCATCATCAAGATGAGTATTAATAACATAACCTGTAAAGGCTTCCAAATGGTCATCTTCACTTTTGTACATGTCATTAATAAAGTCCTGAATTGTACTATATCCAGCTTCTTTGTAATTATTACCTAGAATTTGGAATAGTCCCCAAGATGCTGAAGCTAATGCAGCTTCCCTATTAATATTACAAGCCTTTTGTAACCTAGTATGTTGTGCTGAAACAGGACCATATTTCCCGGGTTTCCAAGTAGGATAAAGAATATCTTCATTACCAGCTACATGTTTATTTGGGTCAACCCCTCTTTTCCTTAATTCCTTCCAGAAGATGTGTGGTTCGAACAGAATCATTGGTGTCTTACCATCAGCAAGAAATCCACTTCCTCTACTCTCTACAGCACATACTGCTTTGACAGCAGCTACTTTACAACCTATTCTCTTAGCACTATCAGCAAAAGCTTTTTCTGTAATCATATTATTGGTTTTTGTTACCGTGGAAAGGCTCCTCTGTTGGTGTAGTTGTTTCAGTTGTTACTGATGAACTACCAGAGAATCTACCCACCAGATTACTAAATTGTTTTTCAATTGTACGTGGAGCAAGTAATAAAGTAGTTCCTATAGTTAAGCCAGCAACACCATCCCAAACGAAGTCCATCTTGTCATTATATACAAGAACCAGAGTGATGACCATTGCAGCTATACCAATTATACTTGTTACCCAAGCCTTGAGAATATTTCTCTTTACACTTGCTTTCTTTTTCATATACTATTCTTTTAATACTTTATAAGTTAAAAACGAGCCTATTACAAATGTCAGAGTAGGTTTAATCCATCTTTGCCATCTGGTAGGTTTATCACCCCTTTTTTGAACCATCTGCATTCCTGTAGTTTGGAATAATGGATTAGAGTGAATTCCCTGAATGGTTAGTTCTCTTTTTGTGAACAATCCCGGTTCCTTCTTCTCCACCACTCTAAAGGAAGCAGTATCAGGTAGAACCAAAGAATTAATACGAACTCCTGAAAGAAGAACTGTACCATCTATTTGATAATTTTTTGTAGAGTCCTTAAAGTTCATTGGAGGAATCACTACATCCTTTCTAAATACTTTTGTTGTATCATTAGGGTCTCTTACTACAGGCTTCCCGGTACTATCCCTAAATGTTATGAAAGTTGTATCGAGTTTTGCATTTTGTATAACTCTAATCAAAGATTGAATCTCTTTAATTTGCCTTTCATCTTTCTTATTAAGTTGGAATATCTGTTCAGATAATTCCTTCATTCTTTCTTCATCAGCAACTTGAGCTACCTTAGCTTCAACCACTGTTTGATTTAATTTATTCTTGAAGCTGTCAATTTCAGCCTTCATGAACTTCTCCCAAGCCTTGTAATCACTTACTTGGTCTTTTGTATTGTTCAAGTTACACTGTTGGATTCCCATTAGAATAATTGAGAATATCAAAAGGAGTGAAAGAACAACGTTGGTTTTTGAGATTTTCATTATAAAATATTTTGTTTGATTTTACTTACACCCATATCAAGCTTTGATTTCTCTGCTTGGTCCATTAACCACTCTTTTGAGTTAGCCAAGGAACAATAAAAAACATACTTCTTAGTTCTACCCAAATAGTAAATCCTTGATTCTGTAACACCTTCACTTTGATAGATACCTTTTAATAAGCCATCTTTCATTTCAGAAGTTTTTAAATGAACATAACCATCTTGCATTGTTTCCAATAACATCTTAAGATAAATACCATCTAATTCGATTTTCTGATATTTAGCTTTCTGAGAGTGGAAAGGGTCTATGTAGTCTTCATAAAGACAACTTGAGTAAAGTTCACCAGAAGGTTTAATTATACCTCCACCATTATGAGCCTTAAAAATCATTACCCTTTGCGTTGAAGTTGTATCAAGTATATCATGCATAGCATCATATATATTAACAACCTTTTGAATCTGTGTCCTAGAATTAGTAAACCATAAATTCAGGAATTTTAAAACTTCTACTAAAATGTTTCCAATAGTTTCCATAGTTTAAGATAAAATTAGAGTTGACGTGGGTATTTCTCCCATAATTATTTAACTGCTTTAATGGCTTCAACATAAAACCATGTAGCGTTATCAGGACTAGCTGAAATATCTTGTCCTATTGGAGATTTGTGAACCCATGCCCCTTTGTAGAAAACTCCCGGTTGGTTACCAGTTGCTCCTGCAAGGTGGAAGATGGGTCTCTTCTCATAAACTTCCTTGGAATCTGTAGCCCAAGAAAATTCTAATTCCGTTGTAACATCGGTGGTCTTACCTCTACTCCAAAGAGCAAAATTTACAGCCCACATATCAGCACACCAACTTTGAAAACCTTCTGCTTCATTTTTGAAGTATCGGTTATTCACAGAGCCAAAGTTGGGTTTCTGAGGGAATCCCCAAAAGAATTCATGTCTGATTCGTAATACTTGGAGTTCTATATCTCTCCAAAAATCAGCATCAATACCTTTAAGAATATACTGAGCACCTCCTGTTTTCCCGGTATAGGATTTTATAATGTCTCTTGTCACACTTCCTATTTTTGCTAAAGTATCTATAGCAAAATAGTCAGGCATATTTCCTTGATTCTCTTTCCTTCTCAGATATTCATAATCTAAATAGTGAGAAGTATTTGATTGCCAACAGATGTCATCATTACATAATTTCTCAAAGTCAGGGAGATAATTAAATATTATATCCGAGTCATGATAGAAGAAAACTTTATCTTTCAATTCATCAGCGTACTTTTCAAAGTGTTTCTTTAAAGTGTGAGGTCTTAACTGAGGAATATATAATTCCAGATTAACACCTTCATCTTCATAGAGATACATCTTTACTTCAGGGTATTTGTTTTGTAACTCTACCCATTTTTTGATGTGTTGACTTCCTCTAGGATACCAGATTAAAATCTGCATTCTGTTGGAAACATTTAACTTTCTAAAGTTTACTATCTGTACCTCAATCTGCCATAAAAAATAAGGGTCGTGAGGTACTACTTGAAGAAAAACTAGGTTACTAGGTAACATCTATTGGCTTTTATTTTAAAAAAATTAACAAGTTCCTTCTTCCAGAGTAATGACTACATTATCACCTGCAACAATAGCTGCACTTAATAGATAAGTATCATTTCCAGTAACATCAGCACAATCTTGTTGTACTCCATTTACATACAGTGTCACCCTTCCTATTGTAGAAGTAGTTATAGCTACACTAATATTTCCTGTATAAGTACCAGTTGTACCAGTTGCACTTTCACTAGGACCAATAGGGAAAGCCCCTGAATTGATGGTGAAGAATGCAGGTGTTACACCTGTAATACTAGAACCAGTCAGAGTATTCTGAATTGTTATACCACCTACTAGGGTTGTAGTAGTTGTTGTGGATGTAGTGGTAGTAGTTGTTGGAGCTACGGTTGTTGTCGTAGTTGTCGTAGGAGCAGCAGTGGTAGTAGTTGTAGTCGAAGTTGTTGTTGTATTCGACACATTAGCTACAAAGTAACCCCAATCACAATCATACTCTGTTCCACTTCTCCAAACAGTAACCTTGTATCTGTAGGTACTACCTATCATAAGGTTATTAACTGGATACTTATAAGTATCACCTGCATGGTGCATAAACTGACTCAAAGTACCCGGACCTGCACTTGTATGGAAAGCCCAACCTGAACCAGTATCACGATATACGTATATTTTGTACTGTTGAGCACATTCTATAGCATCGAAGAATATCCAAGCTGTTCCACCTTCACCTGTTGGTACTATTCCTGTTCCCGGTGTTTCAACACTAGTAGTAGGACATTCAGGCTGACCACAAGTTGTAGTTGTGGTTGTTGAAGTTGTGGTAGTCGTAGGTGCTTCCGTAGTTGTTGTAGTAGTGGAAGTGGTTGTAGTTGTGGTAGTTGTAGGGGCAGTACAGCTTCCTACAAGTCCAACAATAATACCATCAGTGGTAAACAACGTTCCATCTATTATATTAGCACAAAAATTAATACTACCATTAGCAGCCAACATAAAAGTCTTGATTTCAGTATCTCCACATTCAATGTAGGAGAAACTCAAAGGATTACTTGTCGGGTTGCTTAATTGGTAGGTAACACAATCTGGTTCCACATCTGTAGTCGTAGTAGTTGTACTAGGTGCTACAGTTGTGGTAGTTGTTGTACTTGTAGTAGTTTCTCCACAGTTACAAAAAGTAGACAGAAGTGGTTGAAGATCAAAACATCTTCTGGATTCTACTCCTTGTTCATCTGTATAAGTAATACAGAGTGAAGTGCCATCTTGTTCAAATTGTGAAAGGCTTGTTAAAGTCTCACAATCCCTGACCATTTCACAATCAACTTTCGGCTTGTCTCCTGATATTTTACACAACAAATCCACCAAAGATTTCCTCCAAGATTTAGGAAGAAAGCTCAGGAGTTTGGAATATTCCTGCTGACAGGTGTTGCAATTTGTACTACTTGTTACCATACGTTATCTATATAATATACGTAAAATATAGGACTTTACCAAATAAAAGATAGGAGAAAAACCCTCCTAATTAGAGGGTTATTCTACTATTGACCAGTCATCCCCAAGGAGAACTTCATTAGAAAGATGTCCAAAAGTGAAGCTGTTAACTGATTTACCTCTTACTTGGATAACTGTTTCTTCAGCACCTTCTCCAAATAAAGTCAGGTAATTTGAAGGTTGTTCTGCTCCTTCAGCAGCAATAAACTGAGGACCAGAGAGGTTTGAATTGGTAATTTTACCACCTTCTCTCAGAGCACCTAATACTTGTTCTAGTTTCATAATTGTTGTTTTTAAATATTAAAAAATTCTTATATAATTCTATATGTAAATGTAAATGTGTAACTGTTATTGCTTCCTGAACCACTTGTCGGTACAAATACTAATAATGCTACATCATTTACGGCATCTGCTCTTATTCCAATAGCTACAGGGATTTGTAATCCTGCACCAGCACCAGAAAGTTCATTATCATTACTGAATGAAGAAGCTATTGGTAAACTGATACTTATGCTTGTTGAGGTACTGTTGGAAGTATGGTCTATTTGAACATTACCAGAAACAGTAACTACACTTCCTACTCTCATGTATTGACAAGTAGTGGCACTACCAATTGAAGTTACATTACTTACACCTGTTAAAGTAGGAGTATATGTTCCAGAAGTTGCTGTAGGAATATCACTTGTAAGAGCTACAGTACCAGCAGCATCGGGGAATTGAATAGTCTTTGTAAAGTTACCTGTAACATTATCCCATTTAATACGACCTCCAACTGAGGAAGCAGTTTTGAATGAGATATATGTAGGTTCTATAAGTACCCATTTATTATTAGCAGCATCTTGTACATACATCTGACCATATGTACCATTACCACCTAAATATGATTGTATACTACCAGTAGTACCACCAGTCTTTGAAACAAATTCAAGAGCATTCCAAGAATATCCGTCCCAATTAGTTTTATAAGTTGCTGAAGAATCTTGTATAAAGAACTCTCCTGTGCTTGAATTATACTTAAAGTTTGCACTACTATCTACTCCTGTTCCTGTACCATATAATATTTGAGTTGATGGTTCAGATATACTTGCTCCTGATGATACACTACCATCAGCCATTAAAAATTCGGTAGATAAACCACCATTCTTCACAAATGAAGATGCTCTTATACTTGTATATGCACTATCATCAGCTAATATAACTTGTAGTTCTGCACCACTTCTTTTTAATGCAGGGAATCCACTTGTGATTCCATTAAATGTTAATAACGGAGCACTAATTTGTATTTTAGGTGTGTTAGTAGCATGACCTATAAAGATATTTCTCGAAGATAAAGGAGTAGCTCCACAAGCAAAGAAATATCCTGTACTATCAGTACCAGCTAGTACTTCAGAACCAGAGAAAATATATTGAGCATCAGATAGATAAAAATTACCTGTAGTTATTCTAACATGTCCAGCAATGTTAACTAATTCAGAAGTGGCTGTAGCAGTTCCTATAAGAACTTTACCAATAGCTGAAGTTCCATTATGTGCAAGAATTACTTTACCATTTGTAGCTCCACCACCAATTGAACTACCACCAAAGAGATAGATATTACCACCATAATCATTTCCACCTGTAGCACCAGCTTGAGCATGACCTGCTCTAATTTCTAAATCTTCACCACCCCATCCAGTAGCTTCTTGTGTGTCTACTCTTATAAACTTCTTACCACCTACTTTACCAGAATCAAACATTATACCCTGTTCAGCCAAAGAAGTATCATATTCACTCCATAAATTAGAATCTTCTTTAAATGTCCAACGTTTCTTTAATGTAGCAGCTACATTATCTCTAATCCATACACTGAATCTTGATGATGAACCCGGAGTATCGTAAGCTTCGAGTTGTACAACATCATGAGCACCGAGGGTATTACTTGTATGTCTGAAGTATATGGAAGGGTTAGACTGTAAATTAGAAGCTGAGTTAGCAGCATTAATTATAAATGATGCTGAACTTCCTGCTCCACCATCCTTAGAAATTGTCGTGTTACCGAACAATTCTACAGATTTATCCTGACCCTTAAACTGTCCAAGTAAATACTGATTGGTGTTGTCTGCTGTTCCAGAGCTTCCCGGATTGGCTACATAAATTTCCACATTTGAATAACCTGAACCAGTAGGCATACCACCTCTTAATTTAACAGTACCACCATTAACATTAGTTCCTGTTGAATAAGCACTACCACCTTTGATAGTTATTGGTCCACCATCCCATCCAACATTTCCTGTTCTCTGAACTGTGATAAGACTTTCATTAGTCATTCCACCGGGGTAGTTAAAATATAAAGCACCTGTTTCACCTGCTGCACCGATAGTTAAGCTACTACCACTCAAGAACATTCTCTCTTGTGTAATACCTAAAGACCTATTAGCAAACCTTAATTCAGATGTTCCAGTACTAGCATCAGTAAAATATGCTCTTATATAACCACCATCAATAAGAGTTGGTGTTGAATTAGTTCCTTGAAATTTAAATCTTAGATAGAAATCACCATGAGCACCTGTAGTATTTGTAACTTTAAACAATGCACTTCCTGATGCCCTTACTCCGATATTATTAGCTATATGAGAAAATTCAGCTATTTCAGAATAAGCATTAGTTACATAGTTATTGTATACATATAATTTAGAATTACTTACTGTAGATGTACCAATCATGAAATACCCGCCAGTCTCATTAGCTACCACATTAGGATAACCAGAAGCAGGATTGGCTACTTTGATTGCTGTCACCCATGCACTACCATTGAATCCTTCGATAGCAACATAACTACCTGCTGCTCCTGTTGTATCAGCACGAAGGAACATATTACCACCTGCTGATTGCACAGCCCAACCAGATGGAACAAGAAACCTGCTAGAGTCCACCTGTACAAAACCATTGGCTGTATTATTGATTTGCACACCACCACCGCCTACACCGTATAGTTGGGTTGCAGATGAACCTAGTAATACACGTAAGTACGCTGTGGTATTAGTATTTATCCATTCGCTTACAACAGAACCAGAAGCAAGAGTTGACCTGAAGGTAGCTTTACCTGAACCTAAGAACCTTAGAACATAATCAGAAGTGGTATTACCCTTCATTCTTATATCCAAGATAGCTCCATCATTATTGAAAGTATTTGAAATCCATGATGTAGTAGAACCACTTTCAGTATGACCTATAATCATATGTTGTGTAGCCAAAATATTCTGGTCTCCTATTCTAATAGCACCATAAGAAGAGTGACCTATTATATTAATAGGGGCTACATCAGCTTGTAAGTTTATAGGAGTAGATGCAGTTCCACTTATTCCAAAAACAGTTGGACCTGCAAATAGATTCCTAGCTGCTGTATTTCTCTGATAAATAGCCCAATACCCTGATTGAGGTAAATCAATACCGAAGAAGTATTGAACATTATTGAAACTAGGATTTATTTTAAGTCCTATTCCATAATGAGTATTAGTATAAGTACTTGAAATATCAATACTTGTAAAATAATTATTAGTTGAATATGCTGAAGGAGAATACGTACCAGTTACTCTTAATCCTATAGCAGTATGAGCTAAAGTTCCTGCACCTACTGAATACACAGGATTTACATCTTGACCTACCAATACATCACTTGCTGCATTAATTGTTAATGTAGGATTAAGATAAAATGCCCTTGCTAAGTTTGAGGATGCAGTTAAGAAAGCAGAATTAGTTACTGCCCCCCCATCTGCTATAGTAAATACTACTGTTCCATTGTCTCTTCCGAGAAATATTGGTGAAGTAGTAGCTCCATTATCAGCAATCAATGCTGCTGATGAAGTCAATGTAAGAGTAGTACCTAATGTGAATATGCCACCAATATGAATTGGGGAAGTTGCATGACCGTTATACCCAATACCAATTACACCTACATTCTTTGCACTTGCTTTATCTCCTGTAGCTCTAAAATAACCACCAATATTAATATTACCACCAAATGATTCTCCTACAAAAGCATAGTTTGTACCTGTTGTTGTACCACCTGTTCTACCTGCTACAGATATATTACCATAAGTTTCAGCATTTGAACCTGTAGTAATTGATGCACCTGTACCCGGAGCAACATTACTAAATGAACCTCCAAATGTTATGGCAGGACCAGTATATGTTCCTGATAAACCTACTGAAAATGCAGCCTGCATAAGGTTAGCACTTCCGGCAGAAGTTAATGAAATTTGATGTGGAAATATATGACCTGTTGGTACAGCAGGAGAAGTTGATTCTACTTTGAATTTATATTGTAGCCCATCAGCAGCTACAGTTGAATTCGCTATATAAAGATTAGTATTTATTCTACCTGAACCTGCAATAATAACAGATTCACCTGTATCAGCAGTACCGTAATCTCCAAATATGGTTCCTCCACCTTTAGGTTGCATGTATAATCTTCTGAAGTCAGTTCCCGGTCTACCAGACTGAATCCATGTTATTAACAGAGTAGGGTCTGCACCAAAAGTTATTGATGTATTATTAGTAGTTGCACCTACTCTTAATTGACCACTTCTCCATGTAGCAGCTCCAGCGAAATCAGCATCACCATGTATCCATGCGATGTTACCAGTATAAGTAGGAGTTGGTGTACTGCCTACTATAAGTGTACCTGTCGTAATTGCTCCAGTAGTTGTGAAGGAAGTGGCTGAGACACCTGCTCCAAATGTTGCAATACCCGTAGGTGCAATAGATAAAGCGTCTGTCCATGTAATATTAGTATCTGCCGTGTTTGATACTGCAACTCTCATTAAGATTGTTCCATTAGTCACAGCAATATTAGAAACGGCAGATGTTGTTACATACTTCCATGCTGTTCCGTTATGATAAGCATTACCATTCAGATGAACACCACTACCTGCTGTATCGGAAATTAGTACTGAGTTAATTCCACCGCCACCACCTTGAATAGTATACAATCCACTTCCCCATGTTTTAAAAGAAGAGCCTCCCAATGAGATTCTTGAATTTGCATATATATCAGAGGTAAATGTTGCAGTACCAGTAGATGCTATTGTTAAGGCAAGTGTCCCTGTAGACATGCTTGTAGCACCACCTACTCGAATCTGTAGATCGCTCGAAGTATCAGCATAACCCATTACTGCCCTATCTGCTGTTCCTGCTTCTCTCCATCTAATAAAATTATCAGTTGAACTATTCAATAATAATACGCCACCACCTATTTCTACTGTACCAGTTGAATAAAGATAAGAAGCTTTTAAAGGCACTAAAGTAGTATTACCAGCATTGAACACACCAAATCCTTCTTGATTTGGTATTGTTATTAATCCTGCAAAGGAAGTTGCATATATTCTCCCATCTAACGCCCCACTCTTGAATACTTGTAAGTATGGGTCACTTCCCTGAACTCTTAATGTATCATTAAATGTTTGAAGTGCTGTCCAAGTTTGAGCAACTTCAAGCATTCCGAAAGTTGTAGTGGTTCCCCCATCATTTATTTGCTTGAAACTAGTTCCTCCATTATAATAAATAAAAGAACCTGATGCCCCTCTATTCCAGAATGAAACACCTGCCCTAGCTCCTGCTGTAAATTGAACATTTGTAACAGATGTCAGAAGTCCACCTGTAGAATATGATGTACTACTAGGGGCAGTACCGGGACTATAAGTACCTTCTAATATAGGTACAGCTACTATACTGTTAGGGTCAGCAGTTAACATTAAACTTGGAGTTCCAGCATACGTACCGTAGAAACGTAATTGAGAACCACCTGAGCCTGTTCTTAAACCTGCAATTGAAGCAATACCACCACCTGTTGCACCTGTAATGAAAGATAAAATACCACCTGTACTTGTGGTAGTGGAAGGATTATATATATGAATACCTCTTGAAGTAGCGTTATATACTGTGTTAGGTGTGATAGCTGCACTATCAGATACTTCTATATCTAATACATTACCGGGAGCAGTAATACGATTGATACCTACGAATCCACCTCTAGGATTAATAAGGTAAGAAGTTCCTACACTTGCAGCACTTAATGATTGTAACCAAGATGAACCTGTAGCACTATCCACACCCATGTTTATTTCCATAGATGTACCAGATGCTTTTAATGACAATACACCTGCTGGTGTTCCTATCACATTAGAAGCCATTCCATTAGTACCTGTTATTTGAACTTTGTTTACAGTATTCATTGCAGCCGAAGAAGCAAAACCAAATCCAAAATTACCTGCTGCATTTAATATAAATCTTCTTGCCCCTGCTGTATTGTCATAGATAAAGAAACCATCTGCTGTAGCATCCGTACCTATCCAGAATTGTGTTGAGTATTTGAATTTAATGGTATACCCACTATCTAAAGATAGGTTACCACCAATAAGGGTTAATTTTTCAATAGGTGCTCCACCAATACCTACATTAGTACCATCAAACTGAAAGTTTGAATTGGAATCCAATGTTCTATTATCAGTAAAGAAAGCTACTTGATTAGCTGCACCATCCCCACCACCAAGAATTGCTTGTGTAGGTAAATCAGCAGCTACTAATGCTCTGAAGGAAGGAGTTCCTGTCAGTCCATTAGGTGCAGCAAATACAGTATTGGCAGTTTGTGAAGCAAGTGAAAAAGTAAGGTCTGGATTAGAAGGGTCTATTGTATCTGTAGAAGGAGTAAATATATTAGGTATAGATACAGCAATAGATGATAAGAAATCTCCTGCATCCTCAAATGCCATTGACCCAAGTGTTCTTTTCTTCACTTGAGTTCCATCCAGCATTAAGGCTGTATCTAGTGTGGCATCATTGGTAATATCACCAAAGACTCCACCTTTGAAATATACATCGGATAAAAATTCTCTCATTATTTCTTAATAACTACTCTATATTGATTAAGAGTTGGAGGGTTAGTAAAGCTAACTGTTACAGTATTTACTGAAGTTGCCTGAACATCAGCTACAACTTCGTTATATGTTGTATTATCGTAAAATGCAACATGTACATCTCTAGTGTTCAAGTTGTGTGTGAGAATAAATGTGGCTGATGAACCATTACCTACGTTTGCACCATAAGTACCAGTTAGAGCATCAAAGAAAGTCTTTAACTTTAAAGGAGTTACAATTCTTTCATCATCTGTACCAGCATTTGTCTCAGCTTGAGTTGCTATTTCAGCAATACCAGTTCTGGTTTCTGTAGCAGTTCTACCAGATAAGGTAGCAGGAGTTACTGCTTTGTTAGCATCTGTTCCTGTATTTACCTCAGATTGTGTAGCTATATACACCAGACCAAGAACAGTTGTAGTTGCTTGGTCCCTATTTGTTTCAATGAATATGTAGTGGTTAGGATTTGTTGTGGTAGGATTTGCCTGATTAGCAATAATCATATCACCAACATTAAACGTAACTCCTTGAACTGTACCAGCTACAGTAACATACCAGTAATCACCAGAACTAGTTGTACCATCTCCCGGTAAGTTTGTTGCAGTAGAAGCATTGAATGAACCAATTAAAGTTCCTATAGCAGCTACCTGAGCATCAACATATGCTTTGATAGAAGCCGAAGTTGCCAGTGTTGAAGTACTAGCAGTTGACATAGTGTTGTCATTCAATATAGTAATGGCACTTGGTACACCAGAGCCAGCAGCAGTACGACCTATTACAGTCATTGTTGGAATATCCTGAATCTTAGCAAAAGTTACAGCTTGGTCAGTAATCTTGATTGTAGTTACTGCACCATCAGCTAGTTTTGCTGTACTTACTCCCGAATCTTTTATCCTTACGACATCAGAGGATATTTCCAATGTAACGTTATCTACGTTTACATCAAGGTTAAGAGCACCATTTGTACCACCACCTGTAAGACCTGCACCAGCAGTTACAGCAGTAATATCACCACTGAAATCTACCCATGCAGCACCGTCATAGTAATATACCTTGTCATCTGTGGTATTGTAATAAATCTGCCCTTCCAAAGGTGAGGAAGGGTGAGAAGCTGACTTATGGAGAACCACATTGATAATCTGGTTCTGGTCTAAGTCAACGGTTGAAAGAAATTTAGGCATAGTATTATGTTTTACAGATTACAGTCCCAACTTGGTTGTTCGTGAATCTTACTTTTAATTGATTATCATTTATATATTCTATCTCGGTAAACACCTGATTGTCATTTATTATAACTTCAACCAGACAATGTTTCTTACCTAGATTATGATTAATTATCCATAGGTTTGTAGCAACAGCCTGTACGTGAGTATATGTAGTTTCTTTTAGGAAAAGGGTTGTACCATCGAAGTCTAAACCTTCCCCTAGAATAATAACTCCAAATCCAGAACCATCACCTTTTATAATACCATCCAGAGGAGTTTTAACTACAATAGTCCCATTAGAAGTCAATGGTTCATTTTCTACTGTGAATCCTTCCGGCATTTCAAGACCTACTGAAGTAAGTCCTACACCACTACCACTAATAGCTGCACTTATTACATAAGGGTCATCTTTAGTTCCTGTACCTGTTACGGTAACATTATCACCAGCTTTAAGATGAGTACCATCACTTTTCTTAACAATTTCTTTACATAGTTTCCTTAGAATTGAAGCCAATGACTCACCTTGCTTTGTTTGAACACAAAGCCCCAAGTCACAATCACTCGCTATATCCGATATAGTAGGCTTTGGACCATCTTTTCCTTTAACAACTATGTACTTTTTTGGGTCAGACATTTCCTTATAATATAATACCTAAATAGCCCCACACTGCAAAATTTAAGTAGTGGAGCTATTACAAATATGACAATATAGCTAATCCCCTTCTTTTAATTCAATCTCGTCCAATGGGGCTTCTTCAATCTCAGGTTCATCCTCGACTTGAACAATCCCTCTGGATGAACTGTTTGCAAAAGGGTTTTCCACATGACTTCCTAAGTCATCTGCAATACAATTCTGAAAGAACAAATCCACTTCATCATCTTGGATTCCGAAGAGAAATTGAGCAATAGGAATGTTAATAGTCTTTCCTGTCGGTAATTGGATATTTGCCATTCTTTAAAAATTAATCCTCTGCACTGGCTTCACTCCCCATTCTTCTGCTAAGTCCGGGTCTAAAGCTGGCAGATATGTTAAAACTTCTTTTAATACAGGTACTACTTTAAAAAATCTCTTCACAGGTTTTGCCTTATCCTGCATTTCATCTCCCATATCTTCAGCACCAAGAGTACTCAGAGTAAAACCAAAGAACTGCTGTGTAGCATCGCTGGCTAACTTGTAACTATCCTTGACAATTGAAGTGATTGGTGCTGATGTACCTAATATGTCAACACCTGATTTTGGAGAATAGAAGAAAGTAATCTCATCCATTAACTTTTCTATCTGTCTTCTTAATAATGCTTTGTAAGCTTTTGTTTCTTTATCATCATCGGCATCTGGTGCAGCTATACCCCACATTAAGAAGAATAGTAAACCAGCAGCCATTCTAAATTCAGTGTAGGTTGTTTCCACACCCTTGATGAATCTCTCAACGAACTCTCCTTCCTTGATGAATGTTTTTTCATCGTAAAGACCTAGCTCCTGAGCTTCCCTCATCTTTTCTGTATAGATTTGTCTTGCCTTACTTACCAGAGATTCTTTTCCCATGATTTTACTTGAGAAAGGAAGAACCCTTAATAGGGCATTCATGTAATTGGCACTCAATGACCTAGCAAACATTCTGAATCTACCATACTCATAAGCATGGTGAGCTTGGTCATATCTGAATTCACCCCATCTAACATCAATTGTTTTGGGAATCCAGTTCTTGAAAGTCATTAATAATCTACCAGTAAGGGAGTATTTATATCCCATCATGTCAAACTCATCAGCTTCACCCAATGCATCTTTTGACATAGTTCTAACAATTTCTCTTAGATTTTCTACATCTTTAGAATTCCTATCAATACCCGGAATTTCAATTATAACTTTATCTTTTCCTGCTTCTTTAATAGTCTTGAACTGAGCTTGTTTTGCAAGACCGAAGTCCTTCTTATATTTTACTATTTTATCTTTGAAGTCTTTTTCAATAGTTTTTCTTTCTTCAGGAGACTTGGAGAATCTTTCATAATATCCAGAATCCTCAGCAGCTTTCTCTCTAAGATTAACAATCTTACCTTCCACAATACCTGTGTTTTCAAGAATAGCAAAGAAGATATTTAATTGAACTATCTCAGAAGTTTTTCTCATAGGAGCCATCAACCATTCTCCTGAAAGTCTAGCTGATGCTTCACTAACAGAAAGTTGAGTTATCCTATCACGTTCTTTATTATCCAGAAGAGGTAAGAAGTAATCAGCCAATGCTGCATTTTTCTTCATTTCTTCTGTAGCCCAAAACGCACCGGAAGAAAGTTTCAACCATGCTTTATTAATATCATCCTTTGAAGTATATTTCTCGAATAATCTATTTGCAGAATATGCACCACCAAATAAGTTGGATATTACAGAACCAGCATTGAAACCTAGAATCCTCTTAGTGTTAAGATTATTTAACCAGAAGATGAACTTAGTAGCGGAGATATTCGTTGGGTCATACTCCTTCTCTGTATCGAACTTATATAACTTACCTAATGGACTATTATTCCATTTCTCTCTTACCCTTGGGGAGAATACAAAATCATTCTCAATCTGAAGAGCTTCTCCAAGTACAATAGCCTTGTAGTGCATTTCGTAAGCTTTGAAGTTTGCACCTCCCTCTTGAGACTCTTTATATTTTTCACCTTGCTTATTTAGAACACCATATTTATTTTGTTCTAATGTTTTCTTATGTTGTTCGAAATAAGACAATGATCTTAGGATAGTATCATTCTCCTGAAGGTATCTTTCCTTATGAATTTCTTTGGACATTAATCCATATACCTTAAAGATGTCAAAAGACTTCTCCTCGGTTTTCAATTTGGAAATATAAGGAACGAATCTCTTATCCAGCTTTTCACCAGTTTCACTTACTGCACCTTGGAAGTTTAATTCATAATCCGATACAGTCATTGATTGTCTGAAGTCATCGTATATATTATACAATACTTCACCACTCTTCTTGATAATATTCTTATCTTCCAGAGTCACAATATCAGCAAATGATTTTCTTACATTAGGGAAGAATGTATATATTTCCCACTCTTCAATAGCACCTGTTTCAGCAAGTTGTTTATTCTTCTCAATAAAGAATCCATATATTTCTTTTAGAGCCGGGGATTTTTCAATCTCTTGGTATTCTTTTGACAACCAATTCTCTTCTTTAATACCTCTACTCCAAATAAGTTTATTATGGTCACCAAAAGCAGTAACAGGACTACTCTTCAAATCCCATTTCTTTTTAAACTCTAAAGTTCTATATTTAACATATGCTTTCTTCTCATCTTCATTTTCAAAATCACGATTACCCCAAAGCTCGATGTTCTCCTTTAACTTCTTTTTATAGTCAGCCTCGTAAGCTTCCAGATCATAATTTTCTTCTACGAACTTTTTAATCAACTTACCATCCTTACTATCGAATACTCTTTTTCTTTCTTCGTAGAAAGCCTTATCAATTTTACCATGAAGACCACCCTTTTCAAAGTTTACAAGTTTCTTCAATGCTTCTAAGTCTGAAAGGTTATTAGCCTTTCTCCACTCTTCGTAATTGAATTTTAGGTCTTTCAACTTTCTAATGTCAGTATCCAGAGATATGTTTATTTTATTATATGACTTTTTAACAAGCTCATACATCAATCTTACAGATGCTACAGGAAGAGAACCCATAGCCCTGAATGTTCTTTGGAAGAAGTGAACCACTTTTTCCGGCTTCAATAGATTAAATACATTCTCATCCTTAGCCTGTTTGTTTAGCAGTTTCTCCTCAAGTTTATTACCCTTCAGTTTGAAGTAATTCATTCTCTCAGCTACATTAACCAATCTGATTCTACTTTCTTGACTGATTGTTTCATCTTCAGCCAAAGCAATAGAAGTTTCAAAAAGGTCCGTAGCAGTTTCTCTAAAGACTTGAATACTAGCTAAAATATCAGAAATATCATCCTTAGATAATTTCTCAATTTCTTGATTATCATCAAGAAGTTTTTTAAATTTGATAGTCAGGTCCAACAGATATTCAGAAAGATTATCTACTGTATTGGCAGTTCTGATTTCATAAATAGCCTCTTGAACATCTTCAAGAATATCTCTATTATCTTTAAAGTATCCCCTATTAATATATCTCTTATAGTATTGCTCAAGTTTTTCAACTAAGGCATCTCTGGTTTCAGAACCAGTTCTTTCTTCAGGAGAGATGATTGGTCTTAACCTTTTATCATCCTTAGAGATTTTAGATGCATCGGCTTCACCAATACCAATATCTCTTAATTCAGTTTTATCAGTACCTTCAATCTTCTTGTGATGTTGGTTAATAGGAATAGCTCTTATCTTCCCGAAGCTTTTGACATCGTAAGAAGTTTGTAACATCCTTTTATATTCATTCAACTGAACGAAGTAGCCTTCCTTTTTGTAATCTTTCACATCTTCAAGTTCTTTGAATAATGTAGATTTCCAGTCAAGAATATCTATTGAACCATCTGGTAGAACAGCTAAAAAGTCAATCGTACCATAACGACCTCTACTCTTGTCCTCATTGATTGCATTCTCATCAAATACAATTTGCTCAGTAAGAATCCTAGTACCTTGACCATGTTGTTTTTCATAGTCAGTTAACATGTCCTTCATGAACTTATGTAACTTATTAAATATCTTTTTATGAACAGGATTATTAAGATCAGTTTCAAACTCAGCAGGATTCTTCTTAATTAAACCTGTAGATGGGTCTACATAAGCATTGATAATATCCTCAATCATTGCGTGGATTAAAGTACCATCCTCAGCAATCTTATCATAGAACTCTCTTTGAGTAGGGTCAAGACTTTGCTTACCAAAACGTTTTTTATAATATTGAGTCTTTAGGTCTGATACCCTTTGAGTTTCAGAAACCTTATTACCATTCTTATCATAATAGTCTGGACCTATTTTATGAATACCTAAAGAGGCAGCTTGATTCTTGATTTTTTCCCAAACAGATTTATTATCAGGATTCTCATTATCAACTTGGTCCAATGGTTTAGCAGACAAGAATAGCTCATCACTATTAATGTCAGTATACTCACCGAATTTCTTAGGGTCTTGATTAATTTCCTTCAGGGTTTGTTCAAAAGGATTCTTGTATTGACCAAACTTGAATCTAATCCAATCAATTAAAGCTTTGAACCAAGATTTAGCAGTCTCTAATTTCTTAGCTGACTCTTCTGTTCCTTCAAACTTGTTAATAACGTATTCAGCAAGTAATTTGGTGATTGCTTCTTCTTTAATTTTATCGTAGTTAATACCTCCACCTTGAGCTTCAGTATATTGATAAAAGGGATTATTCTTATAAGCAGGGTCAGTTAATACTTCACCATAAATCTTGTAAGATGTAATATCTCTCATCATTGCACTGTACAATTCAGGTCTTGATTGTTTGATAAGCTGAAGGAAGATTGTCATTGCTTCTTCAGGCAATGTGAAATCTTCTTGGCCTTCTACTATCTGCATTATAGATGCAGCAAAATCAATATATGCTCTGCCGGGAAGAACTTGACCATTGTAAGTCAAGTTTGCAACATTCTTAATGTTTTTAAATCCAATAGTATCCAACCAGTGAAGAACCTTGTTCTTTGTGATTAATCCTGCCTTAGATGAAAGAGTTGGAGATATAGTATCTACAGGAGTTGCAGATTGATATAACTTATCAAACTCATCATTTATGGAATTATTAACGTCAGGAGTGGATTGATTGGCTGCTTTAAGATATTTGATTATCAGGGCAGCAGAAGGTTCAAGTATAGCAACATAAGGTTGATACATGAGCTTCATTACCAATGTTTCTCCAAAGGATATATTTATCCCATCAATAACGGATTGGTAATCAGAATCTTCGTCCTTAATTAGAAACAGGTCACCCTCTCTTTCGAAGAAGGTGCTCTGCTCTAGCTGGTTCTCAGCATATTGGAAAATTCCATTTTTTATAGTTTCTGAATTAACGGGACAACTCATTGTAGAAAAATATTGTAAATATAAGAAATATAGTTAGTTAGTAGAAATAATATTTAAAGTTATTTCTGACATTTGATTTCGATTGATGGAACATCAGGAGGAGATACTGTATTTTCATTCTCAGTCATTTCCACCGGGAACATTTCATTCAGTATTTCTGCTAAAGCTCTTGCCTGAGATACTTCAGTATGAGCAAACATATCTGTAAGAACTTTACCTTTAGCTTCTTCAGCCAGCTTATTCATTAATTCAGTATTTTGTTCAGCCCAAATCTTCCACAGGTTCTTGTATCTTGTCCAAGTTTCCTCTTTAGAAATCTTATGGAGAGGGGCTTTACCTTTTCCTTTATTAATAGAAGCGTGACCTTTTACACCAACTTGATATAATTCTTCAATTGTTACATCTCTTTCAAGAACATACTCTGGTCTGGTAGGAAGGTCTACTGGTGTACCTCTTTGAATTTTTGCAAAGAGTGCAGAGAATTTCTTACCAAATGGTGTTCCTTTAGAAGATACTTCAAAGTTATTCTTAGCAGTTCTAGCCCACTTATAAGAACCTTCAACCTTAGGAGTAAATTTAGGCTTACCTGTAGCTATTCTTTTTGGAGTTACAGCTTCAATAGAAGCAAGCTTTGTACCTAAACCAATTCTTCCTTTAGGGTCATTGATGTTTGTAACAATTTGAGAATCTGCATACTCTTGGAAAGGAGGGTGATTTAACATAGATTTCAGTCCTACAATAGTACCATCAGCCATTCTTTGAACAGGGTTGAACTCATTAAAGTTCGGAGCACCCAATTTATTAATTGGCTTGTATAAGTACAACACAGAACTAGCAGTTCCTTCTTTTCCTTTTGTTACAGTACTTCTGGAATATGAAGGGTCTTCAACACCAACCTTCTTAAACAATTGAGTGAAGAACGGAGTTTTGAAATCACCATTATCCATTAATTGTTTAACCTTTTTCTTAGGTTTAATGTCAACTCTTCCATATTCATTAATATCATACCATAAGTATTCAGGCTTGATAGCTTGGATAGCAATTGTATCAGGCATCATTTCCCAATCAGTTTCACTACCTTCCATACCTCCCCAAATAAATATTGGATGGATATATGGAACAATTTCTCCATCAGCACCTCTTCTACCGAAGAAGATTTGATTATAAGCTGTAGGCTTAGTCTTTGGTCCTTTATATTTCCAAGTAGTTCTTTGTTCAAGTTCGAATTGACCTTGACCATTTGGAACCAAGAATGTAACAGCCTTTTGGAGTTTCTTAGGAACTACACCTTTCTTGAACCAAGAAGTTCTTTGTACCTGTTCATCCAGAGTAGAGAAATCCTGATTCTCGATATTATCCAAAGCAGGTTTGGTTAAATCCATCAGACCTATATTCTCATCCAGAGCTACAGGGATAAGATTCAGGAAACTATTCCTACTAAACCTGATACCAAATTGAATATATGCACCGTAAATAACTGATTTGTAAAGCTGTACAAGTTCTGGATATTTATCCACATCTAATTCAGCCATCTCAATCAATCCTTCAGTAATCATCTCTTTGGAAAGAATATCAGCATTTGTAGGTTTAACCTTAAGGTCCATAAGATGTACACCAAGATTCAAGTCAGTATTGAATTGAAGGTTTTTTAAGAAGAAGTTATTCTTAAAGAATTTCTTATACTTCTTATAACTTTCATCTTCAGTAGCAAGTTTCTTCAATCTATCAAATTGATTCTTAATAGAAGTTGTACTGTCTACATGGAAGTATTGTTTACTGAACTTATATAAAGCATTGTAAGTCTCTTCATCATTCTCATTAATTCCCGGAATTTCAACCTTATTAACAATACTGTCTAACAATGTAACTTCATACTGTTTCATTACAGCAATGAAATCATCATTGGAAATGTAAGGATTTTGAGAGAATACTCTAGCTGCAATAGTTCTCAAAGCAGTTCTAGGGTTATGTTTACGTAAAGCAAACAAGTTGATGTCCGACATTACAGAATCAAACATATTTAACAACTGCTTATCAGTCTTAATAGCTGTAGTATTAATAATAGCTTCTGCACCATTGATTATTTCCTCACCCTTCATTTGTACTATCAGGTTCCCTCTCTTAGCAGCATCTAACTGTAATTCCTTTTTAGTAAGTACATGAGAGCTTCTTATAGAAGATGTGTCATGGTTAGTTGCCATAATTGTCTTCAATAAGTGGTCAGAGAAAATCTTCAGTTTCAAGAAGTTAGCAAGTGCTATAAATTGAGCATGATTTTCTTCAGCAGAGAAAGTAGCCTTACCTTGTTTCACTAATTCACCCTTAGCTATTAATTTTACCAATTCATCCTTAGTGAACCTATAATTAGGATTATAAGGTTTGTTAGCAAAGTACTTCAGGAGAAGTTCTTCTATCATTTCCTTTTTGTTCTTAAAAGGAGAATAACCAAAGTAAGTTTTATTATCTCTGAATAGTAATTCTTTCAGATAATCTCTGATAGCAGGTTGATACAGGAATAATGATGTCATTTCACCACTTAGACCCATTCTTTCCAGAAGCATATATACCCCTGCAAGTTCTGAGTGCATACCCATTTCAATAATATCGGGTTCCTTAGCAACGTCCACAGCACCAGATATATAAGCAGAAATCTTAGACATTGTAAATCTCCCATCACTATCTTTCAACTTAGAGATAGGGATAAACTTCACACCATTAACAAAGTGAACAGGTATTTCATCGAAAGGTAAATCAATCATACCTTGGTTAACATCTTCAAACACCATCATGTCATAAGGGTCAACTGCATCAATTTCAGCAATACCTAATCCTGTAACCTGAGAGTTAGCAAAGTTTGTCATTGCAATAGCGAAGATGGCAATATCATTCTTACCCTTAGCAAACTGATTTCTCTTATCAGCAATGAATTCAGTTGATAAGAAATTATCATATCTGATTTCTTTATTCTTTTCTTTCTTCTTTAATTCTTCAACTGAGATACCTTCCTTAGCAGCCTGAACAGCAAGTTTATTATCCTTGATGTGTTGAGTAGAAATAGGGTGTAACAAAGCTTCCAACATTTCAGGAGACTTCAATACATTTCTAATTGCTTGGAAATACATGTTCTCTACAGCACCTCTTGTATTCTGTAAGAATAAAGGGAACTGTTTGAATTGTTCAAGAGTCGGGGAAGTTTTAATTTCATCCCTAACACCTTTAAGTAATTCTTTATATGTAGTATTCCTGAACTGAGACTCTGAAAGAACTTCTTCAATCTCCTCCTCACTGTAGAAGGAAACATCATCCAATTGTTTGAAGATAGCCTTATGTAACTTATCTACTGAAGCTCTTGTAGAGTTATTTAGAATTTCTTTCTCATAAGTCTTCAATAGATATTGTTCTACAGTCTGTAAAAGCTTTCTTCTTTTACCGAAAGTATTGGTATATCTCTGTTCTACAGTTGAGTTTTCATCTGTTAAGAACTCTTCATATAATGGTAGACCATCCTTATTCAATTTGAAGTTGTTCAAATAAGTATTAAGTTTATCCACGTCAAAGTCAGAACCAGCTTTTGTAGTAAGTGCCGATGGAACTACTACAGCATCACCCATTATTTTAGGAAGGAATCCTTTAATCTTAAAGAATTCAATTGATGCAGTATCTTGAGTAGGGATACGGAAACCTACACCTTCGAGAAGTTTAGGATTCTTGTTAAGGTATTCCATCAATTCTTCAGCAGAAAGCTCTTTAAGACCTTTAGCCTTTCTTGCTTTATTTACCTTTTCAATATAAATGTCAGGTAAGTAAATCTCCATAGCATTGATTTCAGTACCACCTTCATTCAATGAATAGAAAGAAAGTTCAGAGGATGTCATTACAACCTTGGATTTTACATCCTCAGGTAATGCATCGTATTCTGCTTTGGTCTTAACCTCTACCCAATTTCCTTCAGCATCTTTATAAGCACCACTTCTACCTTTACTCTTATTGAAGAAAGCGGAAGACACCTGAATAAGTGACTTACCATTTACTTTCATTCCTGTAACTGATTTATCAGCTATAGCCCAAAGTAGGTTAGATATAGTTGTGTATGAAGGAGTTACTTCAGCAGGATTTTCGAACTCTTTTAAATCCTTGGTTAATTGAATAGCATCAAGGGTATTGTCATCAATATCCAATCTCTGAAGTTCATCATATATATAATCTTTAACCTTTGTAAGATCATCAATATTATAGGAAATCTGACCATTATTATAACTCCATCTTACACCAAGTTCAGTAAGTTTTTCAAGAGAACTCTTTGTCTTCAGGTTTTCCAATGTTGTAATAGTACCTTCTTCACCAAATACTTTTCTGTAGTTTGCTGAAACGGTCATCTTTTGAGCTTCATCCAGTTTATTCCATTCAGCATATCTTTCATCAAAAGACTTATCCTGTAGGAAATCTGTAGGAACACCTTCTTCAAATAAATTCAAATTGATGTCCTTAGTAGTCTGAGAACCAAGTGTTTGTCCCCATTCTCCACCCTGAGTTTCAACCTGAATACCTATAGTTCTCATATCCACCATTCCTCTTGGATTACCCTTAGCATCAAGGTCAGTTCTCTCAAAAGGATTTTGGTAGTAAGATGTTATCTCGCCATTATTATCTACAGCAAGTCCAATCTTCTTGGTTGATTTAAAGTTCAACAAAGAATCTTTTCCTTTCAGTAATTCCACATATACATCTAAAAGTTCGAACTCTTTTGCAAGCTGGTAACTCATGAAATATACAGAGTGTTTGATAAGACTTTGAGCACCTGTTATAGGGTCTACATAAGCCATCAATGTCTTAACAGGAGACAGCTTTACATTAGCAGGATTCTTCTTATAGTCCTCTATAATCTTCTTATCCAGTTCAGCCAATGCAGTATTACCCTTATAGTCATAATGACTAGGATTACTCTTAGGCAGCTTGGAAAGCTCCTGTCTCATTAAAGCTGTATCATACTGGTAGAACCTTTCATGTTCATCAGACCATCTCCATCCTGACTTAATAAATAGATGTCTCGCAAAACCAATAGTACCAGCAGACTCACCATCAGTTTCATTATTTTTCTCATACTTCTCTGCATAGTTAGCTTTGATTCTTTTTAAACTATTAACACTATTTATATCAACAACTTCAAGGTCATCAACAGTTCTTTCAGTAATATGGTCACCAAATTCAGTATTGAACCAATCATTACCGTTCAGTTCTACCCTTTCATCACCAAGGACAGCAGAGTTCTTTGTTTCATTCAACCATTTGTTGAACTCACCTGTAGAATCTTCGAATGTTTGCTCTGTAGGACCAAGTAATGATTTAGCTCTTTTTTCAAAATCCTTATATTGTGCAGGGTCACCAAACACAATCTTGAATGTTTCCATTGAACCAAGAAGAGAGTTTATCTTCTGATATTCCAGAAGACTCTTGAACTGAGTAGGTGTCATTCTTGTTCTACCTTCTTCAGAACTGAAATAATCAGGATACTTGCTAAGGAATGTTCCATTAACAGCACTTAATACAAAGTTCTCACCTGACATAGTATATAATCTATTATCTTCAAGTGTTTTCTCTGTGATATTTACCTGATTGTTGATATAACTTCTAACACCTTCCCTAACTGCCTCAGAAACCTTTTTACTAGATAGAATCTTGTTGGCTGATTCACCTTTGTCAATTCTGTCATATATTTCCTGTAATAGGGATTTATTTTTTGTATAAGCAACATCCTTCAGTATATCCTTGAAGAATCTCAAAGATTTACCAATAGGTCTTCCTGCTTCTTTATCATTCTTGTTATGGAATTGCTCAAGCTGTAATAATCCTTTAGTGCCTTCCTTAGCTACCCCTATTTCAGAGTGAAGCTTAGGTAAGAAGTACGTATTGATTATTTCATCACCTTGTTCAGTTAATAAGTTTTCAGAATAAGGAACAAATTCTCCAAAGTTGAATACCCATTCTGTAGATGAGTCAGCCGGGATAGTATAATATAATCCTTGTAGACTAGCTTGGAACTGTAGATAATACCTATCAGTAAATTCCAACTTCTCTACTTTTGTACCAGCTTGTTCATCCGTATCTTTGATAGCCTCAACATATCCAAGGCTTACTTGTACATCATTTCTATTACCATTCTTATCGAATAGTTTATTAAGAACAATTGAATCCTTAGCAAAACTCTGTCTTAAATGAGGGAACTTGTTAAACAATTCTTCTTTTGTTTTAACATTATTCATTTCATTCAGAACTCTTGAAGCAAATGAAGGCAACACGTGTATTTGTTGTGGTTCATTATCAGCATTCAAGAATTGAGATTGTAATTGCTTACTTCTCAATTTATCATTCATGAAATCAATTAGTTCCTTAGAGTAGTTACCTATATTAAGATTTCTAAATGTTAAGGAAGGTGTATTAACCTTTAACAACTCTTCTCTGATTTTGAATAATAATTGGTTCAGCCTGATTCTATCTACACCAGCCAGCTTGTTATAAATAATAGGTGTGATTACATCAGAAAGACCAAGTAGGTCAATCATTCCAAGAGGTTTGTTCTCCTTAACAAATTCAGCCATTACCATAGGTCTGAAGTTAGAAGCTGGTATATAGTTCTGTGTTTGGTAATCCAATTTGAACATCTTACCTCTCTTAGACATAATTCCTTGCTCAATTTTCTTTTGAGTTTCCTCATAGAAAACCCTATCAATTGATGAAACAATTGATGAAGTACCACCCCCATAAAGCATTACAAATGGTTGAGGTGCGTGTTTAGAAACATAGTTCTGAAGTCTTACTTTCATCTTCATAGCAGCCTCAGGATTTATTCTGTCCGAGAATAACCTCATATACAGAGAAGTCCATACTGCTTGTTCATTAGACATAAGCTCCATTGCTCTTTTATAAGCCTCTGGATTCTGAATATTATTGAATATATCAATACCAGCAAGTTGCTTCAGTCTTTCTTCTATCTTGGTAAAATCAGAAAGTCCGTTAAATTCATCAAGTGCTTTGAGCATGTACTCATCATAGTTCACCAAATTAGGTAAGAACACTTCATTGTTTACATAGTCAATATCACCAACTTTGTTATTGTTAACAACATTAACACCACCTTCAAGATTAAATTTGGATTTAATCATTGTACCGAATAGGAACTTGATTGAAGTGGAAGCTGATTTTTTAGCGTTCAATGTGAATATATCCTGAGTATAGTCATTCTGATTCTTATTATCTGCTGAATCATCTTTAGGTTCCAGTACTACATCTTCTTCAATTTCAGATATGTTCCTGAACTTAATACCATATTTTTTAAGACTCCCTTTATGAGCCTCAACAAATCTCTTCCAGTTATTCAGAGTAAAATCCAAATATTGTATAGCATTACTGATTTTAGTATTCTTCTTAGGGAGTGCTCTGTATTCTTCCAGTTGAGATTTGAACTGCTCTCTTATTGGTTCATATAAATCTTGGTCAGTATATGACATATCATCCAGTACTGTTAAGGATTTTGGTCCTAACAGAATGTTCTGGAACATGTACGTAGTAGCACCATCAAAGAGGTCTCTCTTGATTTTTACCGGAAGTTCTGGTAACTTTCTAAAGTTTGATTCAAATCTATCTTGTGTGAGAGCCTTTCTTGTTGCAAACTTAGACTGGTCAATAGCTGAAAAGGTATTCTTGATTTCAGATGACTTAGAGAATAATTGTTTGATGAAATCCCAAATCATTCTAAGATAGAATTTTATGTTCTTTTCCTTAGGTTCTGATTTGTTCAATTTGAAATCACGGAATTCTTCAGCCAGTTGTTCTTTAACTTGATTACTTGTAGCTTCAGAAAACTTCAATGTCTTGCCAGTTTCTCTCTCTATAAATGAACCCTTCCTACCTTTAAATTCTTTCTCAAGTGCATTCCATTCAGTATCAGTAAGTAACCTATTAGCCACGGCTTCAAATACCTCATGGTAACCCGTACCTACTTCAGCCAGTTCGTATAGTTTAATAACACCATCCACGAATTGACCCCATGCCTCTACACCATCAGTAGTTCTGATTATTTCTTTAAGTCTTGATACAGGGAATTGAGGAACCATTCTGTGAATATCAGCAACTACTGCATTCAAATCAGATTCAGTTCTAAAGGGACCAGAATTAGAAGCTACCCTAAAGAATTTCTTCTTCATAGGAGTAAGGTCTTCTTCATCATCCATTTCTTCATCTTCATCAGTAACCAATGTTAAATTACCCGGAGGAGCATCTACATCTTCTTCACTTTCTTCTTCAATGATATTATCATCTTCTTCCTCTTGAGACTTAGGTGCAGCTTTTTTCTTAGGGAAAGAATTACCTTCTTCTCTAGCTTTTTGCTTACCTAACATTCCAAGCAATCTTGATTCAAGACCATTATCTTCTTCAGGTTCTTGTTCTGTAAGAACTTCCTCTACATCCTCATCTTCTTCAGATTGGTTATCTAATCCTCTTAATTGTGCAACAATAGAAGACAATCCTTTCTTTTCTTGCTTGTTTTTTTCCTTTTTCTGCTCTTCTTTCTTTACATTCTCGGTAGCCGTAGTTTTCTTGACTACAGGAGATTGCTCCATTGTAAGAGATAACCCTCTATAGTTATATGTACGAGAAGGGAGTGGATTCGCTTCAGCATCGTATTGAGTTTTTGTTTTTATAGAAGTTGTAATAGGTATTACCTCTCTGGAAGTACCATCAGGGTTCTTTTCAGAAAGTAAGTAATGTGAATAAGTCTTCCAGTTTCTAGTCTTCAGGTTACCCTCTTTATCCAGAATATATTCTGTATATTGACCATTAACTGTATTAGGTTTGCTGAAGAATTTAACATTATGGAATTGAATTCCTAAGAATGCTTGTACACCTTCACCATCTATCAGTTCAGGATTTGTAATATCTATCTTGATGCCATCACCAAATTGCAGGAATGGTCCTTTGAAGTAAACCTGATTAGATTTAGGAGGTAGTTTATTACCTTTTTCATCCCTTGGTGCTCCAAAGTAAATAATTGAAGAAAGATATTTAGTATAGTTGGCATTAAACAACTTGAAGCCCTTAACTACATCCTTCTTAGTTACAGCAGCATACAGTTGTTTTTTATCCTCATTTGTAAGGTTTTCAATACCACCAACTTTCTCTATTCTTTCAAGAAGAACTTTGTTATCCTTATTGTTTTTGAATTTGTCTGTACTGATAACAGATTTTACTTTATCAGCATGGTCTTTCAAAAGAGCTTTTAATACAGATGATACAACCTTAATTTGATCGTCAGAAAGTCTGTTATTATCAGCATAATGGAATTGACTATGAACTCCATTGGAAGTATATATAAATGGTCTACCTACAGGCATAGTAATATACTCACCATTAACCGATTGGTCTGGTTTAGCAAATACTTGTACAGAATTTCCCTGAATATCACCTTCTTCCAGAAGGGTTTTTCCAACTGAGTTCTTTACCTGAGAACCATCTTCATTTTTCATTTTATTTGCTATACCTCTGGTAACAGCAAAATTTATAGTAACTTTAGGATTCTTAGCACTCTCTTCAAGAGTTTTCTCTCTCCACTTAGTAGCAATACTTACAGCATCATCCAAGTCCTTCTGAGTATGCTTGATAAGATAAGCTTGAGACTCACTATCTTTAAATTTAGGAAGTCTCAGACTTCTTCTTATAAGATTAGTATTCTCTAATTTCTCACCTACCTTACCTATCCTGTTAAGGTCTTTATCAATAAAGTACATGAAACCACCATCTTCAATTACCGGGATAATTTCAAAGTGAGTTTCAGCAGGATTTTCATTAGCAAAGTATTTTTGCTTGTCCAGAAGAGTTTCTCCCAAACCAAGAGCAGCGACATTATTTCTTGTTACTACAAGTGCTTTGATTTTACCCTTTCCTAATTTTTTACTTAAGTCTTTGTTAGACATTGAAGTAAAGTTCTCAGTAAAGTCTACGAAGTCCTTTACATCCTGAGGATAACTTTCATATTCTCCCTCTGGAAGTGTAGTTGTAGTAAACTTTGTATGTAAAGGTCTAAGATATGTTGCACCATCATAAACTTCCTCTTCAGAAGTAGACTGGTCAAAACTGTTTATACCATTAGGAAAAGCATCCATATCTCCGGTAAGAGAATTGGTAATATCTTCATCAGTCTTATCTAACTCATTTTGAGCAGTGGTATCCTTAGTAAGGTCAACATACCTATCAAGGAAGAATTGCTCAGTTTCCTTAATAATGGATTGAGTTGTTTCACTCTGTTGCTTTATCTGATCTGTGATAGCTTGAAGTGTAGACTCTAGTTCTGCAACGTAATTAGTTAATTGTTCTTTCCTTGCCCTGTTAAGATTTATTCTGTCGAACAGTTCAACAAACTCATCATTATAACGTGCTCTGAAATTAGCACCATATACTTTATCAGTGTATGGTCTATCAAGGTTTTGAGGATTCCAATTGTTACCAAACAATAGTTTAGCTATACCGATTAATTTATCAATCAGTACATTTAGTTTATCCAGAATACCTTTTGTTTTTTCAATTCTTTCTTCTACCCAAGCTTTCTCTTTCTTAAGTTCTTCAATAGGATTCATTAACCCAACAAAATCTCCACCCTTAACTTCCTGCTCAAGTAATTCAATCTCATAGTCTAACTTTCCAAGTTGAGTATTCCACATTTCTATAGCTTCCTCTACCTTGAAAATATCATCTTGAAGTTTGTTAAGAAGAGCTTCAATTTCTACCCTCTTAACTTCATTGTTTTCTTCAATGGATTGTTTTAAATCATCCACCAGCTTTTCAATCTCATTTCTCTTCTCACCTATTTTGAAATTCTTTTCATAAATAAGGCCAACAAGTTTATCCTGTTCTTTTTTAAGATTATCCAGTCTTGATTTCAGAAGTTTTTCTCTCTGTGTTTCTACAGCTTTTTCGAACTCCTTTAACATATCTTCGATAAGTTCAGGATAATTCTGCTGTAACTGAAGTTCTTTATCTGAATATTGTTGATTGGAACCAAATACCATCTTGGCTACAAGTCTATTGATGTCAGAGAAATTATCTCCTTCATTCAACTTGTGCTTCTTAAGCTTTTCTTCTAATTTACCTTGAGGAGAATTTTTAGCAGCCTTTTCCAAATTATCCAACAATTTACCACTCAATCTCTTATAGTTCTCATAGCCTGTTTCAGGATGAGATATTAGATCATTCAGATAAGTATTCTTAGCAATAGTATTTTCATACCCTGCAATTTGAGTCTTTAATCTACCTACATTAGGATTTTTAACAGAAGGTACATAATAACCATTCTCAGTCTTTGCTTCTTTTAAAGCATCTTGATTATTAGTTTTAGTCTTTTCAATTTCATCAGCTAATTGAGCATCTAAATCCTGATGGAATTTCTGCTCAATATCAGACATATCATTCTTGTATCCCTCAGAAGCCATAACATCCTTATTCAACTTTCTCTTAATAAGAAGTGAATTCAGATTGTCCACAACAAAATCAGAAGCCTGAGCTTCGGGAAGATTTCTATCTTTAGTAACTAGTTCAGTCAAAGCACCTCTATCCCCACTAACAAAATTGTTAATGATGGCATTATCCGTTCTAAGACGGTAAGCTGTACCTTTCCTAGCTGCATTATTCAGTTTGAAATCTTCGTCTGATTCTTCAGATGATTTCTTACCATCCTTTATTTCATTAACTGATTTGGAAGTATCTTCAAATGACTTGGCAAGACTAGCATACTCACTAACCTTTGCATTTACATTCTGTGGGTCCAGTCCAAATAAAGATGCTGTTTCAGGGTTAAGACTTTGCATTCTCTCAGCAACACCTTCAACTCCTATATTACCTAAAGACCTCACATAATCAGCAAGAGCTTTTTGTGAAGTATATTGCACAGGTCTTGAATTAAGGAATTCATCCTTCGTACCAGCAGCAATCTTTTGAGCAGTTTGCTCAAATGCTTGAGCTTTTGCTTTAAGTTTTTCAGGGCTTACTTTAGGCTCATTATTTTCACCGAAAACAATATGTCCTTTATCATCCCTTTCATATATATCATTTGTTTCAAATAATCTTTGTCTAGCAATCTTTCCCTGTTCAATTGCCCTTCTTGTGTTATCAATGGCTTGTCTCCTCTCACCTGAGAATTTAGATACACCAGCAGAACCCATTACTCCAATTAAAGCACCTAGACCAATACTTTCAGCAGCTACAGTATCATTACCAAATGTGGCATCTTTTGTTTGTTGAAATAATTGACCAAAGAAACCTTTGCCAGTTCCTATATTTCCTTGCTCATCAATAGTGTTCATTCTTTGGATGGCTAACTGAGAGTTTTCTTCCCAATAACCTTCCATTCCTGTAGCAGTTAATGCTTGACCACCATAATGTCTAGTTCTACTAAGTTTTGAACCTAAGCTTGATTTCAAAAATCCCTTACTTTCCAGATTATCCAGAGACTTAGAAGCTACTCTAAATTCATCGGTAAGTGATGCAGCATGACCGTCAACCTTCTTGAAAGGTTTGAAGAAAATTGTGTTCTCGAAAGCGTTTGAGAAGAGTAATACTGGAAGGTTCCCCATGAAAGTGTTTCTTGCCAGCTTACCTGCTCTTTCTCTAATATCACTGTCAGTAAGATTTGCATATCTATCGTCACCTGCTCCTCTCAGGTTTTCCATTCTTTCAACAGCATCTTTAAATACACCTGAAGCTTCTGTTGCTGCTTCCATTCCTGTGTTAAATGCAAGAGAAGTAAGTTCTGCACCAGAACCTACACCTACCTTTGATGCGAATTTACCTGCCTTGGAAGTTGTAGAAAATGCTTGACCAAACTTTCCAAGTTTACCTGCTTTACCAAGTAGTCCTAGACCACCAGCAGGTATTGCAGCAGAAGCCATAAAAGCTAAACCATCTGCTACTGAATCATTCCAGAATGACCAATCACCAAGCTTAGAGAAGAAACCCTTCTCATCAAATCCTGCTTGCTTATATACTGGAACTATTTCGTTCTTAAAGTCCTCTTCTAATCCTGAGAGCCAATTAGAGAATCCATTATCTGCAACATCAGCCCAATAATTATCAGAACCTATAGAACCAATCATAGAACCAATATATCCAAAACCTTCACCAAATTTCAAAATGGCGGGAACTATAGTTCTTGCAAGGAACTTTGAAGGATTGTAGACAAGGTTTCTTGCGAACCAGTTACTATCCATATAATCATTCCTGTAATAATAATCTTCATTATCTCTGTCAAATCTATATCCAAAATCCTTATCTAAGAACTTGTCCATAGATTTATCAAATGGCATGACATTAGTACCACCCACATTATTTTTATAAAATGGGTCTTTATCTGTTCTACCAAGTACAATAGATTGAGCAGTCTCCCTAATTGCAGCATTAGGATGAGAAAGGAAATCAGTAAATGACTCTGGATTCTTTTTGATAATATCCATAGCCAAATCCCTTTCACTAATATTATTCTCTACTTCAGGGTCAGCATAGAAGTCATGACTAACCTCATCAGGATTAAAATTCTGATTTAAAACTCTATCCAGATTATTTTGTGTCTCTAATTTAAGAGCCAAAACATCTGAATTATTATAACCTGTCTGTAGACTTGAATCCAAGTATGGAGTATCTGCCATAATTATCTTTTTGTTGAAGCTCCTTTATCTGCTTGATGAAGGAAGCTTAATAATTCGTTTGACGTATTAAATGTTATATCCAATGATTTATATTGACCAATACCATCCCCTGTTTTTTGTTTAACCCAAGGAACATATTGTGCCGTACCGCCCATTCCTCTAATCACCTCAATATTATATTCTGTTCCTTTATACCCCTTTGTCTGAATAGGTATATTCATAATGGTATTTCCGGGTTGAACGCTTGCATAAAGACCTTTAGGGTCATTCAATGAGAGATTGATTTTATCTAAACTTAATTGAAGTATTTGAAGTGGGTTTTCATTAAGTGATGCACTTTTTAAAGTATTATCACCTTTTATCTTAACAACCACTTCATTATCACCTGAAGACATTAATGAAGCATCAGCATTCATCGTATATTTCAGTTTACTAAGAATAGAAGTATTATCAACAGGAAATTCTTTATTTCCTATAATTCTTACATCTGCATCCCCTGTTGAAGGGTCATAACTAACAATCTGAACATTACCTTTATCAGTCTTCCAATTCAACCCAACACTTGTTGCAACTCTTATTCTGAAAGCATCGTCATCATCATTATTTCTATAAGCAGCAAAGACAGTAGGTTTCAAAGTAAGGATTGATTGACCATAAACACTATTCCTAACCTTATTTAATTCTGTGTTCTTCTCATAAGTTTTGGATGTAATATCTCTTACGAGTGAATGCAATTTGTTATCTTTCTTACCGTATGTTGTTTCAATCAACTTCCCATTTACATAATATTCAGTAGGAGTATAACCAGAATTAACTGTAGCTCCTGTAGTTCCTGAAGATGATGTAGTTCCTGAACTACCTCTGTCAATTCTTAAAATTGAAGGTTTTCCTTCTAATGCATCTTGCACCATTTGAGGTGTTACAACAGTACCATCAGAAAGAGTAACAGGTTTAAAATCATTCAAATGACTTCTATCAAAAAGATTTGAATTATCTCTTTGAAGTCTAGCCTCATTAAGATTCTTCTGTACTTCAAATAATTGTTTCTTATTAATTAATGGAGTAACAGTTGCACTCCAATTCTGAATATCACCATCATTAACACCTGATTTACCTTGAGCATCTAAGAAAGAAAGTCCTGCACTTACACCATTTGGTCCCGGCTTAAAGAATGACTCTACTGTATAATCTTTCAATAAATCAGGATACTTTGTCCTTAATCTATTGAATAGCATTGTATTTGCATCTGCCATTAATTTATCAACAGCACCTATTTCTGCATTAAACGCTTCGAAACCATTATCTACAACAGCTTTGTTATCTTCAGTCATTGCAGGATTAGTAACATCAAAAGCTTCTGTTACTGTTCCATCAGCATTTAGCTTCTTTCCTTTCAATTGTCCACTTAAATAAAGTTCTTCTAGTTTATACTGGTGTTCCAAAGCAGCCATTTCTTTATCATGGTCTCTTCCTGTAGCTGTTTTTTCTGCATCATATTCTAATCTTTGATTCTGTAATTTTACAGCATCAGCAGAATATTTATCAATAGTTACATCTGTTCTAAAAGCTTCGGATAACCCACCTATAGTTCTTTTAGTATGAATCTGCTCTGCAAGGTTCTCGAAGTTATGTTTGATAAAATCAAGATTACCATTTTTTATATTGTTGAAAGATTCATTTATATTCTTTGCTCTACCTAGAATTTCTTGCTTATGAGTTTCATGAGCTTTTTGTAGATTCAAGTATTTCTCATCCTTTGTTTTCTCGTATAGAGCTTTGTAGGCAAGAATTTTACCATCACTATCTTTAATATCTTGATCTAAAGATTTAAGGGTTTCACCAGCAAATCCTACATAATCATTAGCAAGAGCATTATAGTTCTTACCATCTGGATTATCAATTCTGTTAGGAGTCAGGTATGCTGCATACCCATCAATTCTCAATTGATTCTTTGCTTGCTCGGATAATGCATATTGTAAACAAGCTGCAACCCTTGAAGGACTTGCACCTGAATTCTCCTGAGTATGCATATACATGCTTCCGTCCTCAGGTCTTGGACCCATACTAACAGTTGGACCCTTACAATTCTTCATGATGTTAGTTACTTCATCAGCAGGATTGTAATAGTTAATATAACTCTTAGCTTTCTTCAAGAACTGTGCTCCTGCATTCCTATCCGTTGCAGATAAGAAATCATCAATCCCATCCAGAGCAACCATAGCATTTGTATCTGCATAGAATTTACCACCTTCAGTAGTTCTTGCTCTATTGATGTCAGCCTTAACTTTATCTATGTGACGAGTTGCTTGGTCATCACTCATAATTCCTATATCTTCGAATATAGGTTTGAAAATACTAAAGCCCTTCTTTTGTACAGAAGGGTCAGCCAAATTCATAGAAGATAATTTACTTATCTCCTTTTCAGCTTGCTGCATGAAATTATCACGAAGTTGTTTATTAGGTTCCAGTGAAAGTCTTAGATTTAAAGCATTATCATAATATGCTTTAACTCTTCTAGCACCCTCATCCCAAAATTGGTTTTGAGCAGATATACCTTTGAATATATCATTCACAGGTAGTTCATACGGCCTGTACTGACTAACTGCTTGATAATCATTTTGCTGATATGGTGATGTTGAAAAAGCCATTAGCTACAAATTTACGTTATATTTAGTTGAAAACCAATTAATTTTTAAAGTTATTTCCTTCCCATAGTTCCACCTTTTCTACCAGTTCTGAAAAGGTTATTAGTTCCTATATTGTTACCAAGATGCTTACCAAGAAGAATCTTAGATTTAATCTCCCACTTCTTATCTTCAGAGATGCTCGACTTATCCAGACTCTCAAGGAATGATTGAAGGTTATCACCTTTTACATCACTCATCACATCCATAATATTCTTATCATTCCTCAGTAGATTACCTGTATCCCAATCAAACCCATAAGCAGGTTTAGGTCCAAGAGTAAGCATATTATACGCAAGTTGTTGATTTTCACCAGCTTGCTTCTGTACAATACTTTCCCAATTATCACCAAGAGCACCTCTCATGTTCTTGAAGTTTGTTCTACCTATAGCACCTTCTTTCCAGTACTGTTGGTCAAAAGCAAGATTCTTCAAGGTCTCATCATTCTTTATCTGATTGTTATATTGTCTACCTGAATTTTCGATTGCCACATTCTGATTGTCATATTGACTTCTTATACCCGGGATAGCATTTATCAAGTTACCATAATCAGCAGATTTTTGAGCATTGGCTAAATAAGGATTCATCAAGTTTGATGATTGCATCTTACTGTTTGCCATAGTTCTAGCATCTGCCACAGCTTGTTCAGGATTAACTAGTTGAGGGTCAATGAATGTTGCATTATAGTGAGACCTCATTGGCATCTCTCTATCAACACCAGCCCATCTCATTCCTGCATAAGATTGTGCTCTTCTCTGCCAAGGTGTGAATTTCCAGTTCACAGGGATACCATTCTGAGGGTCACCTTCTACCTTACCCGGAGTTAATGTTTCTTCCTTAGCAGGTGTTGGAGGTATAACCTTTGTTTCTACAGGAGCACATGGAACACATCCATACTCATCCTTACCACAAGGACAATCTTCTGAAACAGGAGGTTTTCCTATTTTTACTTGAGGTGGGAAGAACTTATCATAGGCAATTTGGTGTCTGTAACCCCAAACTCCATCATCTGCTTTCTTCATGTCATTATCTACACCCGGAAGTATATCTAATGTTTTCATGTAATCTACAAGTCCCGGAGTGGAATAGAATTGCTCAGGTGTAACATCAGCAGGTGCATTATATTGCTTCTTCTGCCTACTGTCATAATAATTCTTCCATCCATTTTGAGAAGGTGTAATAACACCTTTACCCGGAGTTACTCCCGGTGTACCAGAAGTTTTTACTTCTTCAGTTTTCTTTTTTGCAGCCATTGCAGCAGCTAAACCAAAAGAACCACCCCAAGGCATTTCCTTGTAGGGATTTTCTACTTTACCACCATATTTCATATATTGGTCGTTTTCTTCAATTTCATCTTTAAGAGTTGTTTTATATACAGGAGCAGTACCCATAGAAAATTCAGGAAGTCCTTGGGGAAATTGTTTCTTTTCTTCTTGTACATAAGCTATATTACCTATAATGTTAAAATATTTTTCAAGCATCATTTGAGCACTTTGCTTAGAAATGTCATCTTTCTTTGGGTCATCCAGAATAGCAACCAAGGTATTGTAATGTTCAGGGTCTACATTCTTTTCCAGAACTTTTGCAGGAGTATTTTTTTGATTCTTACTTGTACCTTTTAATTCGAAATTATCAAGATCATCCTGAGAAAGAGATAAACTCTTATCGGCAGAAAATACAAAAGAACCCCCTTCAAGGAAAACATTAGTTCCACCTTGAGAGTGTTTTTTACCTACAGTTTTGTGGATAGCAGTAAGATCAGGCTTAAGCACAAGCTCATCCTTTTCAATCTCCACATTTGCTCTGTATGGATTCTCTTTAATCTTTGTATTCACTTCAGGTAAATCAGCCTTAACAGAAGATGACTCAGTTGGGTCAAACTTGTAAGGGTTACTGAAATGTGATGTTTGTTTGTAATCTATATTACCTTGTTTCATAAATGCTTATTTGGATTTTCCACCGTATTTATACAACCCTCTAGGTCTTAATACTTCGTTGATAAATTTATTGATAGCTTCAGGTTCTTTGGACTTATCAGGATGGTTAACATCTATAGCAAGTCTCTTACCATTACTTTGTCTGTAGTGATAACTAGTTCCTTTATGTACACCCTTCTTAGCTCCTTTATCATAACCTTCAGAATATTGTAATCCATAATTTTTCAACATAGGGACTACTTCATCCAGAATAGATGCATCGGCAGCAAAGTGCAAGTGGTCTGAGTGTCCACTAACAGGTTTACCCAAATCCTTACCATGTTTTCTTGAGAAAACTTCCCCTGAATTAGGGTCATTATAGAAAAGTTCATATACACCTTTCTTTGTTTCTTGAGCAGTAGGATTTGGATTGAAATTACCTTTACGACTTCTATAAGTACCTACATCTTCAAAATCTTCCTCAGCAATTGCTAATGCAAGTGTTTCATCATCCTTTTCCATTTGTCTTCTAGCTGCTGCTGCAATATCTGCTTCAGTTGGTGCAGTATTCTCACTTTCTTCTTTACCCTTTTTCTCTACAGGTTTTTCTTCTTCCTCGAAAAGGAAATCTAAAATACCTTCAGCAGTCAGTCCACCTTGAGCCAAGAAATTAACCATTGCCATTGCTTGTCCCTTACCTTTGGAGACTTGACCACCCTTAGCATAAACATCCATATTAAACTCAGCATCATTACTGAATTTTCTACCACCATGACTAAACATAGTCCCACCTAACTTAGCATATTGATTGAATGCAGTTGGTTGAAAATCACCAACAGGCATAGAATTCATTTGACCAATCGTTGATAATTGATTATACCAATATTGGTCCTGTCTACTTCTCTCAGCTTTACCAGCAAGTTCATTCATGAAAAGTTTACCACTTCTCATTGTTTTATAAGGTAACCAAGGGTCAGGATTATCGGTAGTTAAACTACCATTGTCATTAATATTATTATCATTTACCTGAGTTTTAGCAGAAGCTCCACGGAGTTCTTGACTGACCCTTGGAAGAAATGTATTTTTTACAAGTGTTGAATCAATTGTTTTTATAGTTGTAAGTGGATTAGTTTTAACCTGAGGAGGTGTTGTCACAACCGGAGGTTCAATAGGTTTCAAATCAGCTTCCTCGATTTGTCTTTTCAACCAATCAGGGGGAGTGATAGTAGTACCACCACCTACATTCATTTTTTTAGGTCTATAGCAATTCATTATCTAGGTGAAATTAATTTTTTAATGTTTACGAGTTTCATTATGAACTTCTTGTCACCAGATTTATCCTTGATGAAGAAGAATCTATTAAAATAGTGCCTGAACTTTTTCCTTTCTGTTTCTGGTTTATCAAGATCAATAGCAACAGGGTTAACTACTCTTTTATAACCAGACTCATCTACCGGGAAGAAATGACTTTCACTTTCTCTATCTTTAACAGCATCCCAAAACTGATTGATTCTATACTTCTGTTCTACCTTTTCAAATAAAATATCAAAGGAAACATTGTTCGTTGTATTCTTTCTAGGGAATCCTAATCTGTCTTTAGGATTAACTGGTGCAATAGTTAAGTTATAAAGAGGAGACATTTGCTCTGAATTGTTTACAATCAGATGACTAAAGTTCTCATCTTTAACATGGAATTTATCTCTACCCATGTTTCTATATTTGTACACTTCAAGGAAGTATTCCAAACTTCTTAAAGTCTCTACATTTTGACCAGATGATGAGATAGGTTCCCATTCGAAAGGAAAATCCCTACCATAGAAATTACAGAATGAATCATATCTTTCATTATGCTTCCATACAGTATTATCCTTAACTGTCATGAAGTGATTATCAGTTTGAATAATCCAATCTGGATGCCAGTCATGCCAGCTAACAAATGCACTATCAGCAAGTGAATAAGAAAGAGTCCAACTAACATCATTGAAATATTTAGGGTCTCTTAATTGAATAGGTGTCCCTTGGAAAAGGAATCCTTTTACCTTATCAAATACTATATCCCTCTCATATTCTCTCTTTGGGGAAAAGTCTCTCTTAGTTATGTATAAAGTCTCGTAGTGACTATCGAACACTATTAAATAACCAACACCAGAAATAGGATTTTCCGGCAAATCATAATTAGGAAAGTATTTATATAAGAACATCGGCATGTAATTCTTACACCAGAATGACATTCCCTGATTTGATATTGGCTCTAATCCCCCTGTAAAATTGAATATTCTACCTTGATTTTCTGATATATAAAATCTACCACCATGAGTAGCAGAGAATGCATATCTTGAAGTAGATGCACCAAAGTTGTTACTTGTAGGCATTACTTCTCTTGGGTCTTGTGCAAATAATCCACCATCACCAATAGTAACAGTTTGACCACTTAACTGAAGTAAACTCTGACCCATTGAGATGAAAGGAGATGCTGCTGTAAATAAGAATATCAACCTGTCTTGGTCCATCTTATGAATTGCTGATAATTTACCAAAGTCAGATTCATTAAATGCAAACCAATTTCCCGGTAGGAAGTATTGCCAGTTATCTACTCTCTGTAAGTTGAATGAAGGAAGTGAATAAATCACTGAATTCGGTTGTTCAACTGCAAGTGGATTAGCAGGGTCAAAGTCTTCTCTTTGGGAAATAGGGAATATTTCAGTAGTATATAAATCAGAAAATGCTCTGGAAATCTTAAATTCCTCGGGAGTTTCTAATCTATCACTTCTGAACACATCAGAAAGATTAGTATTCTGTTGTGAGTAAAACGGTTGCTCTGTTTTCTCTCTGAAAGCAGGATTGTAATCACACTCAACAAAGAATTCCATAGCACAGTTATTTGATGTATACATGTAAGCATCATCAATTCTTGTTGGAACATCCCCATCTTTAGATTTCTTACAATCCAAATTATGTCTATTTGCTGTAGTTCTATTGAACGTAGCAAAGTTTATTTGTTTCTTTTTTAACAATTCACCGTAATCATATTGACTACTATCCAACCAATACCTAGGATAAGCAATATTCCTGTACAGTCTATAATCATATTCTGTACCCGGAGGATAATTAGTGTTTGCTAATGTTTGATTAAAGAACTGTCTCCTCTTCTGAATATAGAACTTTGAAATAACACAATCCCCACCGTATAGAACAGGTGTGGTTGTTGCTTCACCATCACTGAAGGATAATACACATGAATGCATTGATACAGGTAAGCTAGAGCCAACCTGACCGTATTGATTAGGGTTTATAACCTTTGAAGTAGCATAGAATGCTGAACCAGTACTCTTTGCTTTCCTTGTAGGGTCATCACACAAACCAAAACCAGATATTGTATTTCTGGTAGTATCCTTTGTCGTAGGTTCTTTAATTTCTTTGTTCAGGTGTAGATATACTGATTTCTCAGATAATAAGTTATTGAAAACTTCTCCTTCAATAGTAACAGTTGTACTAGGGATATAATGAGCAGGTTTCAATAACCTTCTTCTCTTATTTCCTGAATTAACAGGGATTGACTTAGTGAATTTAGCATGTGAATTATACTGATAAACATAATCAGTCTCACCTGTAAATCTGTCAATTATATCTAATGTTTCCTGAGCATATTTCATTACAGTAACAACAGTAAGACCTGCTGTAATTCCGGCATTTACAATAACTCTCAGTACATCCCTTAATACTTTAATGTAAGTTTTGATTTGAGAGAAATTACCACTAGCTATCAATTTGATTAAATCATTGATAGCATCTTTAGTAGCCTGACCTGTAATTGATAATACGGAACCACCATTTCTTCCAGTGGAAGTGCCAGTGTTCTTCACACCTAATGGACCCGGACCATCTGGATTAAAATTAATTGTACCAGCAGAAGTACCAGTTATTGTAGCAGTTCCACTAGATTGACCACTGATGTCAGCCTTTTGTTGATGCTTTAATCCCTGTGCTTCGAAGTATGTCTCTACTATACCTACAGCAAGAGCTAACCACCAAGCAAATTGGTTCAACAATTTTAACTTAGGGTGGTTGTGAACAATTTGAAATTGTCCATCTACTTCAGCAATTTCTTCTGATTCAATCTTAATTTCATTACCAAGAGTATATCTTGGTTCGAATGAGGTATGGGGAGAATAGAAGTTAAACCTATCATTGAAGTAACCCTCAATAGGTTTAAAGTTAGTTTCTCTCCCACCCTTAAATACAGTCTGAGTTTCTGATAAGAAAACATCAGGATTAAGGTCGTTTACCGGATAGTTCGAGAACATTATGTTCTGGTTAGCTTGCTTATCAAAATAGCTTCTAACATTTGTCATAATACCTCTAGCTACAACAGTACCATTACCACCCTTCCTATCGGAACGAGTGATTTTATATCCAACTATATCAGGGTTATCGAATTTTGGAATATTCTTGAATCTTATACCAAGAATATTAATGTAATATTTACCGTCTACAACAGAATACCTTGGAACTTTTGTTTCATCAGGCATTCTATGGAATCTGATTGGAGTTCCTGCATCATCACCGTATTTAGCCTTGTTGTCAGCATATACTTCAGTTGAAGCATGATAACCCATATCACCATATCCAAACATTCTTCTGTTACACTTAAACTCTTCGCTCAGTGCTTTCATTTGTCCGGCAGTATTATTTACTTGCCAGTTCAATATTTTATCAGGCTCGGAACAATCTTTAAATTGAGTATCTAGTTCATATACGTCTGCACCAGAAGCAAGAACTAAATCATTAGCTTTCGGTTTAGGTCCAGCAATATGATATTTTTCTGTTTCTTCCCCTGTATTAAATATACCCTGAATGTAGAAGTCATAGTTTTCATCTCTATAATACCCTACATCTCTACCATCATATCCATAATAATCAGCATCAACCTGTTCAACTACGTATTCAGATTCAATCTGCATAGCTTTCAGTTGATAATTTTCCTCAGGTCTACTTATCAAATCAGCTAGTATCAGGTAATTCGAGTTAGATGTAATTATACCAGCCTTTTGCCATGACTTCTTCTTTATAACAAGTCTGTCTAATCCTATCTCTTTATGGTTACTATTAATAAAATCAGTAACAGCTATTTTTGTGGTCTTTGTTGAATATTCCCCTACAATCTTAGCTGTCTTTGTAACCCCCTTGGTTACAGGGTCTATGTAATTACCCACTACTACCAGAGCAAACTTATCAAAATCCTTGTCCAGTCTGGATAGTGTAATTTCTAGGGAATTTGCATTATTCTCAGAATATAAAAGAACTCTATTTGTAATAGAGTAAAAATCTGAAAATATTTCTCCATCAATAGTATAAGCAATACATACGGAATAAGCACCATTAGGTACATTTCCAACAGTCCCTCTTTCTACCCCTATACAAGGATGGTCAATTTTTCTCCAAAGTAATATCTCATCACAATTTTTTATAGTACCCAACTTACTTACTTCAACCCTTCTCACAGGATTATATTTGTCAGTAAATGTGATAATATAGCCTTTCTCGTAGTGCTTTTTAGCTACCCCTGTAATAGGGTAGTTAGTGTTGAAGTTCAAACAAGTCATGTTCAACTTCTTCTCATAGCTACAAATTTTTCTATTTGCTATACCTATCTCTGAATTGATATTATTAGTAGAGAAAACCATATCCAAATCATCACCCATAGGTACAATACCTATGATCTTATAAGGTGCTGCATAACACAAATGATTAGAAGGCTCATTACCTAGTGTTCCAAGGTCACCATCTTTGGTGCTCTTGATTAGGTTTCTACCATGAGAATACTGTTCGTTAGAAACGAAAGTATCATTTAGGTCAGTAACCAATGCAGGTTTGTTACTTGCATTAGTATCAACTTGGGAAGTATTTTGAATATTATCAGGCATTTAATACACTCTCGTTTATTAATCTTATTGTCCTTATCGGAGCTATGTCAGTAAGAACAACATTTTCAATTGAAACTCCTAACTTCTTCAATTCAGTTCTCACCTTTTTGGTAATCTGATTGTCTATATTATAATTTTCAATATCTCTACACTGTTCCCAATTTGAAGTCATTATAGCATTCTTTACAACTCCTTGAGCTACGTCTGATATAGCATCTACTGAATCATAAACCTCAAGTGTAAATGTTTTGACATCAAATATCTTATATTTTACAACCGCTTTTACTACCACATTAGTTCCATCCTTTGTTACCAAAGATTGAGAAGGTAGGTTCATTGTTGTTAAAACAGTATGCTGAGGAATCACTTCATCTACATGTGGTATTTTCCAATGATAACCTTTACCAACATGTTTATAAAATTTACCCCATCTAAGTACGATTGCCTCTTGATATTCCTTAACTATGAAACCCGGGAGGGATTCTGTAAGGAAATCAATTAACCATTGAATTAATCTTTCTAATCCCATTATTCAAAATTTTTAAAGTATTGATTGTACCACTTCAGTTCTTTCTTTCTCTGCATATCCACGTATGCACCATAACCTTTATGCATTGTAGCATCATAGGCATCCAACCAAGCCTTACCTCTTTCTGCCTGAGATTCCTTATATAATGTCATATAAAGATTGGGGTTCTCAGTATTGAAAACAGCATCCTGTAACAACTTCTCTTTTATACACCATTCGTACCACGGAGTAATCAAAGGATGGAAAGGAAATAATAAATTACCATGTTCATCCCTCATGTTACCCAAGTACATCAAGTATAACTCACCCTCTTTAAAAGGACATTCTATGAAACCATCATCAGTGATTGTGATTTTCTTCTTACCAGTATTTCTTCTAGCAGGAGAACTTCCAATAGAATGCACAATTGATGATGGAGCCAATTCCAGTTCAATAAATTTGGTATATGTTTTAATCGTCATGTTAGTAATCTTCTTGATTACAACTTGATAATTATCAGTGTTACCTAATTTCTCCCTGTTAACCTCAGCTTCATAAACTATATCTCTATCAAAAGAGTTATCATAAGGATTCTTATATTCGTGATTTTCAATTTTCAATTCAGGTAAGGCACACACATAATACATCTTCTCAAAATCTTTTGGAAGAACTGCTTTACCATCCATTACAGGAAGACAAATCTGCTTAACTTCTCTTAAAGGAATGCCAAGCTTATCATTACAATACATGATTGTTTTGATGACACTTCCTTCATCAATTAAACCTTCTGCATTCAGTTTCTTGAGGTCTCTCTTTACGATAGACATCAATTCAGCAATAGGTCTGTGTTCGAAGTTTTTATTATTTATCATTAGTTCTTACGATTTGTATTCTTATCAATTTGCTGATCTTCCTGAAGTTGTTTAGTTGGAAATAACATCTGAAGTGCTTTTGCAAATATTTCAGCTATAATCCAATCAGGAACCATGAATTCAGTATCAAGGAATTTCACACAGCTTTCACTATCATCACAATCAGTACAAGAATCTGGTACAAGCTTAACATCATCTTTATAGTAAGCTCTGATATTAGCGTTATAAGGATTCTCTTTAGGGAACCATACGTATCCATCTTCGAAGAAGCAATACTTTTCAGTAGAGAACTTCTGATATGGGTCACCGATAATACTAGCCCAATCTGTAGGAGTCACTCTTGTAAACTCAGTTGAGTTATCAATTGAATGAACAGAGTAAATCATAGGTCCGTTGTTATCAGACCACATTTCAGGTAATCTATTTTTCGTTCTGTATATTTTACAGTTAGTTTTAATATTCAAACAAGTCGGGATAGTTGAAACTTCAACGATCTCCCTAGCTGCTAATAACTTGAAGAATGAAGGATTCCTGTAGATACGTCCGGCAGAAACTTCCCTCTTTATTAACCATTGAGCTTGCTCCAAAAGGGCTAGGTACAAGTCCTTATTGCTGAAAGTAGAATCAGCACTTCTTTCTTGTATCTTCTTCCTCAAATTGTTAATCGCTTCTCTTTTTGTCATTTTCTTATATTTAACTCAGGTTCCTTTTCCTACCAATGGTGGTTCTGGAAACCCTTACTTTGTCAACGTTGTCAGGGATATATTTATGGGAAATAGTATTCATTTCTCTATGTGGCTCATAACCATAAAATTGTAACATATTGTTAAACCTCACAGCCCATCTTCTCTCCCATTTGATCTTTGCTACTTTTCCCCTAGTTAATATATTCAAGTGGTGGACCTTCTCCCCTTCCTGATTAGAAGCCTGTATATCAGTGGCTCTATACTTATAAGGAAGGAATTCTGTCTTTATTTCTCCAAGGTATGAACCTAACTTGACTCCCAATGGATTCACAACTCCTTCAGTTCTAATGGTTTGTGCGATTTCTAACCAAGTTTCTAAGAAGAAATCATACTTCATATCCTTGTATTCAGGGAATTCTTTCTGGAATCTTTCGAAAAGTTCCGGGGTTATCACCTGAATTGAGAACTCTTTTTTACTCAGCCTCGGTATCTTGATATTGGTTGGTTTCACTTTATATATTAAAAAAAGTTCAGAATATAGCAAATTCTATAAGTAATATACGAAAAATAAACGACATAGGAAAATTAACCTCCTACGTTAAATACGAGAAAGGGGCTTAGAAAAGCCCCTCGTTCAAACACCATTAAGTCGAAAAATAGCTCATTATTCAAGTAATCTTGAGTACATGTTTGTCAATCCCTTGTCTTTTTTGATAAGGAATGCTTGCATTTCACCTTTTGTTACATACCCTTTCTTGTGCTCCCACTTAGATTTTGTCATAGTTAATGCAGGAACCCTGTAGTATTTTACACCATGTACATCCAAGCTTAGTTCATGATGTTTATCACCAGAGAATATATAGTAATTGTCACAAAGACTCCACTCCCTTTTGAATTCAATAGGGAATCTTTGAGCAAGGTCTTTTCCATTTAATAAAGCACCGTGGTCATACATTACTGCTGAGTTACCATATCTCTCATATCTTCTAGGAGACTCTGGATTTCCTTCAGTGATAGTAATGTATTTGTTGGACCTATAGTAACATTTCAACCAGTTAATCAAATGCCAGCCTACATGTTCATCATGATTACCGGGAACAAACAGAATTTCAACATTAGCACAGTTTGCAACAAGGTTCTCAATGATTGAGACTTCATGGTCACAAACTAATTTGAATGCCTCCTGATAGCTCAGGATGTTCTCTTGAGGGGTTCCGGCAGTTGTTGCACTTGTCCATTCTGAATTGAATTGGTCACTACCAACAATGTAAGTGATTTTATCTAGTTTATGAAGTGCCGAAGCTTCTAGCAAGATGTTTATAGTTTCTTGTTTTACGATTTCGAATCTTGCATGAATATTATTATTACCATTGAAGTCAGCCCTGTTAAAGTGAGCATCTTGCTTAGGTAATACCAGCATTGCTTCTTCTCTCTTTATAGGGAGCATAAGAGGACGGAAAACTGCTGGTACAGGCTTATAAGTTTTTAGGAACTTTTCAAATTCCTTCTGGAAGATTTCATCAGTGGAGATTCTGGTTAACTTAGCCTTTACTTGGAATAGGGGTTCAACAAAGATTTTACCTGAATCATTTACTTTACCCTTACCAACACCATGTTTGGCTTTCCAGTTAACACTTTTGTCTTTTCTACCAACTTCCCATTTATTACATTCCCATGAAACAATTTTCCATTGAGTAGTATCAATCTTACAAAAGTCAATAAGGTCTTGAAGAGAAGTAATTCTCTTCTTTATCTTACCGTTAATATCACATTCACCTTTGACTTCATTGATATTTTTACTAATGTACTCTTCTTGTTCAGAGATAACATTGTTGAGAGTTGTCGTTTCTTGATTGTGGAGAATTTCTCTTGCTCTCTCTTTTGCCTTATAAATATCGGATTGAGAGGCTTTGAATTTTTGTGCCAAGAAACCAGCACCATTAGTTAGATAAATAGGAGTAGTTACAAATTTGTCTACTAAAGATTGGAGTTTGCTATTCATTCGGGGGTGTTTAATTTAAAAATAAAAAGATGCAGAGTATATTAACCCTCTGCATCTTTATTTTCTTCCTTCACTTTTGCAGGAGCTACCTCTTGCAAGTTCTGTTGTAAGAACTGAAGCATTGGATTAGCCACCCTGAAGGGAAGTTCATGAATTTGTTGAACCAACTGTCCGAGTGGACCTTCCTTAATAAGGAAGTTTCTCTCAGGAGCCTGTGTTGATTGGGGAGGAGTTTCAGCCTTTTTAGCCGTAGTTCCTTTTCTTGGATTTGCCATAATTTTTAAATTGGTTTTTATAAAAACTATACAAATATAGGAACTTTTCCATTCCTATATGTTAACATAGTTCTAATGTTCAATCTATTTAATATAGCATTTTACCGGGAATCCCGGTGTTAAAGGAAAGTTAAGGGTGTACTTTTGCGGCATCACCCCAAATGAGGGAGTCCTCAATAGCCTTTGCAAAGTTATTTAAAGAAAACGCATCTGGTTGATATACAGCTTTAAACCCCTTATTAAGTTGTTGATATAGACCTACTCCTAAATCCGGCTTGAATTGGACATTATGAGTCTGGTTTAATCTTGTTATTACAGTATAAGCAGTAGCAGGAGTAACTGAAAATATTTGGGTTATTCTGTGGACACACTCTTTCTTACTACAAGAAGGAGCAGTTAATACAATAAATGTTCTTATAGCGACTGATAATTCTTCTGATATAATTTCACTGGTAGTAGTGGGTTCACCTTGGTCACCCATGTTAAGGCTTAACTTTAACCATTGATTTTGACTGAAACAATAAATCTCGCCTGTAGACGGTTCATAATATTGATCTCCTTCAACAGGATTTGAAGGTTTTATGTTTGAGATTTGTTTCATTTTAATGGTGTAGGTAAAGAGAATTCAAACTTACCATCAGATAAATCCATCACAATCATTTTATAACTCTCCAAAGGAAGACCATTTTTATCGAAGATTTTATGTGTTGTATTTACATTGTTGATAAAAGTGTTGGCTTGAATCTCAGAAATAGAGAACGTAGTAGATACTCTTTTAGATAACTCGAATTTGTTCTTACTATGTGTATAATTTAAAAGTATAAATGTTCTAATTGCAACATTGTTATCATCCGAAATACCTTGAATGGATTTTTCATCACATTCAAAAGAATACGTATCAACACCCATTTGATACAATGGCATGTCTTGTATTGGTGTCAATTTCCATAAATCAAGTACTGAAGTATCCATTATATTCTATTTTGAGGTATCCCTATAGCATTTTGCATAGCATTATTAAATAATTCAAATCCAGCTTTACCAGTTTGAATCTTTACAGTTCTTGTTGGGTCTTTTACATGTAGACCACTTATAGCTTGAGCAAATGCTGAGATCATATCACCACCACCTTTGAAAACTATTTTATGAGTTTCTTTGAGAGATTCGATTATAGTATATACAGTAACACCTTTTACATTAAACAATCTTTCAATCTCATCAACCATTTCAGAGTAGGTCAAAGAACCAGACCTGAGTAATATCATTGCTTTGATAGCAATCTGTTTCTCCAAAGGAATATCGGTATTTTTTATAGTTACATTAAAATCTTTGGCTAATAAATTTTCTTGTTCAAGTTTATTCATTGTTATATTGTACTGGATTTGCTGTTGCTTCATCCTATGTACCAATGAATTCTGATTATATTTACTGTTTTTATAATTCATTCGTTAAAAAATAAAATTCTCCCCCTAGGTTGTTCCAAAAATTAGCCCAAAACTTATAATTAGCCAGTGCTTCAACACAGTAAATGTGCCTAGACCCAAACCCCTATACCCCGGAGTTAAACTAATCTTTCGTACAAATTGGACTCTATTCGCTACTATCGGGGACACATCTCTTCTGTATTTGCGAAGATACTACCCGACTTCTGACCTGCGTTTAACTTTCGTTCCCCTAACAGGTGATACAACTTTGTTGTGTAGCTACGTTGGCTTAATTAAATAAAAAAGCCTCAGATGTTGGGGGAAACAACATCGAGGCTCTTTTGAACATCACTTAAATCTTGACAAATTTAATCAATGCAAATATAGGAAGTATGTATATTAATTCCAAATATTTTTATGCCTTACCCAGTTATTTCCCCCTGAGTTAGACAAAGGTATAGGAACTAGACTGAATATGACACTACACAAATTGTTAAAGTGTCGGCAGGGTGGGAATTGAACCCACGAAGCCCGAAGGCACTGGTTTTACAGACCAGTAGTACTTACCAACAGTACCCACCTACCGAAGTTATACCCGGGAAGGTATAATTAATACGATATGATACGATTTTATACCTTTTCGGGTATAAAAGTGCATGAATTTTTAATAAATTTTCATGCACTTTGCGGAGAGAGGGAGGCTCGAACTCCCATAGGTTTTACCCTAGCTACTGTTTAGCAAACAGGCACATTACCATTCTGTCACCCCTCCTTAATTTTTTCCAATAGTTTCCTATGTCTATCCTTAGTTTCTAACAAATGTTGTTTTAACCGAAGGATAAATTCCTTGGAAGCTTTAATTTTTATAATTTTCATGAGGAAGGTGTGAGATTCGAACTCACGGGGCTGTTACACCCTCTAGTTTTCAAGACTAGTGCAATAAACCGGACTCTACCAACCTTCCTTGTATCATTTATATTATATTGTGTTGTACCATTTATATTAAATAATGTTCAACATATTTTTACAATATATAATGATCTGTAGCCCAAGTGGGACTCGAACCCACACGGGACTTTCGTCCCACAAGATTTTAAGTCTTGCGTGTCTACCAATTCCACCATTGGGCTAAATTGTACCTCTGACAGGACTCGAACCTGCACCCATTTCTGGACCTGTTCCTAAGACAGGCGTGTCTACCAGTTCCACCACAGAGGCGTGATAAGTATGCTTGGTGGGGGTCGAACCCACATGTCATAGACATTAGTTTTTGAGACTAACCTGTATACCAGTTCCAGCACAAGCACATAACAAAAAACCCATTCCTTTTGAGAATGGGTCTTAATAGTTTCCAGAAGTAATTAACCAATCTGTTCTTCGGACATACTATTCCCATTCTCTTTGTTTTGTAACAAGAGTGATAGACTGGAATAATATGATAGAACTTGATTCATTATTTTCTTACTTTCTGATTTGTTTCTTTGAAATACTGTTCAGCAGTGATTTTGTTTCTAACGTACAAAGCAAGTGCCGAACCTGAATTTTTTCTTTTTGAACGACCACATTTTTTGCAGCCTTTCACTTTTTGAGATTCTCTTTTAGCCATATGAATGCGTTGGCTACTGTTTTGTCAGTAGTTAGTACCGCATTCGACCAAGTGTAAATAGAGTCTTCATAATAAATATTTTAAACAGTTAGTTAAGGTTTAATAGTTAATTGGAATACAAATATACAACAAATATTTGAAATATCCAAATTTATTTTAATAGTGGAACTCATGGGCATCGAACCCACCTCAGTCTGCTTGCAAAGCAGTCTCGCCAGCCAAGGAACATGCAGCCCCAATTGTGTTGATAGAAAGACTCGAACTTTCAACCTCCACGGTATCAGCGTGGTGCTCTAACCAATTGAGCTATACCAACTTGTGTTGACTCTACCAGATTCGAACTGGTGACCTCGATGTTATGAGCATC